GAGCGTTACCCGTCACCCGCTCCATACATACGCGAGCATAGTTTACAAGAAAAACCGCGGGCTTCCAACCCGCAGTCCCGGTGGCAGAATCCGGTGCTCGCTCCATATCCCCTTCCTGTAAGGAGTGCCGACCGCGCGGAGGTTTGCATGGCAAGGAAACTTGCATCCGCTAGTAACAGGAGGGGGAACCGAGAATAACAGGGAGTAGGAGAATCTGGTTACTCTACTCGCTTCGGAAGCGAGTGATTGTGGGTTCAAATCCCACCTCCCTGACCATAATGCCCTTTAAGCCTAGATAGCGAGGCGCCTGTTTCGTAAGCAGGATAGGCTGATGCAAGTTCAGTAAAGGGCTCCATGACGCCAGAGTGAGTGCAATTGGCAGACCTGCTTCACTTAAAACGAAGCGCCTGGGGGTTCGAGTCCCTTCTCTGGCACCATATGAAAACGAAGAAAGACAGAGCCTACTCATTTGAGCACACGAAGCAGCGTTTGCAGGAACGCTACAGCATGGTTCTCTCAAAGGCAGATTATGAGCACCTCTGTAGATGTGCCAAATTAGGTAATGGGCTCCTCGAAGCATTAGGGGAGAAGAAACAAAAGATTGTTCAAGTTGAATTACGAGGACGAATTATCACCGTTGTCTACGGATTAGGTTGTGAGTATGTCACAACAGTTTTACCGCCGAAGTGATTGCAATTGGCAGACATAACTGATTCAAAACCAGTTTCTTGTGGGTTCGAGTCCCACCTTCGGCACCACATATAGGAGAAACAAACTAACGCTGGCGCAAGCCAGAGGAAAGTCGGCGCACCAGAGAACAGGATAGTGGCTAACGACCACCCGGAGTAATCCGAGGATTAGAGCCACAGTGAGGAAGAACCCGCAAGGGGGAAGTGAAACCAGCAATCTCTATCCGGTGCAACTCCAAATAAGCCAGTGTGCTGTTCGCATACGATCTGGCGGGTAGGAGGCTGGAGGGTGTGAGTAATTACACTCCTAGATAAATGTTAGTTCACGACAGAACGCCGCTTATCGTTTGTCCTATTAAATATGATAAGTTGTTATTTTGGCAACTCTAATCCCTAACGGGCAAAAGTAATCTAACTTAGCAACTTATCACAAATTCGCCCTCTAGGCCCAGTGAGCGGGGCAAGACCTTGGTAAGGTCGAGATGGTCAGTGCAATTCTGACAGGGGGCTCCATATACGCACCGCAGGCCGATTGAATAGGCGCCTGTTTTACAAGCAGGATCAAGTAGGTTTGATTCCTACGCGGTGCACCATATAAGAGTAGCGGGTGTGATAACGACACCGGTAAATAATTGCTACTCTTGTCAGCACATACCTCCTCGTAGTCCAGATGGATAAGACGCCACCCTGCGAAGGTGGAGATCGGTGGTTCGAGTCCACCCGAGGAGACCACTTGGAAGAGAACCAGTGCAGGGTAACTGGACCGATTGCTAATCGGATCGCGGGTAACACCGTGGGGTTCGAGTCCTCTCTCTTCCGCCATAAATGACCGCGGGTTCACGCCGAACAGGAGAATGCGGCAAAGGGGACCAGAGGAACCTTGCTACGCGGTCTGTATTTGGAAGGTTAACCGAACGGGCGCGTCGGGATCGCCTCGAAAGCGAATCGCGGGTAACACCGTGGGGATCAAGACCTCAGCCTTCCGCCAGCAGGATACATTATGATTCGAGTGTTATCAGAGCAGGAATTTCGTGTTGAGCCCATCACGAACCGTGATATCGTGATTTCTATTGTATCACCTGGAAGAGAGCACCCGCGCCAGTCTGTTGATTGTTTGGCACGGCTGAATCTTCACTTCAAAGACACGATGCGGTACGAAGTGCATGAACAGGGGTTCTCAGACGCCCAAGCGGTTGAAGTGGCAGACTTCGTTGAGAAGTGGTTGTTAGATTCTGATAGAATTGTGATTCACTGTGAAGCAGGCATGTCACGATCCGCAGGCATCGCCGTCGGATTGGCACGATATCTGTTGACAGATGAAGATGAAAAGCAAGTAAGAGATAAGAAGCCCCATTTTAATTTGGATGTGGCACAAAAGATTTGGCGAGTGTATCAGAAACGATTTTAAGGAAGAGTGACCGAGAGGCTAATGGTGCTCGCTTGGAAAGCGATGCGGTGTAACAGCCACGCAGGTTCAAATCCTGTCTCTTCCGCCAAGGATATAATGAGTTGGAAAGAAGTGTTAGTGTGGTTTGGAGCCGCGGTGCTCATGGGATTGGTGTTGGCTCTCACTGAAATTCTGAAAATGCAATAAATGGAGAGAAAACCAGGCAAGCGTATTGGGACTGTTTTGAAAGCAGATCGACGTGTAAAAAGCGTTGGGGTGCAAGTCCTCTTCTCTCCGCCACTCATATTATGTTGATTTTTGAGAACATTTATACCTATATCACAAGGGAACTAAAGGAGCGACAAGCGCACCTTGACCTTAGTGAACCTTGTATCGAACTGGGTGGTAGATGTTCCACGGAATACAGGGCCCTTCTGGCGTATGAGTTGAGAACAACCATTCCAAAGGGAATGGGTCGAGTATACCTATGCCACGCTTGTAATAATAGCCTCTGTTGCAACCCAAAGCATTTATACTGGGGTACTCCGAGAGAAAATGTTTTGGATTTGACAAAACTACCTTCTTGGAAAGTGGCATTAGAAGAGGGGAATAAACGAAGGAAGCAAAGAAGGAATTTATTATGAAGTTTCATGTGACGCCCGAGGAACAGGAAAAGATTAACGCATTTATAGAGGAGCAGGACAAGATTTGGCAGGCCACCAAAGAAGGTTGTGAGTGTCCTCACTACGGAGCGATAGGCGGGGCGTACACGTATCACTTTACCCCCACGTCGATAGGCACCGTGCTTAAGGTTGAGAATACTGTTACTGGCGCGGTAATTGATTTGACGGATTACGATAGTTGGTAACATGGGTACTTACTTTGCGCTAGTGAATCAAATTACAGAGTTGTGTGATAGACTCGACCGCGAAGGTAAGTTAGAAGAATTATTTAATCAGAGAAAGGGGTCGCACAGGATCGACAGAGACGTACAGAGAAGCACAGGACATGCCAGGGACTAGGGCCCTGTAAAAACTTAGAAAACCAGAATTGTCGAACGCGAGTTTGCAATGGCGGCATAATCCCCGCCCGTTGAACCACAGACACCTATATGTGGGGAAACGTCATTATAGGTCAAATCGTAAAGTTCCCATCCTTTACGTGGACGGTTAGATGGATGTTCGCTCCGATATCCAACAGGTTGACGATCCTTGTTGGCAATCCAGTTAGATCGTCTAGCATGAAAATCCCCTTCGACGTTGTTTTTGGACCCGGGTGCAATTCCCGGCGGCTCCACCAATCACCGCTCACCTACCATGTGTAGGAAATGAGCATACGGGGTCCTCAAGTGGGGCCCCTAGCATTACGCTCCCATAGATTATCAGTAGATCGCCAGATTCTCAATCTGGAGAGCCGGGGGCAGCACCCGGTGGGAGCACCAATCGTTGCACAGACTGGGCATTATGGGGCGCCCCATATTGAGGTTCGATTCCTCTTCTGTGCATCGTTTTTATGATGGTAGGATACAATCTACGAAGCCCATAGTCTGGTCGATGAGGCTGGGGTGGGATAAGTGAGGAGTGATGACCTCTACCATCTAAGTTATCCCTCTGTGGTGTAGCGTACAACATGCCTTGCTTCTAACAAGGAGACCGCAGGTTAAACTCCTGCCAGGGGGACCATACCAAAGGAACATTATGCGATTGACCGAGATTAAACGTGAAATCAGAAACCCACAGGACTTTACGGATGAAGGTATCCGCGAGGACTTGGAGTGGCAGAAGTGGGGATTCCTGATGAATGCGTTTCATATCATGCAATTGCAGGGATTGATTACGGACGAAATGTTTGAGGAGTGTGTTGAATCGCTCATGTGGTTTAAGCCCACGATGAAGGACTAACGCCGCTGTAGCATAACTGTACAATGCGCTCGCCTCCTAAGCGGGAAATTGTGGGTTAGAATCCCACCAGTGGCACCATTAAGGATGTGATGTTATTTTTTGATGAAGATTATCCAAGGCATTCTTCCGCGTACAAGGACTGTATCTTTGTGTTTGGCTCGAACCTCGCAGGGCGTCATGGAGCGGGAGCCGCGAAGTGTGCCCGTGAGAACTATGGAGCAAAGAACGGAGTAGGGATTGGACTCACCGGGCAATCCTATGCGATTCCTACCAAGGGCGCAGACCTTGATGTTTTGGCATTGGAGTATATTCACCATCAGGTGAAGGATTTTTTAGAATACGCACGATACTACGAGCATGAGGTATTTTTTGTCACCCGCATAGGTTGTGGCTTGGCAGGATATACGGATGCACAGATCGCCCCGATGTTTCGTGGGGCTCCTGAGAATTGTATTTTTGATATCAAGTGGAGAGACTTTTTGATCTAACCTCCCTGTGACGGCAATGGAAGCCACGCTGGTTTCGACCCAGCGATTATGCAGGTTCGAGTCCTGTCAGGGAGACCACGACGACCCTTCGTCCATTAGCAAGATGCCACATTGACATTGTGGAGAGACAGGAGCGTAACCTGTAGGGTCGACCATATACGCACCGCAAAATTTAGTAGATGATTACCTGGCTTTTAACCAGGGGAACCGGGTGCAATTCCTGGGCGGTGCACCAAACCTAATTCGCAATCTTTGTAATACTTAAAGACGCAGATCGTATGTCCGGTGCTCCACTTAATCCAACCGCAGTTCTCAAACCAGCCCCTCCTGTTGTAGAATCTATCGCCTGAACCAATTCAATATAATCATTTGAATTTAACCTCAATAATGTCTCCATGTTCATTGGAATATCCACCATTGCATTAAGAATAGGGGTTCGTGTTGTAGTGCCTGTTACATCCACATTATTTCTTCGCACCCAGCAATCCACGATCCTGAATGTAGTGCCCCCTGTATTCTTAAGATAGTTACCCGATGCTGTAATTCTGTACCACCCGTTTGACAAAACAAATATGCGAGAGTCACCTATTGTGTGAGATACACCAATTAACAAATCATTTGAGTTGAATGTGACTTTATAGGCGGAAGTATTTGCAGGGATTTGATTCTGATTGCTGGACACCTGTGCGGTGGCAAAGGTGAGGAGTGAGGCGCCGTTCGCTAGGATCGCTAGGGCGCCGTTCGCATGGCGGTAGTACAGCAATTGGTCAATGGCGTTGAGTGCCAATTCACCGTTTGCAAGAGAGACAGGAGTATTCCCGGTGTTGGAAGAATGCTTGACTTTGACGACCATGAAGTGTTAGAATGTACCACCATCTATGGTTGTGACCGCGAAGGTGATTGAGTCATTCGCTTGGTCGGTGATGATGCTGATACTTTCTCCTGCCACTAGGGTTAGAGTGTCCGTATTGGAGTCTGCAACCACATTGTTTTGTCCAGCAACCGCAAAGGTCTGGAAAATGTTTGGGGCGGTCGCTGTGGATGAAATGACGATGGTATCGTTTGGGGCATCTGTGGTGATGGAGATACCCGCTCCGGCTTCAAGAGTCAGTGTGTCATTGTTTGAATCCGCGACGATATCGGATTGCCCCGCCACATTGATTGTGGAGAATGAAAACTGCGCGGCACCATTCGCCTTGTCGTAGGCTGCATTGGCAGTGTCAAACGCACCGTTTGCACGGAGGCGAGCATAATCGTCTACACCTAATTGAGCGCCATTCGCTAATTGGATGATAGACCCGTTGGCGTGTTTGTAATAGAGAATTTGATCGGCAAAGTTAAGTGCCAATTCACCGTTTGCAAGAGAGACAGGAGTATTGCCGGTATTTGCTGAATGTTTAATTTGAATTTGCATTAGAAGAGTCCTCCGTCAACTACTGTTATGGATGCGTTGGCACCACTAATCGTTGTGCCGCCTTGGGTCTCACCGTTTGATACTCTCAGGACCCCATCAAAGGGATCATAGAAAAGATCACCATGATTTCCGATGAAGGTGAGTGGATCAGTTCCGCCTAATTTCTCAAGGAATACTCGGTAGGTAACATTTGACATGGTATCCTCAGCAAACCAAAACGAAACTCTCCTATTTATAACTCTTTTGATGTATTTAATCCGATACGTCCCCATATGCTCAATAAAATCAACCACTTAACCCACTTGACAACTCCCTCTAAGTCTGTTATACTTATATCATAATGCGAACGAATCTAGTTGAAATGGTTTTCGGTTCCCACCTCTACGGCACGTCAAGCCCCTCGTCCGACAAAGACTACAAGGGTGTGTACATGCCTTCTTTTGATGATATGCTTTTGGGAAGGTTCCCAAAGTCTATCAACGAAAACACTAAGTTGAATTCCAACGAAAAGAATACCTCTGAGGACACCGACAAGGAAACGTATTCCCTGCACTACTTTTTGGAGTTAGCCAAGAAGGGGGAAACCGTTGCCCTGGATATGCTCCATGCACCCAAGTCTGCCTGGTTATCCTATACCTGGCATTGGGAATGTTTGGTTGCTAACCGCAGGATGTTCTACACCAAGAATCTCTCCTCATTGGTAGGCTATGCTCGGAAGCAAGCCGCAAAGTATGGGGTGAAGGGTTCACGACTTGCGGAAGCCAAGGCAGTATTGGATATCCTCAAAGCGAACCACCCAGATACAAAGGTAAATGATGTTCGTCTCACGCTCCCTACGGGTGAGCATTGTGGACTCATGACCGCTGAGGGTGTAACGTTCTATGAAATGTGCGGAAAGAAAATGACCCTGAATGCAACCACTGGACATTATGTATCTATGGTGGAGCGTTTTGTGGAGAATTATGGCGCCCGTGCCAAACAAGCCGAGACGAACGAAGGGGTAGACTGGAAAGCCATAAGCCATGCGTTCAGGGCGGCGTATCAAGTGCGCGGTATCCTTAAGGATGGGGATTTCACCTATCCGTTGCCTGAGACAGAATTTCTCCGTGCTGTAAAGAGTGGGGCACTGCATTTTGTAAACGAAGTGGCCCCCAAACTTGATACCCTCATGGAAGAAGTAGAATTGCTCTCCAAGAATTCTACGTTACCCGAAGAGGTAGACGGTGCACTAGTGGATAGTCTGTTGTTACATCTTTTGAAGTGTGAGTAATGAGATGCCTTTTGTCGATCAAAATGTGAGCCGATACGACGACCCGGAATATCGCAAACAGGTCGCTAACCAAATGTTGGCGACCCCGACTCATGAAATTGCCTGCCGTGCCATCACGGATTTGAGGCAACGTATTGAGGATTTGAATAGGTTGTATGCGACGGTCACCGGACCAAGTGGGGATGGTGGAAAGTATAACCACCTTATGCAGCAACTTGAGAAGCGATTCCTTGAAGGGGAGTTGACGGCTCGCAACAATCACCAAATATCATGGTTTTTGAAAGAGATAGATGCTGCCTTAGATGCCAAAGCAGAGTTGCTACAGGCTAAGAGACAGTTGTTGAATATATTCACAGGTGGAAACCTTTTTCCAGGAGAATCAAAGTGACGATTTACAAAAGCAATAAGACGAAAACGGTTGATACCTTCCCCACCCTCTATGGCACTTCCTCAAAGGGTGTGATAAAGGTATGGGAGATCAGTGTCCAGAAGCATTCCAATGCCCCGGTTATCATGATTCGTCATGGACAACTTGATGGTAAGATTCAGGAGTCACCTGAGACGATTCGTGAGGGAAAGAACACTGGTAAAGCCAATGAGACGACCCCTTATGAGCAGGCGCTCTTAGAGGCAGAGTCAAAGTGGAAGAAACAGCACGACAAGAACTATACGGAGACAAAGCCTTCGGCGGATGCCAAGATTGAACTCAAGTTACTGCCCATGTTGGCACAGAAGTACAAGGAACGAGCCAAGTATATCGTCTGGCCAGCCTTCATTCAGCCGAAGTTGAATGGAGTCCGTTGCCTCGTTCAGCGTACAGGTGACACAATTACCTTCTGGTCCCGCAAGGCAAAGAAGTACAAGAATTTCAATCTCTATATGGAGCAGGAGTTTTTGAGTTTCATGAAGGATGGGGATATCCTTGATGGGGAAATGTATAACCACGGAGAACTCACCTTCCAGCAACTTATGTCGCTGATTAAGGATGAAAAGCACCCGGACGTTGAGCAATTGAAGCGATACGTGAAGTTCCATTGTTATGATCGTCCAACCACCCTCAAGTGGGGATTTGCGGACCGTTACCTCAGTTATCGTTCACAGATTCCGAATGGGTTGAACTATCTCCGGTTGGTCGAGACGATCAAGATTCTGTCTCCAAAGGACATTGACAAGGTACACAGTGCCTACACACAAGCAGGCTACGAAGGTTCCATTATACGCTCTGGTGGTAATGAAGCCTACAACTTTCAGTACCGTGATAACCAATTGCAGAAGCATAAGGATTTCATTGACGATGAATTCGTGATTGTCGGGTGCAAAGAAGGTACAGGGAAGGATGAAGGGAAAGCCATTTTCCGTTGCCAAACAAAGAACAAGCAGGAATTTGACGTGCGATGCAAAGGCGAGGATTCAGTCCGTGAGGAACAATGGCAGAATCGTAAGAGTTATTTTGGGAAGGAACTGACCGTTCGCTATCAATGTTTGAGTGACGATGGCATTCCGATTTTCCCTGTCGGCATTGCTGTACGTGATTATGAATAACGTCATGGATGAAACCGCTCAAGAGATTGCGGACCTCAAGGCAGACCTTGCCGACGCACAGAAAGAGACTGCGCGGCTCGAACGGGAACTGCAAGAAGCCTATTCCGACAAGCCGGCGAAGGTTGCCCCCGAAGAAGTAAAGGCGCTCACTGAACTTCAATTGCATGTAGAGGATGCGAGGTCCAAGGCGAGGGCAGCACAAGACCATTCGCATGAACTTGAGAAGAGAGCCACAGAACAACAGGCGAAGTATCAGGCGCTTCATGCCGATCTAGTTATGGCGTTATCATTGCTGGAAGTTGTACGCTTAAATAAGGCTGAGTCATGGACCTATTTCATGTCTACAGATCAGGGTCGTAAGAGAATGAAGTGGGCACAGGGTGCCTACAAGCATGAAATGGACGTGTTTTTGAATCAGTTACCGAAGGAGAAATAAGATGGCAGAGAAAATTTCAGATATTGATATGTTACTGGATTGGAGCCGCACAGGCGAGCACCTTAAGGTTGTGACGACCGAGGGGACGCTGTTGTACTCCACTGTCACAGGATTTGTCTCCCCTCTCCTCTCAGCACGACAAGTGAAGTGGATTGAGGAAGATTACAAGCGCAAGAAGAAGAACTACGTTTTCTAAGGAGTATCATGAACGTTTTACAGACCGGAACTCATAAGCCAATTAAGATTTGGTCGCCGATCCACGAAGTTGAATCGTCGGCGTTAGATCAGTTACGCAACACGGCGTCTCTCCCGTTCATATTTAAGCATGTGGCTGTCATGCCGGACGTGCATTATGGTATCGGGGCGACTGTAGGGTCTGTGGTAGCCACGAAGGGTGCCATTGTCCCGGCGTGTGTGGGTGTGGATATTGGATGCGGTATGATGGCGGCTCGTATGCCGCGCCCCTGGAAGCGTGTATCAGATAACATTCAGGCAGTCTACGATGCGATTTGCAAGGCGGTTCCCGTTGGACAGGATATGCACAATCATTCTATGGTTGATTTGGTTGACGTGAGCCACCTCCCGAAGAAGGTTCAGGATAACCCGGAGCGCATTGGGAAGCAGTTAGGCACCTTGGGTGGCGGAAACCACTTCATTGAGGTGTGCCTTGACTTGGAAGATAATGTGTGGATCATGTTGCACTCGGGTTCCCGCGGTATTGGTAACAAGATCGGGAACTACTACATTGATCGTGCGAAGGAAGTCATGAACCAGTATATGATAAAGTTACATGACCCGAACCTTGCCTACCTTGCGGAGGGTTCTGTGTTGTATGATGAATACTGGCGTGATTTGCAGTGGGCACAGAGGTACGCGATGAAGAACCGCGAACTCATGATGCGCTTGGTGCGTGATGCAGTGGCCAAGACGATTTTTGGCACGGATATCAAGGATGCCGACATGGGTCCTGAACTCATGGTGAACTGTCACCACAACTATGCGGAAAAGGAAAATCACTATGGCGAGAATGTCATTGTTACCCGTAAGGGGGCTGTTCGTGCTCGCATTGGTGATGTTGGTATTATTCCTGGATCGATGGGCACCCGATCTTATATCGTTGAAGGTTTGGGAAACCCTGAATCGTTTTGTTCGTGCTCACACGGCGCAGGTCGTGTCAAGTCGCGCTCAAAGGCAAAGTCAGCCTTTACCTTAGAGGATGCTGAGAAGCAGACGGCGGGTATCGTGTGTCGTAAGGATGCAGGTATCTTGGATGAATTGCCTGGGGCGTACAAGGACATCGACCGGGTCATGGAAAATCAAAATGACCTCGTGAGGGTCGTCGCGCAACTTCGCCAGATTTTGTGCGTGAAAGGATAACATGGGATTGTTCCTTGAATTTGTTGTGAACACCGCATTCATTGTGGTTATACTTTATGCGCTCTCAGCAGTCTATCGAGAGTATTTTGGAAAGGGACAATGATGGACCCATTTCTGATGAATCGATTAGGCAACTGCCAAAATCGATATCAAAATATCGCTGAACACAAGCGAGTGGTATGTGTCTGCTCGGCAGGATTGCTGCGGTCCCCCACCGCAGCCGTCGTGCTTGCTGGCGAACCCTGGAACTTCAATACCCGTGCCGCAGTGATCACGCCGGAGTTTGCCCTTATTCCATTGGATGACGTGCTACTCGAATGGGCGGATGAATTCGTCTGTATGACAGACGACCAGGCTGATGAGGTCAAGGAACGATTATTTGCGGCGAAACTCAAGACACCAGTAATCTGTCTACAGATACCGGATAACTACAGGTACCGCGATCCAGACCTTGAGCGCATGATTCGAGATCGTTACACTAAATTCCATGCTGACCTACCGCTCTGAAAAAGTTCTTGCTTTACCGAGTCCAGTGTGATACACTATTCACTAAATAGTCGTGCAACCTGAAAGGTATTATGAAACTCAAGCGCCAGACTACAAATCAGCGGGTCAATGAACTCCTCTCGAAGGAAGAACCGACGTTCGGCTTCATGGAGTTGTCACAAGCGGAACTCAACCTTGCTTTGAATTGGTATAACCAATTTAAGGAAAAGGAAGTTTCCTACAAATATCTCACTGAATACTGCAAGTCACAGGGGATTAAAGCCAGCGCCAAGCAGATTGAACAGCAGGTCGCCACAGTGGGATTTGTCTGCCGTATGCTTTCCAGAGGCGCAATCCTGGATAACAAATCCATGGCCTGGCTCTCCAAGCACCTCAAATCTATGTCAGGCACCCTGGTTGAAGAGAAGGTTGATACCGATAAACCCATTGGAAAACCAGCAAAGCCCGTCACAATCCAAGACCGTCTCAAAGAGAAATCAAGGGAAAGTATCGGATGGCTGGAAGGTGCGGTAGATTCCCTTATTTTGTCAGATTTCAAGAAAGTCCCCAATACACTCCAACTTATGCGAGAAAAGGGCGTACAAGCCCTCCAAGGCCCTTCTATCGTCAACCATTTCAAGCGTTGCAGAGACGAATTCCGCCTTGCCATTGCTGGAACCGATGAACAGGTCAATGAGGGGTATAGCAACTATACCGAACCTCAGATGAAGAAAATGGAAGCCCTTTACGATCAGATCATTTCCGATACACTTACCGTCATGGGTGAGTTGAACGCAGACAAAGCCCCCCGCAAGAAACGCACCCGAACCCCCGAACAGCAAGTCAAGTCTTTCAAGTTTTGTACAGAAGATAAGGCAATGAAACTCAAATCCGTTCCGGCGACTCGTATGATAGGCAGTGAAGGACTTTGGACCTATCATCGTGGTAATCGTATGCTGACATTCTATGCCGCAGACAATGCGGATGGATTGGGTGCCAAGGGATGCGCGATTCTCAACTACTCCAAACAAAAATCCCGCGCAAAGAAACTTAGGAAACCCGAAGAAATTCTTCCGCAAGTGTTGTCGAGTGGGAAAGTGGCATTGAAGAATCTGTTTGATGGACTCACTACGAAGGATGCGAAGGTCACTGGGCGAGTCAACAAAGAAACCCTATTGGTGAGAGTCATTGCATAGAGATTTTCTTGCTTGGCAAATGCTTTCAATGCGGTTATCTAAGAAGGAATTATATAATGGTTTTGATTGATTTTTCACAGATCGCTTATGCCTGCATCCTTGAGCACCTCGCTCAGACCAAACAAGCCGATGCCAACATTGATATGGTTCGCCATGTCATTCTCAATTCTCTTCGTGCCAATATCAAGCGTTTCAAGCGTGAGTATGGAGAAGTGGTTATCGCTTACGATGCCCGAACCTATTGGCGCACTGAAATTTTCCCCTACTACAAAGCCAACCGAAAAAAGAACCGAGCGAAGTCTGGATTCAATTGGGTTTCAATCTTTTTGTGTCTGGATGAACTCAAAGAAGAACTCCAAAAAAGCCTTCCCTACAAAGTAGTGTACGCTGAGGGGTGTGAAGCCGACGATATCATCGGTCACCTGGCGCATGTGCATGGTCCATCTGAGAAGGTCATGATTGTCTCAGGTGACAAGGATTTCGCCCAACTCCAGGTGTACAAGAACGTCTCTCAATACTCCCCGCTTCTCAAGAAAATGATCGTGGATAAGTTCCCGAATGCGACTCTCAAGCAGCAGATCATTCGAGGAGACACAGGCGATGGAGTGCCGAACATCCTCTCACCGGATGATGTATTTGTCACTGGTGGACGCCAGAAGCCCATCATGGAAAAGAAGTTAATTGAGTGGATCAATATGCCGATTGACCTCTTCTGCACCAGCGGAGATATGCTCAGAAATTTTAGGCGCAATGAGACGTTGATTGACCTCAAACAGATTCCCGCAGAGATAAAAGGCAGGATAAATACCTCCTATGAGGCCGCTATTCCCAAGGGGCGTGGATTTTTCATGCAATACCTGGTGGCAAGTGGTTTGAAGGAACTGACAGAGGCCGTACAAGATTTTTAACCAATGAGGTGACCATGAATTACGCCAGTGTATTGTTTAATGAGATTATTGAGGAATTTGACAAAGCCAGGAACCGAGAGCAGAGGGTTGCCGTCCTCCAAAAGTACGGAAAAAATATCTGGTTCAAGGAATTCCTGAACTATGCGTTCAATCCCAAAATTCACTTTGATATCTCTCAGATTCCAAACTACAAGCCTGCCGTTGAGCCAGCAGGAGTGTGTTACTCCAGTCTCAGTAATGAGATGCGCCGTCTCTACATCTTTATTTCCGGGCACCCAAAGCGTACCGCAAAGTTGGACGCGAAGAAAGAAGCGCGAATCTTGAATGCTGTGCTTGGATCAGTCCATAAGGATGAAGCCGCCCTCTTGGTGAAGTGCTTTAAGAAAGATTTGGAAGTCCGTTATTTGACCGCTCGGTTGGTCAAGGAAGCCTTCCCTGAATTGCCATTTGAAGTAGTCACTACGGAACCTGTGTCTCCTCCAAAGGGTGAAGCCAAGGTTGTTAAGACAGAAGGCGCCACGATCAAGGTTTAAGATGAAGTCCTTTGCTGTTATTACTCCCACGATTGGGTCGGATGCGCTCAGAGAGAACGTATTGTCTCTTCGTGGCCAGGATTGTACACATTACATTGTGATGGATGGCAGGGAACATTTTGCCAAGATCAATCGTGTGTTGATCCGTGCTGGGGTGACTCAGCAAATGAAAATCATTTCCCTAGATGAGAATGTGGGGAAGGAATGGTATGGGCATCGGGTATATGCTGCGGCTTCATTCCTAGTGAACGAGGACGTGCTGTGTTACCTGGATGAAGATAACTTCGCAGAACCCAATTATATTGAGGAGTTCCAGAGAGTATTCTTTGATCCTAAATATCGGTGGGCGTACACGCTCCGAAACATTGTGAATGCAAATGGTACGTTAGTTGGACCTGATAACTGTGAAAGCCTGGGTCACTGGCCTGTGTCGTTTAGCGGAGGAACACGACACCATATTGATACAGGATGTTTTGCGATCCCAAGAGAATTGGCAGTGAAGGTCGGACATAATTGGTATGGACAATGGGGTGCAGATAGACAATTCTTTGCAGCCGTCAAAGCCGCGGCACCTGAGTTTGGGTGCACCATGCAACATACCGTGAACTATCGGTTAGGTAGTGAGACGAGTCGCGCAACACAAGACATGTTTCTGCATGGTAATAAATTGTCCGAACAAGCCTACACTGGGGAGAGGAAGTACCCTTGGCACGAACAAAGAAGCCCGATCAGCAAAAAGCCGACACAGTGGTTGTACCAAACCACAACGCCGAACCTTCTGAAACAACCATAATCGTTCAAGAACCTATGGCAGATGCCGACATGATCGGCCAGGGGTTACTTGGACACCACACCCACTTCCTCACTGGGGATATTGGGTATGAGAATATCAGTCGTGCCATCCAGTGGATCGTCTTTGAGCATACGAACACCGAACGACCAGATCATCTGACCTTATACATCAATTCGGGAGGGGGTGACCTGTACAACGCTTTCGCTCTGGTCGATATGATGATGGTAAGTACGATTCCTGTTCACACCGTGGGTATTGGTAACATCATGTCTGCCGCTGCATTGATCTTCGCATGTGGAGAAGCCGGACACCGTTATGTGGCGCAACACACTGGGATCATGATGCACGAATTCTATTCCGACATGGAGGGTAAGGAACACGAGTTGAAAGCCTCTATGATTGAATTGGGATATTGCAGAGCCCGTGTGAACAACCTACTCACGAAACGTTGTGGGATCACCGAGAAGAAGATTAAGGACAAATTGTTACAACCATCCGATGCGTGGCTGACCGCAGAGGAAGCGATCAAGTATAAGTTAGCCGATGGTATACTCACAAAAATCCTGTAGGAGGATGTATGTTTCAGTCGAGACAGTTGGAGAAGCCCGCTCCGAAAACGAAGTTCAGAAAGCAAGCCGAAGAAGAAGTACGGGATAAGCAGAGAAAAAAGCAGCAGCAAAAGCAAATGGCCACCAAACGTGGCTATGATATGTGGGAGGATGAAAATTATGGGAAGTGATGAAGTGATAGGTCAAATGATTCGGACTGCCAAGGATAACCTTGCAGAAGCCGAATTGGAAGTGGTGCGTAAGCGTGAATGGCTTCGAGGTCTTGAAGGTGAGTACGAAGAGATCAAGCGCAGACGTGTCGCTGAATCCACCGGAGATTCCCGTACCCTGTTGAACGGATAAAGGCTGGCCCCGCTACCATGTGTGGTGAGGGTTCTTTGGGCGTTGACCCGTGTGACGCCCATTGCAAATTATCATGAAAAAGAACTCCAATATGACACCCACCCTAGACTGCCGCGGATTAGTATGTCCCATGCCCATCATCCAGGTGCGCTTGAAACTCAACCTGATGCACAAGGGCGATCAGTTAGTTATCCTTGCAGACGATCACACCTTCCACGATGAATTTGCTCGGTTCTGCCAGTTAGCGGATATCACGCTCCTAAAAAAGACCTATCACGGCGATTTTTATGAGTATTTGGTCCAAACTATTTCATAACCCCAATCAAATCAACCACTTAGACACTTGACAATCCCCTGGGATATGCTATAATTATATCATGTTGAGAAACACGAAAGAGCGAGCATTGCTGTTTGCCACTGCGGCTCATGCTGCGGTGGGACAAGTGCGTAAGTATACGGGTGAGCCTTATATCGTCCATCCTATTGAGGTGGCAGGTATCGTTGAGAGTGTGCCTGGGCATACTGTTGAAATGGTTGCCGCTGCCTATCTCCATGACGTAATTGAGGATACGCAAGTTACCCTTGAGGTGCTTGTGGAAGAGTTTGGTCCTGAGGTCGCTAACCTTGTTTTGTGGTTGACGAAGGTAGGGGAAGCGGAGCATGGAAACCGCGAGGCTCGCAAGGAATTGGATCGTGAGTATTTGGCACAAGCGCCCGCTGATGCCCAAACAGTCAAATTGGCTGATTTGATTTCCAATACGAAGTCAATTGTTCAGCACGATCCGAAGTTTGCAGAAGTCTACATGAGAGAGAAATTGGCACTGTTACAAGTGCTGAAAAAGGGCGACCATGACCTGTGGGTCCGTTGCTACAATAATTGTTCGTGGTAGTTCACTTGGAGGACATGATGGTTTGGATGGCGTTATTGGTGAGTACAGGTTTGGGAATAGGCGTCGGGTATGGAATTGGACGTGTGAAGGTGTGGCTTTCCAAGCATGAGGTGAAGTCCAAAACGATTGATCTTGATAGTCCGTTACTGAAAACCCGTCTCAGAGTGAAGGGAATTATCAAAAATGTCTAGGCCAGTAAAGAGGGGCGTCGGTAAGAGACTCCCGAAAGCCGCAAAGATTTCTCCGCGACCTGTGAAGAAAGAACGGCTGGCGATCCTTGAAAGTCAAGAGGACGTTGACAAATTGTGTAGGGACTTTGACGTGAACGATATTGACGATATTGAGGATATTGTCTCTGGTCGTGTTGGGGAAGCCGAATGGTAGACCCCAAGGAACAGCCAACCCGTAGACTCACTGACCGTGAGTGGATTACGAAGATGGCTGAGTTAGAGGATGGATGCGATGTTTCCGCTGGAAGCATTGATGTGTTAATTGACGGTGAACGAGTAGAGGAGTAAGGGATGGCACAATCAGATTCTCCGCAGGGAAAAGGAACGAGATCAGTATTTGGATCGTGGCTTTCAACCAAGAAAGGCATGACCTATACAAAGTATTCGCACATGCCGACCGCTGCGAAACTTGCAATCCAGCAGGAGTATGCTGGAAGAGGAAGGGAGAACGTCCGTGAGCCTGGACAAAGCGATAGAACACAAGAAGGAACAGCGGAAGCCGTACCGCAAGTCTAAGGCATTTGACGGCAGTTGTCGCAACCACGGGCGTTGTTCGTGGTGTGAAGGCAACCGAACTTATCATGACCAGAAGGCAGCGCAGTCTGCCGATGAACGAGGAGAAGTAGACGATGAATAAGGATTTGTTAGCACCCAAGGAAATCACCCGCGCTGAATTGAAAGCGTTAGTGGACGAATGGGAAAAGAATGGTGGGAAGATCACGCAATGCCCGGAGGGTGTCGCATTGAACTTCCGAAGCCCTGAGACGCCGAAGGTTCTACGACCCAAGCACCTCAGAAAGCCACGAAAAGTCAAGGCAGTGGCAAAGAAAAAGAAGAAAAAGTAAGTCTTGACAATGTACCGCAGTTGTGCTATACTATCACCTTCATAATGGAGACAATCGACATGGCCAGAGGTAAAAATAAAAAGACCGCTCAAGCAGAGAAGATTTTGCTTGTGCTGTTGGATGGGCATGAAGCCCCAGTCGGAGAGATTGAAACTCTCCTCAGTTCCCACATTGTTCTCAATCGTTTTTCTGCCTATCTATGGGATTTGAAGCAGATCGGTGCTGAGATCAAGCGCAATAGAGTCGGTCGCAAGATCGTCTCATACCAGTTAGTAAACGTTGAAGCCATGACTGCCTACGCGCAGGAACGTGGTTTAATCGCTCCCCCAGCCGTTGTTCTTTCCGCTAGCGACCTGATGGTTGCCGCGGGTTGATCTTTGGTAGAGTCCCGTAGACAACACAATCCTCCGGCTGAGTGTCCAAACATCGGTCCGTACTCGGATTGTGAAATTCTACGATACCGTCTACCGGGTGGAGTCGGGTGAGGGTTGCAAATTAAATAGGATAGGCGCATAGCCAACTTAGTAAGTACCGCAACCTCTCACCGGACCGTCCAACAGGAGAAGTATTTTGAGAATCGTAGCCTTTTCAGACAGCCACGGATTTCATCGCCGTATGGGTATTCCCGATGGGGACATGCTCATTTGCGCCGGTGATTTCTCAATGCGAGCCAAGAACTTTGAGGTGACACAGTTCGCCGAATGGTTCAATAAGCAACCACACCAGTTCAAGGTCATTGTACCTGGAAACCATGACGTGTATTGCGAAACGGACCCTCACTTTGCGCGAGAGGAGTTTGCCCCTGCAACCTACCTCTGTCACGAAGAGAAGGAAGTCAATGGATATCGTGTGTTTGGTTCCCCGTATTCCAGTTCAATCTATGAGCCTTCCCCTTGGTCCTTTGATTATAACCCAAAGGGACCCCGCTCAGAAGCGATCTGGTCACAGATTCCAGACAACATAGATATTCTTATCACACACGGACCCCCAAAGGGTATCCTGGATCGGGTCTTTGATCCTCATGTGGGTGAGGACCCGCATGTGGGTGACGTGAATCTCTTGTATCATGTGAAACGTGGGTTACCGAGGGTCCATATCTTCGGGCATATCCACGAAGCCTACGGATCATACATCCGAGATACCTGGACCACACGGTTCTACAATGTGTGTATTTGTGATGTTCACTATCAGCCCAGCAACCCTGTGACGGTGTTTGATTTATGAACGACAGTCTTTCACAAGCACTCCAAAGACAACTTCAAAAACTGATGCCGGAGAAGTTTCCGGCACCAGCCAAAAAAGTCAAGATGCCCGATGTTCAGACGACCGGGTTTCGCAAGACTCACCTGGTCTTTCAAGAGGGTAGTTCCAACAAAGAGTACATCGTGCAGATTGCGGCCGTCAAGGGTCTCTACGAGGTGCGGTTTGAATATGGTCGTGTTGGAGGCACCCACCAAAAGGGGATCAAGAATGATTCCCCAGTCGGACTCGTTCAGGCGAACGAAATTTTCAATAAGTTAGTTGCAGACAAAAAGAAGAAAGGTTACAAGGAGAAATAACCATGCCAATGTATGTTGTTGAGAATACGGAAACAAAAGTCGTAAGCGATCTTCCACGAATGTCTTGGACAGATTTACAGAAATTTCTCTCTGACAATCCGACCTACAAGCAAGTGGTGACGGCACCTGCGTTTGTCAAGGTGTACTAATGCCTAACTACGATATCCTACATAAGCCAACGGGAGAAGTAACGGAGCGATTCATGACGATTGCTCAGTTAGACACCTTCCTGGCAGAGAACCCGGAGTATGAAGTGACCTTCCTCAAGATGCAGGTTGGCGATCCAGTGATTCTGGGTGTCCAGCGTCCCCCTTCTGACTTCGTGAACCATATCATTGCTCCTATTGAGAAACGTTATTTCGGCAAGCGCCGTGAGTCCAAATTCAGCGAACGGAAGCAACAAGTCTGATGGCGTTTAAGCATACTAAAATTCCTGGATTGGAATACCAACTCCCCACCGTCACTACGGATATGGGTCGTTGGTATGAGACTCCGACAGGGAAACGTTATCCCTCCGCTTCAACCGTTGCAGGGATGCTCAGCCGTGAAGCCATTGCGAAATGGCGAGCGCGAGTGGGGGCCGAAGCCGCAGACAAGAAAACCAAGAAGGGTGCGGACCGCGGAACCTACGTGCACCTCTTGTGCGAAAAATATCTCCTGAATACCATGACGATGCAAGAGCGCCTCGGCATGATGCCTTCCATGAAGGAACTCTTCCTTCAAGTTAAAAGGTTTTTTGACCTGCACATTTCCGAGGTCTACTGCATTGAACAAGCCCTGTACTCTGATCGTCTCCGTCTTGCCGGTCGCTGTGACGCGATTGTTGTGTGGGATGGGGAAATCGTCATCCTGGATATCAAAACCGCAGGCTACGTGAAACCCGAAGAGTGGATTCTCAACTACTTTGTTCAAACCTCTGCCTATGCGGAAATGTTTGAGGAACGCACAGGGATTCCGGTTCATAAAGTTGTGTTAGCGACGGCCATTGAAGGTGAGTTGCACGGCACGATCACCATGAAGAAGAAAGACGCTTATCTCCCAGTGTTGGATAATTGCATTGCTCAGTATTACATGGAGCAGGAGGCAAAATGAAAAAAACACTTTCTACAGCGATTCTATGTGCGGGGTTCCTCTTGGGACCATCCATTCATGACGAACAAGCCGTCCTGGTTGACCTCTCACGCACTCAATTGGTTGAGCGTAACTACAAAGTCGTGGCAACCCTTAAGGAAGAGAAGTGTTTGACGGAAGCCATTTACTACGAAGCCGGTAACCAATCCGAGATCGGTAAGGAAGCAGTGGCGTTGGTGGTCCTCAATCGGGTAGGTGCTCACAAGCGCCCAAAGACGATCTGCGGTGTCATTGCTCAAGCCCATGTCGTAGATGATCGTAAAATCTGCCAATTTTCCTTCTGGTGCTCTCCCAAGTACAAACCGAATAAGGAACAATGGAACGAGTCACAAAAAATCGCCCATCGTGTCTTGCAATCGTACTGGAAACGTGATATACTATCCCAGTATCAGAGTGCTTTGTATTATCATGCTGACTACGTGCACCCTAAGTGGCGTAAGTCAAAAGTGTTCCTCGGTAAGATTGATAGACACCTGTTTTACGGAGAACAGAGAGAACGATAATGTATCAGAATATGCCAACAGTTGCCGTCTCGTTGCCGATGTATACGATGAAGTCGCAATCCGTGATATCACTTATCAGAACCATGTTCGCTACGCCTGATGTGGATTTTTCTTTACATGTGGTTGAGGGTGCGTATATTCAGAGTAATCGGGAACAACTCGCACGAATGGCGCTTGAAAGAAGCGCGGATTACATGTTCTTCATGGATCATGACGTGGTGTTTGCCCCCGATACACTCAGCAGGCTTTTCGCCCACAAGAGGGATATTGTTTTTGGGAAGTATAACAATCGTCACATTACCACACAGAGGTCATTGGTCACGGGTCTTGATGGAAAACTTATTGATGAATTTCCACAAGAGATTTTTGAGTGTGCGATCGGTCCAACAGGGTGTATGTTAATTAAAATGTCAGTATTTTCCAAAATTCAACAGCCGTGGTTTCATGTAATCTTGGGTGCTGATGGCAAAGTTCTTGAATCGGAGGATGCGTGGTTTTGTAATCAGTCACGCAATTCTGGATTCTCTGTTTGGTGTGATCCCACTATTAAAGTGGATCATTATGGAGAGGCGATTTACTAATCATGCCAAATGACCGTGTAACAAATTGGGCATTCTACGTGATCGTCGGTGTGATGGTGGTTGTGAGTGGGTGGGGCATTTGGACCCTGATTCAGTATGTGTGTCGGATAACAATGGGAGGTTTATGATGGCAGTGAAAGTAGTTCATGCAGAAAATTTGACCGAGGAACAGCAGTCGCGTTTGAAGAAGGCATTGAAGGATGCCGCAGACAGCCGACTTCGTTCCGAGGCGGAGACTGAGTATTTCAGTGAAGTGGTCAAGAAGATTTCTGAGGATTTGAAAATTCCTAAGAAGTTGGTCAAGGCGCTCGCAGCAACCTACCACAAACAGAATTTTGATGAGGTCGTGGCAGAGCACGAAGCCTTTGAGAAGATGTACAAGACGGTGGTAAAGTAACATGAGCAACATCGCGGTCAAGGAAATCCTGAAAACGATTGAACAATTGACCGCGATGCTTGCATTGCTCACCGGGCAATTGAAGCGTTTGATGGACAACGAAAAGAAAGCAGGCAAATGATGCCTACGAAAGAAGAGATACAGAATTTCTCTCTAATGCTTCGTGAGTACGCGGAACACAAGAAATTGAGCCTGTGGGATGCGCTCTTGCTGTACTGTGAGACAACGGGCATGGAGCAGGAAGTCGCCGCGAGTCTCCTCACGAAAGCCGTGCTTGCAGATTTGACCGTGGAAGTCCAAGACATGAATCTCCTCAAGGTGCGAGGACGAAAGGCTGGTCGTTTACCGATCTAGGAATTATGCTCACAGGGTTTGATACGTGCGTCATGTACACGGCGCTCAAATTACATTTCACGCCCGGCACCTACGATTTTTTCAAGTACCACGGAAAAGTCAAGAACATCACCCCGCAGAACTTTGAGACCCGCAAGGATCGCTGGTTCTTTCATAAACTTTCTAAGGTACACTCGGATGAATCTGAGTGTGCCTTTTTTATTGCCGCCAACATGTTTCAGCGCGACAAACTGTGGGTGCGCGACCTCCTGGGCAACGAAGCCGAGGATATCTACCGTGAAAAACTCCGAGTCAAAGAATCACTGCATTATATCATGACAGGTGACCTCGCCTATCTGATTTCCCATGAAAGCAGCGCCGTGGAGCAAATGAAGGAAATAGTACGAGTTGGTGATGGTCAAGCACCCAGACTATTGGAAATGGCACAGCAGCGTGACATTGCGGTAGAGACGTTGATTGCTCTGAATACCGCGATTAACTTCTTGCCGGTGTGGGAGAAAAAACTCAATGACACGATCCTCTTTCCGGTATTCAAACACAAGTGTCTTGCCTACGAACCTTTCCTCGGCATTGATAAGAAAAAAGTTCGTGAATTGGTAAAATCCAAGTTGACAAATGCCTAAATAAAGTGTATACTATCACTTTATATGGGTTTCCCATAATATAACAGGAGGTTTCTATATGTCAGTTACACCCACCAGTTTTTCCGCTCTTAAACGTTCCCGCGGTACCGCAGAGCACTTAGTTGCCGCAATCCAGCAATCCTCACAAGCCAAGCGAGAAGATGACCGTTTTTGGGAATTGTCAGTTGATAAGGCTGGCAATGGTCATGCCATTATTCGTTTCCTTCCGGCTCCTCCGCAGGATGGTGAAGATGGTTTGCCTTGGGTGCGTACATTCTCACACGCATTTCGTGGACCAGGCGGCTGGTTGATTGATTTGTGTTCTACCACGGTAGACCAGAAGTGTCCTATTTGCGAAGCGAATAGTTTGCTCTGGAATTCAGGCATTGAAGCCAACAAAGCAATTGCGCGTGATCGCAAGCGTAAGTTGTCTTACACTGTGAACATTCTTGTGGTTTCTGATCCAGCAAAGCCAGAGAACGAAGGTAAGGTCAAGTTGTTCCGCTTCGGTAAGAAGATTTGGGACAAGGTGTTTGAGAAGATGCACCCAGACCCAGCCTTTGGTGAGCAGCCAATGAATCCGTTTGATTTGTGGGAAGGCGCGAACTTCAAACTTCGAGCCCGTAAGGTTGCCGATTACCGCAACTACGATTCCAGTGAATTTCAAGCACCCAGCGCCGTCAGCGCCGATGAGGCGAAGTTGGAAGAGATTTGGAAGCAGGAACATTCGTTGGCAGAGATCATTGCTGCCAAGAATTTCAAGACTCACGAACAAACCAAGTCACGCTTGGCAAAGGTCTTGGGTTCCGCTCCGCTCGCCGCAAGTGCCGCACAGACAGAGGGACAGACGTATTCTGATCCTGATGCCGGCATCGTAGTCCAGTCCAAACCAGCAACCGGACCTGTGGTTGCCGCTTCTACCGATCCCGAAGAGGATGCGGATTTGAAGTTTTTTGAAGGATTGGCTGCCGACGGAGAGTAAGTAGCAGTACATACCTTTACGAGAGGGGAATTGGAGCCATGAGGTCTTTCGGGACTTCATGGCTCTTTTTTTACCTTCTGGAGGGGCAAAAAGGGTCTCAGAGGGGTCGTTGGGAGAAGGATGGGTCAGAGGTTAGGCACGGGCGAAACTACCATCCTGAGAGCGTAGAAAACTGGATTCCCCGCTACGGGCAGGGGGCATATTCTGATGGATGGTGGTTTGTGACGTGTTGTTTACCGTTTTATTTTGATTGATGACTGGGGCGACCACATTATTTGTTCCCGCTCCGCTGGCGGCGGCATTCCTCTGATTCTCCGCCGACTGGTTCAGGAGTTGGCCAGTCTGAGGGGGAGGTGGAGGTAGCATCATTGGGGCGGAGGGTACTGGTGCCATCATTGGTGCACCAATTACCGAAGAGGTCCGAGCAGGGGAACCCTGTGGAGTCGTCGCTTCCGCCAGCGCCTGTGACGCAGATTGCATGAGTGAAGGTAGCCGTGCCTCAACATTTTTGTCCTGTGATGGGCGTAGAGCATTACCCTGAGCATCCTTATAGAGTTCTCCGTAGGCTTTCCCCACCATCTGTGTGAGTGCATTCGTAGTTGAGACTTGTGCTGGTGTTCCCTTCGGCGGTTCCTCACCTTTCAGAGACTTCATCGCAGAATCAACTAATTCTCCACTGCGTAGTGAGGCGACCGATGCGTCCCTGTTCTCATTTGGAATTTTGCTGATGTAGTTTGGGGCAAGTTTCTTGAGTACCTCACTGGAATCTTCTGATGAACGAACTTCCTTTTCCAATGCGCGTTGAGCATGACCCGAGCCCGCGGCGGCCGCCTGGACTCGTCTAGTGTGTTTCTCCTTGGCTCGCTGTTCAGGGGTGACCTTCTCCGCAAATGGATTGATGGAGTTACCAATATCCTTGATACTATCAACGACACTATCCACCGTGTCAAGTGCCGAGTCAAGAGCCCCAGTGATTTTATTGGCGATCCAATCCTTCACTGCCATAAATCCAGACTTGATGGACTCGTAGATATCCGCTACTGCATCCTTGAGTGCCTCCCAATTTTTCACCACCGAATAGATTGCTGCCACAATACCTGTAACCGCGGCGGCAATGGCAAGACCCTGTGGTGTAAATAGTTCCTTCATGAAGGAACCAAAGAGCCCACCACCCGCTTCTTCTTTTTTCGTGGTTGGAGCGATGGCAGTACGGACTTGCGATGGTTGTTGTTTCTTTACCCGTTCGGCTGCCTCTGCATCCTTTAATTGGTCGGTACTCTTGACTTGATCCTCCGCAAACTTAGTGGTTTCCTTTGAGTAATCTTCTATCTTGGAAATGGAGGCATTCAATTCCGTCATTTGGTCTAACATAGCAGACATGGTGGAGGAAATCTGTTCCAACAACCCTGTGGCTTTTTCAGAGGAGACGGCAGAAGGTGCATTGTCCTGTTGGGTGTACGGAGATGGATTATACTGATCCTGCATTTCCATTCCAGGAAGTCCACCACCCAATCCAGAGGCAGCGCGAATAGATTTTTCTGAACGACCCATGAGTCTGCCAGCAAGCGCAGTCGCAAGTTTTGATCCACCGCTGATACGATTGACAATGTTGAGTGGGTCAAACTTACGCTTGAATGCGGCTTTGAACTTCCCCGCTTTGAACGCGATGGCTTCACCTGCGGCTCCTGCGAGTCCCCCACCAGCAGCCAGGTGCTCGGCTGCCACGTCGGCTGCGGTGTTTTCCTTGCGCTGAGAGACAACGATCTGTTGACGAATCCCCTTGAGAGCCGCGAGAATATCTTTGCGCGTCTCTTTTCCAAATTCCACCTTTGGTGCCTGGGTCGGTGCATGAGCAGGTCGGCGGGTACGGGCGAGTTGAACCTTCGCCTCTTCCACCACAGGCTTTTGACTCTCTGCCAACTTGTCAAGGCTTTCGTGCATTTCCTTGAATTGGTCGGTCAAATCTTTCAGTGTATCAGGGATATTGTCCTCAGCCATTATCGCTTATTCCTTTGTGCGTTGAGTTCTTTGATTCGTGCGTTCTCTTTTTCAACTCGCTGGGTCACTAGGCTCAAATAGATCAAACGTTCCCAGGGGAGCAAGTTCTCCAGTTCTGAGAGCGGGAATTTGTGATCCTGAACCAAAGCGAACTGTGTGGTGTAGAAGTTCGCCAAATTATCATGGGACAGGATTAGACGAAAAAATTGTCTAGCCCCTTGACCTTGATTTCCTCTTCATACCTACACTTTGGACATTTGAATTGAATCACCTTTTCAATCTTTGGCATTGTGTCAAAGAAGGCATCCATTTTATCTACTTGCTTTTTGCTAAGGTCATCAACGAACTCGGCAACCTCCGATGCTGGCACATCCTTCGTCATGACTATCTCTTGTGAGTTGTTGATTGACTCAATACATTCTACCAAAAACGCAAAAGCATCCTCAGCAGGCAAATCCTTTCGAGCGATGCTTCGGAAGGACTTAAATGTTGGGTAACGTAATGTCACACCGACTTCATCCGTGAGTTGTATGTATTTGTTGTGTCCCTCGGCGAAGGTTGGCTTAATGCTCAGAAGGTCAACTGGGTATTCTGACACCGCATTACAGACCACTGTGTTTCCTGTGTTTGCGTCCAACACTTGCTGATTGCACTTATACTTGAGAGCAAGTTCTTCACCAATGCTTCGGGCGCGAAGGTTGAGGAACAAAAATTCCACATCAAATAAGGGCAATTTATCAATGTCAATGTTTGAGACTTTCCCCACACAATTCTCAAGGATTTGTTTGGCGGCTTGGAGAATTGTAGTAGACTCATTGGACTGCAAAGCAATCATGAGTAACTTCTCTTCTCTCACCAGGAACGGGCGAAACGACACTTTCAGACCTGATGGGCACACCACTTCATAATACGGGACATCCAGTTTAGGCAAAGACATAATCATTCACTCCATTGTTAAAAGGGATTAAGGGAACCGAAAAATCCTCCACTGCTACCTTTTGGTGGAACTGTTGCGGATTTGGTCTGTGCTGCGCCCTTCGGTAAGGGTTCTACAGCGGTTGACAGCGAGTACCATTCAAATGCCAGGGTGACCGTTGTACGATGCAATCCATCCTCTGTCCAGGACACGGGCATCTGGTTCACGGCCGTGGGCCAGGTATTAAATAATGTCCAGACGGCAACCTGTCTGAGAGATGACGCGGGGTCTTTTTCATCCTTAAGCATGACATCGTACTGTGTCAATGTGGTGTCAAAACGATAATTGTCCGGGTACTCTAAGAGATTGGTGCTTGAATTGAAAATCTGATTCATCCAGGTTTCAAAAAATCCACGCACAAAAAAATCTGAGGTTTCAAGGAAATTCACGGTGAATTCTTGATAGAGTGACTGGTACGGTGTCTTGTAGGTTGGACCATAGGTGCGTGAGTCGTTTGACACCAATTGACGCCCTGGGAGTTCTGTGGCTTCGCAACGGAGTCCAAAAATCTTATCATTTCCCACTATGTCGGAAAACCGAGTTCCTTTGATACCCACAGGGAGTGAGAACCTGAAATGGGAGGTTTTTGCCACCCCAAGTTTATTCAGATGTGCGAAAAATTCAGTGTATACCCCTGACATACGGTTCCTTTCACGCGATAAATAGTAGACGATGCTTATTTATGTCACCTTGAGGAACCTATGAGAAAATATCACCAAGGCTGGTTTACTCCCACCAATCCAAAGAAATATGCTGGCAATGCAGGGGAGATTGTTTATCGCTCAGGGTGGGAGCGACAACTCATGATTAAGTTTGACACCACAGAATCCGTTATACTCTGGAATTCAGAGGGACTTGCGATTCCCTATTGTTCTCCAGTAGATGGAGAAATTCATCGTTATTTTCCAGACTTCACAATCAAAGTCAAGGATAAGCAGGGAAAGGTGACCACTTACCTCATTGAGGTTAAACCCTACGCGGAGACGCAACTCAGGGTACCTGCCAAAAAGACCCAACGCTATCTCACCGAAGTGGCAACCTATGCGGTGAACCGTGCGAAGTGGGAGGCCGCTGAGAAGTTTTGTAAGGACCAGGGCTGGGAGTTCCAGATCGTGACAGAAAAGGATCATCCATTCTGTTAGAAAGACAGCATAAATAGACACATGCCTACAATCATCCAGAGAATAAAAGAACAAGCAGACACGAAACAGGTTGATACCTCGTCAGCGTTCGGCCGGTCCTGGCTACTCCAAAAGATGGCAAGGCTCAGTCCAACCTACCGAGATCGTATGGAAATTATCCGTGACCAGGAGCAACAACGAAACAGAGTTATGCTCGGGCGCATGTACTTTTTCATGTATAACGCTAAGACGAAAGAGGTGCTTCCATATTGGGATCGTTTCCCGATGGTGATTCCTATTATGCCGCACAATGATGGATTCCTTGGGCTAAACTTGCATTATATTTACCCCAAGGATCGTTTGATTCTCTTGCAACAACTCAGTCAAGCCCTCACCGGGTCATTGCGAGACGAACGAACACGATTGCGCCTCACGTATCCAATTCTCAAAGCGATGCACACTGCGTATCGTGCGACACCGTGCATTAAACGATACTTGAAGGGTCATATTCGTTCACGTTTCATTGAAATTCCTCCTACAGAATGGGATATTGCCGCGGCGCTACCTGTGCAGAGTTTTGTGGCAGAGCAGAAGAAGATGCAGCGCAACGATGCGATGGAAGCCCATAAGGCGCGAGTAGCGCAGATTCGTAAAGAACAAGTTTGGAAAGACTCGAAGGAGAAATACTAATGGGGCTGCTAGACTTCAATCCAGGACAAGCATTGAGTGATGGGGTAACCAACATCCTCACGAATCCGACCGTGCAGAACTTTTCAAAGGCGGCCGAAGGTGCCTTGAATAAACTCACCCAACCCGAGACAAAGAGTTGGGCGGACGAGCAGAAAGCCTTACAGACCAATTACGACTATAAAGTGTTACAATACCCATCCGACCTTGCTGAGGGACAACGCAAACCATATTATATCACGTTCTATATCAACCAACAGGATTTGTCCCATTTCAAGAAGGAAGCCTCCAAGGGTCCAGCGCCTCTCTCCACCGTGGATATCAATGCACGAAAGAGCCGTACGCTTGCAAAAAATATCAAGGATACAAAGATTGGGTTTGGACGCAAAACACACCGCACGGCACTTGCCATCCGCCTCTATATGCCTGATACTCTCAGTTGGAGTTTTGCTAACTCATTCAGGGACGTAAACCTCTCTGGATTGCCTGGTGTGGGAATTGCGTCTGCCATTGCGTCTATTCCTGCATTGCACGATTCTATGACCAAGAGCCACCAGGATGGATCAATCATGGGATTGCTTGCAAGCCTTGATTCGCCGGCCATGCGTTCGGCATCTGGACCATTAGCAGAAATCGTGGGACAAGCCGTGCCTGAATTAGGTGTGAATGGTGCCCTCTCTGCGATTGGTGTCGCCTTGAACCCACAGGTGGATGTGATTTATGAAAGTCCATCGTTGCGAGAATTTATGTTTGACTTCCTGTTTGCTCCACGTTCAGAAGGTGAAGCCGAGGATGTGGCAGAGATCGTCAAGCAATTCAAGTTCCATGCGGCACCAGAAATGTTGAGTGGTGGCATTGGCATTGGTCGTTACTTTGTGCCCCCATCCGAGTTTGATATTGAATTCTCTGTCAGCACGATTGGTCGCATCTCAACATGTGTCCTCCAGAATATCACCTTGGATTATGCGTCCTCTGGCGCAGCGTTCTATTCCAATGATCGTCCGGTCTACACCCGCATGACCTTGCAATTCAAGGAACTTGAATTCATCACCAAAGAATTGATAAACGAGGGATTCTAATGCCATCCGCCTATTTTGATAACTTTCCATATTTTGGCTACTCGTTAACCGGGGCCAACACTGACATTCAATGGGTGACGGACGTGTTCCGTCGCACGGCTCCTATTACTGACCTCCTCAAGAATAAGCAGGTATTCTATACCTACTTGATTGCGGATGGGGAAACCCCTGAGATGATCGCGGACCGTGTCTATGGATCAACGAAATATCATTGGGTCGTCACGCTCCTGAATAACATCACCGATCCTCTTCTGGACTGGCCCAAGAGTTATGCCAATCTGGTGCGATTCATTGTCAACAAGTACGGGTCCGTGGCTAGTGCCGCAGGGTCGATCCATCACTACACCATGACAGAAACAAAGGTAGATTCACTCGGAAACTCCAGTACCGCAACCTACATAATTGATGTAACCAAGTACGACTCACTCAGTGCCCCAACTCCTGTGGTGACAACGTTCTCCAGTGGCGCGACTGTGACCCTTACTACCACGCGGGCAACGGTGGATAATTACACCTATGAGATTGACCTCAACGAATCCAAGCGTAGCATTCAACTCTTGCAGCCAAACTTCCTCCCACAAATCGTCACTGAACTTGAGAGCCTATCGTCATAATGCCACAATCTGATGGACTTCAATACGCAGCGCAATTTCAACTGGACTCCCTCACTATCGTTAGTGCAAGCGGGGGTACAGTAGACATTCGTGAAATTATGCGCGAAGTGAACATCTATGAGGATTTGTTTAGCAACGCTATGACGGGTAGTGTGTTCATGAATGACACGCAGGACTTAATCAACCTGCTACCCATCACAGGTAACGAATATCTGGTGCTGACATTAGTGAAACCTTCTACCACATGGAGAATTCAAAAGACCTTCCGCATTTATAAGATTTCAGACCGCCGAAAGAACACCCCGGGTGCAGAAGATTACGTCCTGCATTTCTGTTCCGAAGAAGTGATCCTGAATCAGTCAATCAAGATTTCCACGTCCTACAAGCAAATGAAGATATCTGCGATGATTAAAGATATCACGCTGAACTTCATGAAAATTGATCCAAAGAAGTTTCCGGCGTCCGAACTGATTGAAACCACCGGCAACTTTGATGTGGTGGTTCCGTTTTGGGACCCATTCTTTACGATCAATTGGCTGGCACGTATGGCACGAACTGCCAACTTCCCAGGTTGTTCGTTTGTGTTCTTTGAGGATAGTCGCGGGTTTCACTTCAATTCCATTGAGTCAATGGTCACCCAGGAGCCTATCCAGGTGATTAACTTTGCCCCGATGAATATGGCGGGACAAACTGGGGAAAAGGAAGATAACTCAGATACAGAAATTCGTTTGCAATCAGCCGAGGATATTGAACTCACTCAGACCCCGGATACCTTGAACGGAATTAACACTGGACAGTTCGCTAGCAAACTCATGCGGGTGAACATTCTCGACCAACAGGTGAAAGAATCTGTGTTGGCTGGTGTGGACTTCTTTAATACGACGAATCACCCTAATAGAAATACGTTCCTGCTTGACCCAAAGAATCGTTTGAATTTGCTTCAATCCGAACAACATGATGCGTATTATCGTGTTGCGGTGGATAATAACAAAGTGGAAACCTGGATGCTCCAGCGCAATGCGTATCTTGCTGCACTTCATGCCTTCCAGGTGCAGGTATCTCTTCCAGGAAACATGAACATGCGCGTGGGTCAGGTGATTACACTCAACCTTCCCGCAGCGTCAATCGGTCGTAGAGAAGAGAAACCAATGGATCGTTTGTATTCTGGCAATTACCTCATTACAGCGATTCGTCACAAGATCGACCGTGTAAAATACTCCTGTATCGTTGAACTCTCAAAGGATTCGTTGGATAACCCCCTCCCTGGTCCTCTTGAGGGTAACCCCACGATGAATAAGTTGAGGCAATCCTAATGGCGATGGAAAACAACCTTGGTGCAAATTTTTTGTGGTGGATTGGTGTGGTGGAGGATCGTCAAGACCCATTGAAGGTCGGGCGATGCCGCGTCCGTATCGTCGGGTCACATTCAGAAAATAAATCACATGTGCCAACTGAAAATCTCCCATGGGCCCAGTGCTTGATCCCTCTCAGCAGTAGTGCATCCCTTCAAATCAAAGAAGGTGACTATGTGATGGGGTTCTATCTGGACGGTGAAGAAGAACAGGTGCCCGTGGTGATGGGTATTCTTCCTGGTATTCCAAAGGTCAAAGCCGCACCCTCGGAGGGATTCAGTGACCCGCGCACCGATGGAGAACTATCATCTGCACCACGAAAGCCTTCATCCCTTTCGCCTGTTCCAGGTGGAGTAAAAATTGTTGACGGTGTGCCAACTCGTTATCCAGCAATCTTGAATGAACCGACCTTCTCACGACTCGCACGAAACGAAAAGATTAGCGAGACGATTATAGAATCAAAGAAATCCTCTGTCTCTACTGCGGTGACTGCGGGCGGAGGATCATGGACGGAACCCAAGACGCCGTACGCAACCGTCTATCCGTATAATCGTGTGATGGAAACGGAGTCTGGACATGTCCTTGAATTTGATGATACTCCAGGTGCCGAACGTGTGCATATCTACCATCGTTCAGGGACATTTCAGGAAATGCACCCAGATGGAACGATGGTCACCCGAATCAATAACGATGCCTATGAGATTGTTCTCTCGGACAAGAACATCCTTGTGAAGGGGAAACTGAATATCACCTCATTGGATGACATCAACATTTTCTCAGCCAAAAACATCACCATAGAAGCGGGGCTTGAATATAAGGTCACTGCGGGTGCCGGGATTACCACACTTGCAGGCACCTCTCAGTCACATACGGGGCCAGCAGGCGTAGCACTCAAGGGTATACCTATCACGTTGAACTAAGGATCACATGGGACTGCCTGTTGTCAGAATTGGCATTGATTTGTGTAGTGGGCATCCAGCAGGACCCACGTATTTCACCCCTCGCCCAGCGGTCGGGGGATCGCCTGATGTATTCTGCGAAGGGATTCCTGTGGTACGTGTCGGCGACCTTTGGGCCCCCCACACCAATCTTATCAATGTGCATCCTGGTACAGGAGTTGGAGGATCGCCAACTGTGTTGGTCAATGGCGCACCCCTCATGCGCGTCACGGACCCTATTGATTGTGGTTCCGTTGCCTTGATGGGGTCGGCAACAGTCTTTGCAGGATAAGGAGTATTATGGCGTTTGATTTGGACTTCTCACACATATCGTCTACCCTTCCGATACCTACGCTACCATCATCACCCACAGGTATCTCTGATATCTCAAAATCTTTGGTAGATAAGATTACCACAGACCCAGGGAGTTTGTTTGCGAACCCAATGATTAACTCCGTCAACGTCCTCGGTGACAGTATTGGTCGTGTGGAAACGAGACTCAAGAGTATTTCAAGTGGGGATTTAACTGATGAATCAATCACTCAAGCCGATGCGTCACAATATCTCTCCACCGATCCCTTGCAGGACGTTCGCACGTCAATGGGTAATTTCATGATGCACACAGACCGTCTCTCTGGGCTCCTCAAGAGCCAGGGGATTCAGGCGCCTGGACTCCAACAGATCATGTCAATCGGCACACAGATGCAGAATATGATGACACTCTTGGAAGCCGGAAAGGGGTGTTTGCCTGTGATTGGTGGATGCACCGGACTCTTCTCTCAGGATGCTTTTAATAGTTTCACAGGCTCCGTTGAGGGAGTCCTCGCCAAGATGGAACGCGGGGCTGCCACGATTGCGGATATTGCGAACACGATGGTCCAAGTCTCAAACCTTATCAAAGGGATTGCCAGCAAGGATAGTCAATTTCTCCAGAACTGCGTGAATCAATTGCAGTCTGCGGCAGTCGCGTTGACGCTGGAAGCCCTAAACTCCAATCCCTGTGCTCACTTTGTCTTGGATCAGATTTCCAACAGGAACCCCGGTGGGCTCATGAACATCTTGAGTAAGCCCATCATTTAAGAGCGCATAAATACAGGAACTATGGCTACTGCAATTGTTTACCAAGATTTCCCATTAGATTTCACCATTCACCCGATCCGTAAGGATTTGGTGTTGAAGCAAAACGCCGATTCGGTGGTTGGTGCGATCAAAAATTTGCTCCAGACGAACCACTATGAGGTGCCGTTTCATCCTGAAATTGGGTGTAACATCCGTAAGTTATTGTTTGAGAATGTCACGGAGTTTACCGCTCGTGACTTATCACGTTTCATCCAAGAGACGATTGAGAACTTTGAACCACGATGCACCATTCAGTCATTGATCGTGACACCGGACGAAGATCATAACCTCTACAACATTAAGTTGAGAGTGTTCATCAACTCTTCTGCTAATCCATTGCAAGTAGACTTTATCCTCGAAAGGGTGCGCTAACATGGCTGAGAAACTAATTATCACCGACTTAGAATTTGAGACGATCAAGACGAACCTCAAAACCTTCTTGAGTTCTCAAAGCACATTCCTGGATTATAACTTTGAGGGTTCTGCATTGTCAATCCTCATCAACTTGCTCGCCTACAACACGTATTACAATGCGTACTACACCAACATGGTTGCCAACGAGTTGTTCATTGACTCTGCACAGGTGCGTAACTCACTGCTCTCCCATGCGAAAGCCTTGAACTATACGCCTGTCAGCCGTCGTGCACCAGTTGCCATTGTGGACCTCGTGGTCACACCTCCTGGGGGAAACAACCAAGCCGTCCTGACAATGGATCGTTTCACAGAATTTCAATCCCAAGCCATTGATGGTGTGAACTACACTTTCGTTACCACTGGGGCGCATACTGTGTATAAGGAGGCGGGTGTATTCACATTCTCATCCTTGGAAATTGTGGCGGGCACTCCTCAAGTCACCACCTTCACCTATGATGCGACCAGCAATCCAACATCTAAGTTTGAGTTGCCAAATGATGATATTGACACTAGTACACTTCTTGTGACAGTACAAGAATCCAGTACAAATACCTCCTCACAGGTGTTCACTCTCTCTAATGATATCACAGAGTCCGATTCTAACAGCGCCGTCTACTACCTGAGCACCTCCACTAGCAACAAATATCAATTGACTTTTGGTGATGATGCCATCTCCCTCGCACTCTCAAATGGTAACATTGTGATTGCCAGTTACTTGTCGACCGCGGGTCCTGATGCCAACAAAGCCAATTCTTTTGCCACTGGATCAATTGGGGGCTTCTCAAATGTCGCTATCGCCTCAGTCTCCTCCGCCTCGGGTGGAGCGGAACGTGAGTCTGATGATTCTATCCGAGTTCATGCGCCATTAGCGTATACATCTCAGAATCGCGCCGTAACGCAGAAAGACTACGAATCCCTTCTCAAGGCACTCTATCCAAACATCCAGAGTATCTTTGTGTGGGGTGGCGAAGATAACATTCCACCAGTGTTTGGAAAAGTTTTTGTGTCCATTGCTCCAAAGTTGGGTGTGATTATCAATGATGCCGAGAAGGTTAGAATTGCCTCAGAGATTCTCGGTCCAATTGCCGTACTCACTATTACACCAGAGTTGGTTGATCCAGATTATGTGTACCTCAAGTTTGCGACTACAGTTGAGGTGGACGGAAAACTCACACTCTTGACTTCTCCACAGATTGCCTCAACCGTGAGAACTGCCATTGTTGCGTATGCCGCGGCGACCTTCAATCAGTTTGGTGCGATCTTCACCGCATCCAAATTCAGTCGTGCTGTTGATGATTCGCTTGCAGCCATCGTGGGATCAGACACACAAATTCGTTTGGAGAAACGTATCAGTCCTTCATTCAATGTGCGTTCAACGTACACGGTCAGTTTTGCCACTGAATTACGCCATGCACCAATTCAACGTGCGCTCAAGTCCTCTGCGTTCACGGTGCACGACTCCTCAAATGTGTTACGCACGGCATACCTGGAAGAAGTATTCAACTCCTCAACCGGGGTGGATTCTATTTCCATCACGAACCCTGGGTACAATTATATTGATCCTCCAACCGTGACCGTCACCGGTGATGGAACCGGAGCGACAGCGGTTGCCACAATCGTCAATGGTCGTATTGATACCATCACAATCACAAAGCGTGGAACGGGATATACCTCTGCGTTGGTCACGATTTCAGGAGGTGGAGGCCAGGCTGGTGCAGCATCCGCTGTGGTCCAGTCCAAGTATGGCACCCTACGTTTGTTCTATTACAACAGCAATTCTGAGAAGGTTGATATCAACCCCACCATCGGAACCATTGACTACTTCAAAGGTGAACTCATTATTTCCGATCTGACAGTTGTGCAATCGCTTACGGACACAGATGATATCAGAATCAGTGTCGAACCGGAAGCCTCAATCATTGAGACTCAGCAGAACCAACTCCTCTTCCTTGACGAAGATGACGCCAGCGCCATCAACATCTCTGTTGTGATTAGGTAACTATGGCAAACACCGTTTCATTACTGGTACGGCAGCAACTACCAGAATTCATTCGTTCAGATTTTGATACCTTTGTCACGTTCGTTGAGGCGTACTACGCTTGGATGGACCAGACAGGGAACGCTATTGATCTGAGCAAAAACATTCCGTCCTATATGGACCTGGATACTTCGTTGAATGAATTTATCCAATTCTTCACGAAGCAATTTCTCCCCTTGTTTCCACCGGATCGTTTAACGAACCCTGCGTTCTTTATTCAACACGCGAAAGAATTCTATCGCACGAAGGGTACAGCAAAGGCAGTACGTCTCTTCTTCCGATTGCTCTATGACCAGGATATTGATGTATTCTATCCCAAGGATGCCGTCCTTCGAGCCTCGACAAGCGAATGGGCAAAAACTCCTTCACTTCGTCTTGACCCAACCATGTGGACGATTGCATTCGGGGATGCCACCACGACACGATTTCGTGCCTTAGAGACTGCCCTAGTGGTCACCCCAGTGGTGTACCTGGATGGTGTATTGCAATCCTCTGGCTATCGTCATTCCCCCAATGAACCGTGGATAATCTTTGATACTGCACCTGGGGCGGGAGTGGAAGTCAAGGTCAATTATGTGGGGAGTGAACTTTCGGGTGTATTTGACACCAATACGATTGTCGCACGATTCGTTGGGCAGACTTCCGGTGCATCAGCCGTCTCAGAAACATTACAGTCCATCATTGCGGATACGATCACCCAAGTGGATTTACGTGTTTCTTCTCCTCGCGGAACCTTCACACAATATGAAGTGGTGAAGGGTCGTTGGGTGTATGATATAGACAGCGGTGCGTATGTTGATATCTACGGGCGTCTCGTTTCCTATCTTTCTTCTATTACATTGATTGATGGTGGACTCGGTTACAACGTGGGTGATCCGGTGATTATCACTGGGGGCTCACCAGCGAATACTGCCACCGCAGTTGTGGATTCTATTTTCTCTGCATTGATTTCTAACATTACGGTGCTGGATGGTGGAGTGGGGTATCAGCCAGGTCAGCGAGCGTACATTACTTCAACACCAAATACAGGTCTTAACGTATTCGTCCTGAGCGTTGATACGTCCGAAGCCATCCACCCGAATAATTATCCGATCAACCAAGACGTAATCTCGTTGTGGGGAAACGTGGCAATGTCGGACCCCGACTTCTACTTTACCCCAGGGGTCTCAGAGAATGTCAATACGCTCATGTCAATCGCGTTCACTGATTTTCTCTTAGGGCGAGAACCTATTGAGCGCGTCGGTCCGATTTCAACCTTAGTGATTACATCAAGCACCGCGGTCTTTAATCCCCCGCCAACGCTCCATGTTGATCCACCGATCATTGTCGTGACAGGGAATACCGCGAATGGTAACGTGGCTACAGCCAACGTCCCTCTGGATTACTTCGGGATCATGGGTCGCATGAATGTGCAGTTTGGGGGAAGTAATTATCAAGTTGGTGATGAACTCCAGTTTGAGAACATCCCTGGTGTAGGATTTGGTATTGGAGCAGCGGGAGAAGTTACGAGTGTCCATCTTGCCAACTCAGGCATCAAGAGCGTGAACTGGCGCCCAGCGCGTATCAGTGGAAATGTGACGATCAACACCGGTGTCTCCAATGTTGAGATCATCGGAGTGGGTACATCCTTCACCACAGAATTGCTGGCGAACGATCACATTGAAGTCAACAGCGAGTCCACGTATGTCACTAGCATCACCAATAACAATCATTTGATCGTGAACACTGCCTTCACCAGGGATTCCACAAGCAGGAAATTGGGACGCTATGGGATGTACTTTGTTGGTGGTATGAACTATCGTCAGAATTCTCTTCCCACCGTGACAGTCAGTTCCGGTAGTCCAACGGCCACGGGTGCAAACATTGTGGTGGAATTGGTACTCTCAGGAGGTGCAGAATTCTTACTCGCTTCACAGACTGAGGAGCCAGTGGGAAAGATCAAGAGTATCAGAATCACGAATCATGGATACGGGTACCAAACGCCTCCAGTGATTGACTTGACTGGTAGTGGTAACGGAAAAGCCAATGCGATTGCTGTCATGTTGAGCAACATTTTTAATGCGCCGGGGCGATTCCAGAGCACCAAGGGATTCTTGAGCGCCGACCAGAAACTCCAGAGCCAGGGATACTATACAAATTTCTCCTATGTGGTTCGTTCCCAAACAGAATTGGTTAAGTATAAGAGTATCTTGAAAGACCTTGTGCATCCAGCGGGAGTACAGTTATGGGGAGAATATGTGGTGGAATCAGATATTCCAGGGTCCAGTGGGCTCACAGCCAATGTCGCCAACACCTACCAGGCGAGCGTATAAATAGAACACTTGTGTAACTGAGGAACTTTATGCCGAATTTTGCTAACGTCTCGCGCCGCCTTGGATTTGAACGCGCATTGAATTTCTTCAATGGCTTTCTCACGACCGCCAATGATGCACCAGTAGGGTACATCATGATCGGCCGTAACATCGCCTGGGATGCGAACGATACCGTTCCCGCTATTTACGATACCGAGAACAGCATTTTTGATACCTACAACAATTTCCTTGGGGGAAAGAAGATCACTGGAAACGATGTCTATTTGGTGATCCCTCGCGTAAATTGGCAAGCAAATGTGGTTTGGACGCAATATGACGATGAGAGCAATACCCTCTTCTCCTCTGCCAATTCCATGTACATCTACACCTCAGGGGGCAATGTTTACAAGTGCTTGGATAATGCGAATGGCTCGTACTCCACTATTGAACCAGCCAATAATTATACAAGTGCGAATGGTTTCACCAGTCCAGGAGACGGGTACACCTGGAAGTATATGTACAAGGTTCCGAGCAGCAGCAAGTTCCTCACAACAGCCTGGATGCCTGTGCCCTTGACCCAGACTTCTGCCTACTTTGGATTTGCTAACAACCTATTATCTGGAACGATCTCGCGTTTGATCCTCACAGCCGGTGGCGCAGGGTACTCAAATACCAACACCACTATTTCAATCACTGGATCAGGAACTTCGGCAAATGCCACAGCCAATGTCAATGCCAATGGCAATGTTATTGCGATCACCTTAAATGACCGTGGATCAGGATATCTCCGAAATAACAACCGAGTTATGGTGGTTGGGTCCGGGGCAAATGCTACAATTCGCACGGTTCTTTCTCCATATGGCGGTCACGGATTCAACCCAGCCAGAGAACTGGGTGCTAATGCCGTCATGATTTCTGTCAAGATTGGTGAAGTGGATTCTACTGAGGATGGGAAGATCACCGCGAACAATGACTTCCGACAACTAGGGGTCTTGTTAAACCCACATAAATATGGAGAGAACACCGCAGTCACCACGGCAAATGCCAACATCGCGGTTACAATGGTCACCCAAATCGTTCTGACTTCTGGACCATCCTATCTTAAGGATGAATTGGTGTATCAGGGAAATAGTGTGGCGAACGCGACTTTCTCAGCCAATGTATCGGATGTATTCACGAATGCCATTGAGACTTCCCATCGTCATGGTACAATCATCCCTGGCGACCTCCTAATTGGCAATACATCAGGCATTTCACGCACCGTGGTGCATTCTACGAATCCAGACCTTGATGAAGAATCTGGTGACCTGGTCTACACAGAAAATCGTGCGCCAGTCACTAGGACCGTTGGTCAAGCCGAATTCATCAAGATTGTTTTGAACTTCTAAGAAATCGTGCATAAATAGATCAAAAGGTGGGAATAATTCATGGCTATTGACCTAACACAAAATCCGTACTTTGACGACTTTGATCCAACAAAACACTTCCACAAGATTCTGTATCGCCCGAGTTACGCTGTCCAAGCCAGAGAACTCACTCAGAGTCAGACCATCCTCCAGGATCAAATCACAAAGTTCGGTAATAACATTTTTCAGAATGGTTCCATCGTCACTGGTGGGTTGACCACACTTGAAAATAATCAAGTGCATTATGTCTGCCTTGAGGACACCGATCCAAATGGTAGTGCCGTTGACGTAGATAATTTCATCGGTCAGTTTGTTGTTGACGGCGATGGTGCGGGAATTCGCGCCTACGTCATTGCAGGTGCTCAATCCACCTTGACCGCCCCAACAGTCTTAGTGGTCAAGTACACGTCTGGACTTCCTTTCAACCCAGCAAGCATTCAGCCTATTGCGACCGAAGATGGAGCGTACAGCGCAACCATTCTTCCAAGCGTAACTTCCCCGATCAATTTCACTGATGTCACAAGCGGGAACACCACAGGCGATTCTTCTATTTGCAGTATTGATAGCGGGGTGTTCTTTGTTAATGGCTACTTCGTTCAAGTTGAACCGCAAACGATCATTCTTGATGCGTTTGACACTACCCCTTCGTTCCGCGTTGGTCTTGAGACAGAGGATTCCATTGTAGACGAAACAATGGATGCCTCGTTACTTGACCCTGCTCAGGATGCCACAAACTTCCAGGCACCTGGGGCGACTCGCTACAAAATCTCATTGACCTTCACTAAGCGTACTCTTGAATCCACTGACGATACAAAGTTTATTGAATTGCTCCGTGTTGTCAACGGCAACCTGACGAAGAAGATCATCTATCCAACCTATTCCAACATTGAAGCCACCATGGCCCGACGCATGAATGACCAATCTGGTTCGTTCACCGTTCGCCCATTCAAGATTGCGTTTGACTCTGACCCAGACTTCGCCAATGCGTATAGCATCGTGGTGGAAGCCGGGAAAGCCTACATTCAGGGGTATGAATTTGAAACAATCGCTCCCCTCTATTTGAAGGCTGAACGTGCGCGTGATACCGCCAACGTTCATCAATACAACACCGCTATTGATTTCCAGAACTGGATTGAAATGACCAATATGAATGGTCCAATTCCATTCAAGACCCTCCAAGCAGGGTTGTTGCATTGCGTCAACGTAGCAAGTATCTCCCTCTCAAACACTGCGGTTGCCAGCAACACCACCATCGGAACCATGAGCATCCGAGCATTGGAATATGAGAGTGGTGCGAATAGTTCTTCTATGCAAACGGCCGTGTGGAGAGCCTATGTCCAGGGTGTCACCGTTGGAAACAGCGTGACAGGCAACAGCAACGGAACAGGTACCGCGAACACCATCTACTTACCAGTCATGTTCTCCCCAATCAGCAATGCCTATGCGGGTGTCAAGTTCACCATCACCACCCACGCAGGCGTGACTGTCAATGAACACCACACTATCGGAAGTTACGATGGTCCAAATAACAAAGCCACCCTTCAAGGGACAGAAACCTTTGCCTTTGGTACTCCAAGTCCAGCAACACAAATCCGTCTTGACTTTGAATTGAAGGATACAGATTCGTTGGTCTATGCGAACACGGCATCTCAACACCTATTCTCAACGTCAATGGATGTAGCCGATTCCAGCAAGGATGCCTTCTTGGTGGATCAATACCAAGGCGCCTTCCTCACGGATACGAATTTCAACCGAGCCATCATGCAGTTGCCGTATGATTGGACCGCCCCTCAGGGTGTGGTCGGTGGTATTCCTCTTTCGGCAAGTGAATACTTTGGTCGCAAAGCCTACACAGGACAGAGTTTCACACAAAACGTCACTAGTATTACAAGTGCCGCGGGCATCACTTCCGTTATCAATGGTTCACCATTGTCTGGATCGGATGCAGTAGACAACATTCTTGTGGTTGTGCGTAATGCTACGGGTGCCAGCCTTGGCAACAACCAAGTCGTCAACTTCTCTTCTGGCAATCCAGCAGGCAACAGCGTCTCCATCACCAGTGTCAGCAACACCTCAACCTGGACCATCACGGTTCCTGGAATGAACAGCGCCTCGGCTGCCGATGTCTATGTGAAGGTGAACCTCCCATACGCCGATCAAATCGGATCGTTACTCCGCACCAAAACAGCGCGTATCGCAAACGTAGCGAGCGGATTAAATTCCGGTGGTGTCCAAATTCCTGATGCCAACAGTGGATTAGTTCAGTGGTATTCACAAGCGGGTGGAGCCAACGGTGCTCAGATCACATTCTATGCGAACTCGGCTGCCTGGTTGAACCTTAAGAACCCAACCGTTAGCCAATCCATCTTTACATCCGATGTTATCGCACTTCGCAAAGTCTATGACGTTGGGACGAACTTGATTGAAGATGGTAATGTGGCTATCGCTCAGGATATCACCTCCCACTATACTCTTGACAGTGGACAGCGTGACAATGCTTACGATCACGGGTCCATCACCCTCAAGCCAGGGTTCTCAGGACCAACGGGTAACGTGGTCGTCTATGTGGACTATCTCTCCCACTCAGGATTGGGATACCTCACAGTGGATTCCTACACCTCTGCTAACATTGGTTATGCCAACATTCCAGCCTACATCTCTGCAACCACCGGGGATGTATACCAGTTGCGTGACTGCATTGATTTCCGCCCGCGCCGACAGGATGGAGATTTTGCTGGTGTCTACGCGGAAGAAATCTTCGGTATTTCAGGTACAGCATTCCAGACAGACTTCTCTTACTTCCTCGCACGACAGGACAAAGTGGTCTTGACGAAGGATAAGACCTTTGAAGTGTTGCAGGGCATTTCTTCATTGAACCCTGTTCCACCGCCAGACAAAGACAACGCCATGACACTGTACACTCTACAGTTGCCAGCGTTCACGGCTAACACCGCGGATATCCGTCAACGTTACACCGATAACCGTCGCTACACGATGCGTGATATCGGGACATTGGAAAAGCGTATCACGAACCTTGAATACTATACGTCTTTGAACTTGCTTGAGCAAGCCGCGAAGAGCAAGGAAATCGTGGATGATACAGGTGCCAACCGATTCAAGAATGGTATCTTGGTTGACCCATTCACTGGACACAAGATCGGTGACGTGCTCAATCCTGATTATCATTGCGCGATGGACACTCAGAACCAGGAAATGCGTCCACCGTTCACCTTGTTGAACCTCTTGCTTGATTTGAGCACCACAGATTCTTCAAATTATCAGCGTACTGGTGCGATGGTTACGCCTCCATACACCGTCACAACCTTGATAGATCAACCTTGGGCTGCACTGGCAATCAATGTGAACCCATTCAACACCATTTCCTTCATTGGACAGATCAAACTTGATCCTTCTTCTGATACTTGGGTGGATACGAACCGTGCGCCAGATGTGCATGTGAACCTTGAAGGGGATAACGATGGTTGGGCAGCGTTAACTGCGGCCGTCAATCAGATTAACCCAGGGAAGATTTTTGGTACCCAGTGGAACTCATGGCAGACCACTTGGACTGGGGTGCAGCAATCCAGCACGATCATTAACCCAACCTATGTCGGACACATGCCTGGTCCTGGCCACGTTGTTCAAGCCTACGGCAACGTAGTAAAGCGTACCACGACTGAAACAACACAAAAGCAGGTTCGCACGGGTATCCAAACTGCCTTTGCACCTGAAACAATCCAGACTTCTATTGGTGACAAGATCATTGATTCATCTGTGATTGCACGTATGCGCTCGCGTGGTGTCTTGTTCACTGGCAAACTATTCCGTCCAAACACGAACCTTTATGCGTTCTTTGACGATAGTGCCGTGACCTCTTACTGCAACAGACCAAACATCGTTAAGGTATCGGACAACACCATTGTCTACACAGACACCTATCAGCAGGGGGAAACCGTTCGTGTGTATGATCCAGCCCGTGGCGCGAATACCGCAACAGGGGTCGTGGTTCTCAGCCGTAATGAAACGGACGGTACCAACGTCAGCATCGTGAGTGTGCAGGGTGGCGATGATTCCAACGTGGCCAATGCGTACTTCATCCACAGCAGCAATGCGACATTCTTAGTGGGAGAAACCAGTGGCGCGAACTCTCGTATCTCTGGATACTACCACCGTTCAGGATTCGTCACGAACCCGAACGTGAGCAGCATCCTCTTGTCACATGACATTGCGAATTCCAATGTTGGTATTTCCAATACCACAATCCTTGGACAGACCATTTACTTTACCTCTGCCAATGGACTTGGACAGAGTGCGACAATTGATTCTTATGATTTCACGACACGCAATGTGCATTTTACTCCATCTGTCAGTGTAACACCGAACACCCAGACCTCCTATTCAATTGGTCAGTTTGCCAGTGACTACCGCGGGGAAGTGGCAGGTATCTTCATTATTCCTTCCACAGAGAATATCAGTTTCCGTACAGGAGAACGTCAATTTACCCTGGTGGACTCGTCCTCTGGAACGCTTGAAGGTTCAGGCACCAATGGATCAGTGAAGTATTTTGCTTCCGGTCTCTTGCAGACTGTAGAAAACACTATCGTCTCAACTCGTTCACCAAGTATCCAACAAACTTCGGTCACGGATAACCGCACCGTCGTAACAGACAAGGTGACCAGTGCAGTCATTGGGCAAAAGAACATCGGCTACTACGATCCTCTCGCTCAAACATTCTTAGTGGACCAGCAATTCCATCCATCTGGTGTCATGTTGACAGGGGTCCGTCTCTTGTTCAAGGACAAGGATGCCAACATCCCTGTGGAAGTGCAATTACGACCAGTGGTCAATGGTTTCCCACACTCCTCACAGATTGTTCCGGGCACCAACATCGCTGTGAACCCAAGTGATATCACCCTTGTGGATGAAACCACGTTGGGTGCCGCATATGCCGCGGGACGCAATCCGATGGACGATGCGACGATGTACACCGAAATCAATTTCGTGGGACCGGTCTACTTGCAGCCAGGAGCGGAATACTGCATCGTGTTGCTCGCCAACTCAGTGAAGTATGAAGTCTACGTGTCTAACATGGGCAGCAAGATCATTGGTACGAACCGACTGATCTCAGAGCAACCATATCTGGGTGTCTTGTTCAAGTCTCAGAACTCCACCACTTGGAACCCAATCCAGGAACAAGACTTGACCATGCGTATCCTTTACGCTCAGTTTGATACCACGGTGACTGCCAATGTGGAATTCCAGTTATCCGATGGTAACGGCATCACCTCGAATGTGGCGCTGGACACATTCTATATCACTTCTGGCAACCTCTTGTTGCCAAACACAGATATTCAATCCTTCTTTGCAACCACGACGGCTGCCGGAGTCAAGGAAAATGCCAAGGAATTTGAAATGGGAGAAAATGTCTACTTTGACGACCTTTTGGGTCGCCGAGTCTGCACCAGCGACAATGCTTCGTTCAAGTTGAGAATCCTCCTCTCAACCACCAACATTGACGTAGCACCAGTCATTGACATGGATCGTCTCTCAGTGTTGGCAGTAGAAAATCTTGTGAATAACTTGGGGCTCTCAAATAGCCTCATGGTCGTCCTCAGTTCAAGCGCCAATTGGCAGACGGCGGCTAACCTCACCTTGACAATCTCAGGGGGTGGTGGAAGTGGTGCGAATGCGTATGTGGCAAACACGCAGATTGATAGTAACAACCGAGTCCTCGCAAATGTGGTGGTGGATTCAGAGGGTAGCCGTTACACGACAGCACCGACGGTCACGCTCTCGGGCAACACTTCACTGACTGCAAATATCAGTTGTGCAGGAGAAGATCATCCATTTGGTGGACCTTCTGTGGCACGTTACATCACCCGCATGGTGACGTTGGCAGATGGATTGGACGCCGGAGATTTCCGCGTCTACTTCTCAGCCTATGCGCCAATCAACGCAAACATTGATGTGTATTACAAGATTCTCTCTGCCGATGATGCCGATACGTTTGATAACAAGAGTTACCAGCGCATGACGATCATCCAGGGGCAGAATAATGTCTCTCAGAACCAACTAGACTTTAAGGATTTCGTGTACGCCCCAGGTTCAAACAATATCGCAGACGACCGTGTGCAATATGGTTCATTCGTCAGTTTCAAGTATTTCGCCATCAAGGTTGTCCTCTCTTCAACGGATACCACAAAGGTACCGCGAGTGAGAGATTTCAGAGTAGTGGCCCTCCCGGCACTCTCGTAAGGCTAACATGTCAATGCTAAATACTGTCAAGATTGAAAACACTGAACTGGTACGGGATATGAACACGCAAGCCGTGCTCAATACGGATGTTCAGGGGTTACAGACCTATCAAGCACAGAGACGAAGAGTTCTGGCACAACGTAAAGAATTTCAAGAGACGAAGCAACGTCTTGAGAGTATTGAACTGGAAATGGCAACATTGAAAAAGATTGTGGGTGAATTGAGCGTCTTGAGGAGTAGAGGCTAATGTCTATCAATCAGATTTCTACAGCGAATACCTTTGGTCAGTTAGTCACCGCGGTGTCGGCGATGATTGCGGTTGCCAATAACTTGACCGATGGTCCACAAGTAGTCACGAATGCTGCCTGGACCTTCTCGAACCCAGGGGTCGGGATCAACGTCGGCAACACGGCGCTGATTAGCACCGGGAATATCAGCCTGCTTAATGCTTCGCAAGCCAATGTCACGAATGAGACTGTAGGACGATCCAACATCTCTACTGCCAATGTCACCGTTGCCAACATCGTTGGAGCGACGATCACCAACGTCATCAGCACCGATCATCTCTCTGCCAATGCGAACATCACTGGATTGCTACAGGTCAGTGACCGTGCAAATGTGTATTCGGCGAATATCCAATACGCGAACATCGGAACAGTAGCCATCACGTCATTGTCTGTATCGGAACTCACGGTTCCTGTGTTGAATGTCAGTTTTGCCAATGTCACAGATTTGTCTGTGTCGGGTACCTCACAACACCAAGCCTTGATTGCAACATTGGTCACCACAGACAATGCTAATGCCAGAATCATCAACGTCTCATCGGCAAACATCAGCAATTCATTTGTGGCAACATTGAATGCTAGCGTTGCGAATATCACCAGTTTGACCGTCGGCACACAGAATATCTCTACGGCGAACATCACCACGTTGACTGGGTTGGTATCTCTCAGCACCACATTTGCCAACATCACCACAGAGACCGTGGGCACCGCGAATATCTCTACGGCAAACATCACCAATCTCTTTGCGAATGTGGCGAACCTTGTATCTGTGAACATCGCTTCCACGAACATCACATCAGGTTCCATCTCAGTCACCGCAAACCCAACGTCAAACCTACAAGTCGCCACGAAAAATTATGTGGACACTGGGGCAGGGGCGAATCTGGTTAACAAACTCTCCTTCAATGCCAAGGGTGACGTGATTCTTGGTACTGGCGCCAATACCTATGCAACACTCGTTGCAGGATCAAACGGACAAGTCCTAATCGTTGACACCACCCAAACAACAGGGATGCGTTATTCAGGACGACCAGCGCAAGGATTCCGCGGTCTTTCTATGGGTACATCTCAAGCCGACAAAGTGGCAAACGGAAACCAAATCATCGTGTATAAACTGGACGAAGCCACGATGGACGATGGGGAAGTGGTGACGGGTTGGACGGTGCCAGCAACCATTGATATCACTTCAAACGGCGCAGGGTTCCTTGATACGGGTGTGGTTCTCGCAAACACTTGGTACGAAGTATACGCAATTCGTAAGCGTTCAGATGGAACGAAGAATTTTATCCTCCACCGTGCGCTTGACCGTAATGTGGATCAGAATACCACAAACACTGTTGTATTCGCATATAATACCACGCTAGCGGTGAACAAAACCACCAGTCCAAATGTGAAGGTTGCTCAGAGTTTTACACCGAATGTTTCTGGGCCACTCACCAGCCTTGAAATTCAGATGTTCAAGACAGGCACCCCAGTGGGTAACGTCTGGCTCACCTTGGAAGCCAACACCGCACAGGCGCCGAGTGGTGTCGCATTAGCCACTAGCCGAAAATATGATGTGGCCAAAGCACAAACAGCACATATGAACGTGAGATTTGTATTTGACGCCACAGCAAACGTAGTTGCTGGTAACTCATATTTCTGGGTCTACCAAACTGATTACTCTGCGAGCGATACCAATTTCACAACTCTTGAGGGATCAACGACGGCATACACAACAGGGGTTGTTAAAGGTTTTAATGGTGGTTCGTATGTGACGCTGACCCCTGGTATTGGAGTATTGACATTTAAGACATATCAGGAAGCCAATAGTACCAGTGTTACGTTCCCGACTGGCTACGATCAGAAATGCCTGATTGGGTACGTTGCCACAGACGGTAATAGTAAATTACGAGAATTCCGTCAACGCGACCGAACCATCAATACCTTCACTAGTTATCAGTGGATGGGGTTTGCTACCAAACAAATTGCAAATCCAGAGGTGGCTGATCTCACAAATGTTGTTCCTCCAATTCATTGTGAAGTTGTATTCATTGCCATACAAGCCTCCGGGGGTATCAATTTTGCAAATTATGGTTCGTTGGACGCTTTGGATATTCCAAATAACACCAACGCTGGTATGGAAAATAGAGGGTTTGTGTATGGAGGGGCAGGGACGCAAGGTTCAATCGGTTACATGCCAACACCTCCAATTTGGATTGAGCAGCAAGCCATGATGGTTCACGTAGGAGTTGCGATAACCAAGTTTTATATTTCGTCATTCACCTTCTAAAGTGACTCATAAATACCCTTACTATGCCATTTGTATGGGTGAACGATCCACGCATTCCCGAAGCCGTTGAAGCGCCCGTTATTGGGCCCACGGAAGTCTCCACCGAGGTTCACGTTGTCGCTAACACCGTCAACGTGAGCCCTATCCTGGGTACGGTCTCCTACAACACCCGCAATGTCGGGTACGATGTTCTCTATACCCTCCCAAGCCTCAACGTCCATGATCTTCATGTGACGCACCTCGAGGCTGATAATGTGCAGGTTCACCTCAACGCTTCCATCAACACTGCCACGATCAATGTAGCCACAATCAACACTGCCAATATCGTGAGTGCCACGATTGCCAATGGAGTGATGGGCGTTAATCCCTCTTCAAACGATCAGATTGCCACAAAGGAATATGTTGATGCCCTCGCTGCCAATTCCACACCGACTGGTGGCAATCTCCAATTATTGATTCTCGCTGCGGGTGATTTGCTTGTCGGAGTCTCGGATAATACCGCCGAACGATTTCCTGTGGGCACCACTGACAAGCAGGTGCTTATGGCGGAATCAAGTTCTGGAAATACCGGTATGCGTTGGACGGGTCCAATAGGCTCCACCTCTTCTCACCGAGGTATGGTAATTGGAACGAACTGGTCTGGAGGATCAAGGAACAGTCAAATTGTTCTCCTTCAAACTGATGAAATTGTGATGGATGATGGGCAAAGAATCTCAACTGGATGGAATGGTCTTGTAGCGGATACCTCGCTCTCAGGTGCCGGAGGCATTGATACGGGCACCATTCTTCCGAATACCTGTTATGAAATTTATGCCATTCGCAATAGTTCCTCCGGTGCCCAGGCCCTCTTGTTGCATCGTGCGAAGGATACACGAGTTGATATTCATTATGCACCTACAGCAGCCGTTTCACGAAGCATCAATTTTGTCTATGGGGCCACCCAAAGCGTCACAATCAATGTCGCGCAAAAATTTATCGCCCAATCCAACGGACCATTCTTGGGTATTGACCTCACGATCGGCCGCACAGGTGCCCCAGTGGGGAATCTGTGGGTAACGCTGGAAACCAACGATGCAACCAATAACGCTAGTGGAACGATCCTGGCAACCAGCCGAAGAGTCTCAGCGGGACGTATTGGCAATCTCACATCGGATTCTGTGAGGACACGGTTCCCCTTTGACACCACTGCCAATGTCACCTCTAACACCACCTACTGGGCGGTTGTTCATGCAGATTATACACAAGGCAACGTACAAACGAATATAAATTATATTAAAATTTTTGGAGATAGCGCCACCCCCTCGTTTCCGTATGCCAATGGTGTTTGTAAGTTCTTCAATGCAAATACCAACGGATGGGCGATGTCTAACAGTGGAGCCGGAATTGACGGAACCCAGGGTCCGTCCAATCTCTATTTCAGAACGTTTGTGGAAGCCAACAGCACCTCAGTAACCATGCCGGCCGGTTACGATCAGAAATGTTTAGTAAGTTATTGCTCCACAACATTTCACTCAACGCTCCGTGAGTATCATCAGCGTGATTATAAAATGTCCATGTCCTATCACTATGAGTGGATGTATTATCAGAATGGTGGGTCAAATGCCCTAAGAGCAGAAAGTCCTGGGGCGAATAATTCTGCTCAGGTTGCTTTCCCTGAACCCATCCACATGGGGGAATATGTCCCACCAGTACCATGCCTGGTGTGGATTTATAAATTGACTGCGGCATCTGGAGAAGCGGTGTTCGGGCACGGCAATCTTGCGTGTACTGAATTGCCCGTCCAACCTTTGGTATCAGAAATCAGTGGCTCATTGAGTGCATCAATAGGTAGTGGAGAACCAAAAGCCCTTGGGCCGATCCTTGTGGAGTTTAATGCCCATGTTAATCATGGCGGAGGCAGTACGTTGGGTGAATTATATATCGCAGGAATTGAATTCTAATGCCTTTCAAATGGACAGATAAACCAAATCCTCCATCAACCGATCTTCCCATCCCAGTCCCACCGGGAGAGATCACCTATGAGCAAAAAGCCGTTGCTAATCTGGTGAATGCCGGGGGCACTCTCTCGTACAATACTCCAAATGTGTCATACGACATTGTGTATGAGTTGCCAACCGCCAATATCAATGTCGCCACATTCACAAATGTTGAATTCAACAACATGACGATCAACACGGCACACATTTCTACCGCGACGATCAATGTCGCACGTATCACCACAGCCAATATCATGAATGCCAACATCCTCTATGGTTTTGTAGGGTCCGATCCTACATCAAATCTTGGCATCGCCTCAAAGCATTATGTGGATGCGGCGATGGCAAACGTTCCATCGGGAGGCAGTGATCTGCAAAATATCATTGACGCTAAAGGTGATTTGCTAGTGGGTACGGGTCCAAACACCGCCACACGATTACCTGTGGGAACTGATGGACAAATCCTTATCGCTGATAGCACGATTCCCAATACTGGGTTACGTTGGATTGATGTGGCTGGGCAAGAGGTATTCAATAATCTCTGGGTTCAAACTCACTACGATCTTTCTGGAAACGATCATGTTGTGATTCTTCGTTATGCCGGAGAAATCATCATGAATGATGGCACTCGTACATCTGGATGGCAAAATAAGACTGCGGATATTGAAATTTCTGGTGCAGGGGGATTGGATACAGGGGTTGAAGGTGCCTCGCATTGGTATGAGGTCCATGCCATTCGGAATAGTAGTAATGGTGCGAATAGCCTTATCCTCCATCGCGCTACGGAGGTGCTCCTGGATCAATCCTTTGTGGTTGCTTCTGACACCTCACGACCATTGAATAAAATCACTGGTGGGAAATCACTATTGGCGCAGAGTTTTGTCCCGGCTGCCAATGGTCCTCTTACCAGCGTTGAATTGGAAGTGGCAAGAACGGGGAGCCCAACAGGATTGATCTGGGTCACGCTTGAATCGGATAATACCCCATTTCCTAGCGGCACCGTCCTGGCAACGAGTCGTGTGATGGATGTGTCTCGGCTGCCTACGGATAAAGCCCGAATGCGGTTCTTATTTGACACCAATACCAGTGTGTCCATCGGCACCACGTATCACATTGTCTATCATGGAAATTATACTGCGAGCGACACGAACTATACATCCTTAAGTGGTCTTGCTGCCGGTGGATATGCCAGTGGAATAGCCAGTGAACAAGAGGCCAGCACCCTCACATGGGCAACAGGATCAGCCCTTGGGGGAGCAAGTGATTTCTGGTTCAAAACATTCATACGCAGCACTCCAATTACGGCCGTGACGCTTCCTACTGGGTACGACCAGCGATGCCTTATCAGTTATGTTTATAATGACAGTAACGGAAAATTCAAACAATACGTCCAGAAAAACCGCACAATGGTTATGGGGGTCTCCTCTGATTGGCGATGCTTTACCTCCCTCACAGGGCTCATTGAGGCGGTTGATTTGTCGGGGTACGTGCCCCCAGTGACATGCTCGGTACAATTCTATCACTGGCTCACCGGAGGAAGTCCAAAAACTCATGTGCCTGTTGGAGGGGTGGCATCCACAGATATGCCCATCATTGAAATCGCTGGAAGCGGCACCCCTGGTTCAGTCACCTGTAACACACGAAATCAATTGACTACAGTAGCCAATCCGACCCTAGGCCCCTACGGGATGATTGTAGTTGAAGAACAAGTTGTGCTCGCTCGTATGCAAAACGTCAATTGTAGACTCTACACCACTGCGGTTTTATTCTAAGGAACATCATGGGATTTGTCTGGCAAAATAAACCTACGACTCCAATTCCTATCCTTCCCGTTCCGGTACCAGCCGGCGAGGTGACTTATGCCGTACATACTGTGGCAAACACCGTAGATTATGGTGGAACCGTTCGTTATAACACGGCCAATTCATCCTATGATGTGGTATATGAATTTGAATCATTGAATGTCACCAATGGAGTGTTTGAGAATGGGTTCTTTGACACTGCGAACATTTCCACTGCACTCATCAATGTAGCGAATATCGGTATCGCCACGATCAACACCGCCATTATCACGAATGCCACAATCACCTTTGGGTATGTGACAGGAAGCCCAACCACAAATAGTGGCATCGCATCAAAATTCTATGTGGATAATGCTGTCGCCACAATTTCGGGAGGTACGGGTCCAGACAACACAGCAAACATTTTCGTCACCACAGGAGATTTGCTGGTAGGGTTTGCTGCGAATACGGCCCATCGGCTTCCTGTGGGAAGTGATGGTCAAGTGTTGAGCGTGAATGCAAGTTCTTCTGTGAAGCAGAGTTGGTTTGCCGTGTCCGGTAGTCAGAGGGCCACCGGAGTATTCATTGGAACACACTACGATCCAACGAAAAAATCCTCCCAGGTGTTGTTGAAACACGCTGACGGCATCACGATGCAGGATGGGGAATATATCCCTGATTGGAATAACCTCGTGGCCGACATTACCATCTCCGGTGCCGGGGGGCGTGATGCTAACAGTGTAGAGGCCGCCAGTACGTGGTATGAGGTTTATGCCATTCGGAATAGCAGTACAGGCGCAAGGGCTCTGCTCCTCCACCGTATGCTTGATAGGGTGCTGGATGCTAATTGGCCTGCCACAGATTCGCAACTGGTGTATCTGAGGAGAGGTGACACCGCCCTGACCATTCCTGCCATGAGGTATTGCACAAAAGTTACGCAAAGTTTTGTTCCATCCAGAACTGGCAATTTGGCTTCTGTAGACGTGAGAATCCAGAAAGTCCTGACCCCAACGGGTAATGTGTGGGTTTCTATTGAGGGGGATGATGGAACAGGTAATGCGGATGGAGGTATTCTTTGCACTTCACAGAGACTATCTGTACAGACTGTTCCCACTTCCCCATTTCAATTCAGATTTGTTTTTGATACGACTGCCACACTCGGTGCAGGAAATCGTTATCATATCGTGGCAGAGGGAGATTTTGGAACCGCGGTGGCTGATACTGCCAATTCCATTGCCTTCACAGGAAACACGGCACCTCTTGGACCTGGGCAACAAAACTGGATGGCGAACGTTGGATACACCAGCGGAAATCTGACAATCAATTCTGGATATGGAGATTGTCGTATCTGGAATGTGGTGACCAGCACCTGGAAGGTTGCGGCGAATGCGACAGGAGTTGGAGCCGGGCCCCAAGACCTATTTTTTCAGATCAGTATGGAGGAAAATAATACTGGACTTGTTCTACCAAGCGGGTATAATCAATACTGTCTCATTAGTTATGTCAACAATAACGCATCAAGTAATTTTAAGGAATATCACCAGCAGAATAGAACAATGGTGACAGGATTTGATCCTGATTGGCTGGTGTTTACTTCGACGGCGACAACAGGACTCCAACCGATGCCTCTCCAATCATGTGTCCCTCCAATTCCCTGCACGATACAATTCTTTGGAGGAAGTTATAACGCTACCTTTGGAGGAAACTTTGCCATTGGGGGCCGATATTCCTTTGAGATGAATTTTGGAAATTCTGGAAACGACACCCTCAGCCGAGGTCAAACTCCGTGTGGGGTGCCTGGTAGTGCGTTCCAATTGACATATAGTGGGTTGATTACACAGGATGGTTGGAATTTTGTATACTGCAACCCCCAGGGGCTGGGCTACTATGCGTATGTGACAAGCATCACCTTCTAATCAATGAACACATAAATAGACTGAATAACCAACGAGGTGTACGATGGCTGGATACGTTCCCTTAGAACTTGAACAATTCTCGGATTTTACACGGGTCATCACGGTTCGGACTGCCAACGGAGCCGCACAGAACCTTCTTGGGTTCTATGCCAACACTGAACTTCGCAAATCATTCTTTTCTGCAAAATCCAACACCATCACCACAGTACTCACTGATGCAGGTAATGGAGAAATTACCCTTTCTATGACTGCGGCAAACACTGGACTACTCACCCCAGGTCGTTACGTCTATGATGTAGTTTCAACCTCAAATGCGGGAATTCGCCAACGATTGATCCAAGGTATTGTCGTGGTGAACCCTGGAGCCACCCACTAAATGCCAGATAAAATCATAATCACTAACCCACCACCTATTCTTGTTCAGGTGAAGGGGGGAAAACCTACTTCTGTTACCACATCAGCGAGCGCCGGTGCAGGCGACGATCAATATGCTCGCCATGTGGCTGCTGGTGCATTTGATCAGGCGAATGCTGCCTATGACACTGCCAACGCTGCCTTTGCTGAGGCAAATACCGCGATCTACACCGCGGCGCAAATCCGTGCCAACATTTCTAACACGGCACCAATCAATTACAGCCCAACCACTGGGGTTATCAGCCACGCAGATTCTACAGTTACCCCGGCGACCTATGGGAATACGACCTTTGTTCCGACCATCACGGTGGATGCCAAGGGTCATGTCACGTCTATCACCAATACAGCCATTGCGCTCCCTCCAAGTTTTGACCAGTTCGCCAGAGATCAAGCCAACGCTGCATTTAATCAGGCAAATACCGCGAACGTCATTGGCCAGGCTGCGTTTGATAAAGCCAATACAGATTTTACATTAGCCACTACTGCCAATACGGTTGCTGCCTCAGCGTACAATCAAGCCAACATAGCGACCACGAACGCCGACGCTGCCTTTGCCAAAGCCAACTCTGCGAACGTCACCGCCCAAGCCGCATTTGATAAAGCCAATACTGATGGAATTGTTGCGGCGTCAGCCTATGCTCAGGCGAACATAGCGACCACCAATGCCGACGCTGCCTTTGCCAAAGCCAACGCCGCGTATGCGAATGCGAATACCGCAATCTATACTGCCGAGCAGATACGATCCAACATTTCTAATACCGCACCAATCAATTACGATTCCTCCACAGGAGTTATCAGTCACGCTACGTCCGGGGTGACCCCATCAGGCTACGGTGATGCGTCCCATATCCCTGTGTTTGTGGTGGATGCAAACGGACATGTTACCTCGGTGAGCAACGTAGCAGTCCAAACCGGGGCAGGCGCCACGGATCAATTTGCGAGGGATATTGCTAACGCTGCATTTAATCAGGCAAATACCGCAAACGTCACTGGCCAGGCGGCATTTGACAAAGCCAATGGTGCGATTTACACCGCAGCGCAGATACGATCCAACATTTCAAACACCGCTCCGATCAATTATGACCCTTCTACAGGCATAATTTCCCATGCTCTCTCAGGAGTCACCGCGACAACCTACGGCAATACAAATTTTGTACCTTCTATCTCGGTAGATTCAAACGGGCATGTCACTGCGGTAACTAATGTTGCCATCGACCGAACCTTGGCACAAGGTGCCTTTGACAGAGCCAATGCTGCCTACGCAAACGCGAATACCGCGATCTATACGGCAGGACAAATCCGAGCGAATATCTCCAACACCACTCCGATCCTCTATGACCCTGCATCGGGCGTCATCTCACTCACGACAGTACCGGTCTCCAAAGGTGGAACAGGACAGACCGCTATTACGGTGAATGGTTCCCTCTTAATTGGCAACACGGTCTCTGGTGGGTTTGATGTCAACACCTTGACACAGGGCACTGGTATTGCCATCACGAACGACAAAGGTTCTATTGTCATTGCCGCGACCGGCGGATCGTCCACAGATCAATATGCGCGTGACAAAGCCAATGGAGCAGCACAGAATTCTTTTGTCACAATCAATGTCGCAGGGCAATCCGATATCGTCGCGGATTCAAATAATGACACACTCGTATTGGTTGGTGGTAACGGGATTTCTATAATAACTGATGCACCAAATGATACCATTACGATTGCGGTCACCTCACCTGCCCTTTCTAATGGTGACTGGGATTTCGTATCCTCATTGCAAGCATTCAGTAGCGGATTATTTGTTATCTCGGTGCCTCATGGACTTGGAGGTATTCCAACTTCTTACGATGCAGACTTGGTTGCCGTGGCGGATACAGGTGAAGGGTTGTTCGGGTGGTCTATCGGGGATGTTATTCAAGCAAAGGGTAACTTTCACTCCTCAACCTATGCACTCAATTACATGGCGGTGGATGCTGCCAATGCGTACTTCTTTATCAGTGCTGCGGGGGGCAATCTTATCGTTCCAACAAAATCGTCAGGGAACCCAAACGTACTAGGCACCCTCACAAACTGGAACATTCGCCTCAAAGCCAATTGGCGCCCCGTTGGGATAAATGGTTTCTCCTCAATTGATACGTATGCTCGCAACAAAGCCAATGGAGCGGCACAAAATACCTTCCTCACTGTTAATGTAGCGGGTCAGAACAATGTCATAGCAGATTCCAACACCGACACGTTAGTTTTGGTGGCGGGAACAGGCATGGTCATTACGACAGACGATGCCAACGACACCATCACATTTACCGCAACAGGAGGTGCCTCCTCCGATCAATTTGCGAGGGATCAGGCAAACGCCGCCTTTGATAAAGCCAATGGCGCGATCTACACCGCGGCACAGATTCGTGCGAACATTTCCAACACCGCACCAATCAATTATGATCCTTCAACAGGAGTTATTAGTCACGCCTTATCTGGTGCCACGGCATCTGGCTACGGTGATGCAGCAACGGTGGCAAAGGTTGTGGTGGACTCCAATGGGCACGTCACAAGTGTCACGAACACTGCTATTGCCATTAGTGCATCGCAGATCACCTCGGGTACCTTGGGGGTGAATAGAGGGGGAACAGGACAAACTGCCATCACCGTCAATGGCTCACTGCTCATTGGTAACACCGTGTCTGGTGGGTTTGATGTTAACCCATTGACCCAGGGCACCGGAATTCTTATTACGAATGACAAGGGCTCCATCACGATTGCGGCGACAGGTGGATCGGCACTGGACCAATTTGCAAGGGATCAGGCAAACGCTGCATTTGACAAAGCCAATTCTTCAAATAATCTTGCTCAAGGAGCATTTGATAAAGCCAACGGGTCAGCACAACTCTCCTTCGTCACGATCAATGTCGCTGGACAAAATAACATTGTAGCGGATTCAAATTCCGACACACTCATCTTGGTTGCTGGCACATACACCTCTATCACCACTGATGATGCCAACGATACCATCACAATCTCATCCACAGGCGATCAGTTTGCCCGTGATACTGCCAACAGTGCCTCCGTGACTGGTCAGGCGGCGTTTGATAAGGCGAACACCGATGGGATCATTGCTGCCTCTGCGTATAATCAAGCCAACATTGCGACCACGAATGCCGACGCTGCTTTTGCGAAAGCCAATGGGGCGGCGCAACTCTCCTTCGTCACGATCAATGTCGCTGGGCAGAACAATGTTATTGCCGACTCAAATGCTGATACCTTAATTCTTGTAGCGGGTACCTACACGTCAATTATCACTGATGCTCCAAATGATACCATCACGATTGCATCAACTGGAGATCAATTCGCCAGGGACACTGCGAATAGTGCTACAACGACCGGACAGGCGGCATTTGACAAAGCCAATGGCGCCATCTATACTGCTGCACAAATCCGTGCCAACATTTCTAACACGGCTCCGATCAACTACGAGCCGACAACGGGAGTCATCTCCCATGCGCTCTCTGGCGCTGTAACGTCAGGATATGGTGATGCTGCGACAGTCGCAAAAGTTGTGGTAGATGATAAAGGACATGTCACAAGTGTCACCAACACGTCTATTGCTATTTCTGCGGCCGCCATTACGTCTGGTACGTTAGCCGTCGGACGTGGGGGTACTGGGCAAACTGCGATCACAGTGAATGGGTCCCTCTTAATTGGGAACACGGTCTCTGGTGGGTTTGATGTCAATGCGATCACCCCAGGCACCAACATCACGATCACAAATGATAAAGGCTCAATCACGATTGCCTCCTCCGATGCCTTTGCTCAAGCGCAAGCCAACGCCGCCTTTGCAAAAGCGAACATTGCGACCACTAATGCTGATGCTGCATTCGCTCGCGCCAACGCTGCCTATGCCAATGGCAACACCGCAATTTACACCGCGGCACAAATCCGTGCCAACATTTCTAACACGGCACCAATCAATTACGATTCCACCACTGGGGTCATTTCTCATGCCACCTCAGGGGTCACGGCTTCTGGTTACGGTGATGCTGCAACCGTACCTAAAGTTGTGGTGGACTCCAATGGGCACGTCACGAGCGTTACGAATACTGCGATTGCCATTTCTGCTGCGGCTATAACCTCGGGCACATTAGCCGTCGGACGTGGAGGTACTGGTCAAACCGCCGCCTCCTTAGTCAACGGCGCAATCCTCATTGGCAACACGGTCTCCGGTGGTTATGATCTGAATACACTCAGTCAGGGCACAGGCATCGCTATTACCAATGACAAAGGCTCCATCACGATTGCTTCCACTGTGACTTCCACGGATCAATATGCGCGTGATAAAGCCAACGGGGCAGCACAGAATTCCTTTGTCACGATCACGGTAGCAGGGCAATCAGATGTTGTAGCAGATTCTAATACAGACACACTGACTATCGTGGCAGCAAACGGTATGACGATCACCACGAATGCTACCACAGATACCGTGACCTTTGAAGCAGGCGCGAAGGGAACAGGCACAGACAGGGTGTTCTATGAAAATGACCAAAATGTGACAGCGAATTATGCGATTGCCACAGGGCGATCCGCGATGTCTACGGGCCCGATCACCATAAATACAAACGTCATTGTGACAGTTCCATCAGGGTCACGTTGGGTGATTCTGTAAGGAGATTTTATGCCAGGACAACTTTCTGTTGAAACAATTTTAATCCCTAACATTCAGGCGAGCGCACCCGCGGCACCTACGGCGAACCAGGCGATTTTCTATACAACCTTAGATAGCACCGGGAATACAATTTTAAGTGTCAAGTTCACCAATGGCATGACGCAGATGATTGGTACGTCCTCTGGCGCAGGTGTTAATGCCAATGGGTTGATCCTGTTGGGCGCCACGAGCGGTTCCATCACATTGATTCCTACTGCCATTGCTGGGGCGACCACCATTACCCTCCCGGCTACGAACGGAACAATAGCATTAGTGAGCACAGCCAATGTCATTTCTGTCGCTGGAAGATCAGGAGTGGTGACGCTTTCCTCCAATGACATATCAGGCACCGCTACCAGCGATGTAGCCACCGCAGGAAAAATTGGTGAATTGCTTATTGTGACTGTGGGCTCAGGTGCCGCCTTAACGTTGTCGACCGGAGTAGTCAAAGAAATTGCGAACCTCACATTGACCGCGGGGGATTGGGATGTATCAGGATTTGTGGGGTTCGTCACGGGTACAGGGACCGCGACCACATTGCTAGCAGGGAACTTCTCAACGGTATCGGCTCAGAGTCCAAGCGCCGATGGGGGAGCACGATTCCCAGTCAATCTCACATGGTCAAACGGAGAAGGTATTATTTTTACCTTAGCACCTCAACAAGTCAATCTCACGGGTTCAACGGTCTATTATTTGAATGCCATTGCGAATTTTTCAGTGTCATCTCTCAAAGGGTATGGGATTTTACGCGCCAGGCGCATGAGGTAAGGAACAGGATATGAGCGTACTGATAGACGGAACATTAGGTGTCACTGCCAATAGTTTGACGTTGCCAGGGACGACCTCTGGTTCTATGAGAATACAACCTGACGCAGTGATGGGGGCATCCACGCTCACCATTCCGGCAGCGAATGGTACGCTCATCACATCCAGTGGTCGTGTGTTAATGTTACGAACAGGTGTAGGCACCTGGACAGTGAGAAAGACGGATGGAAACACCATCAACATCAGTGCGTCTACAACTAGTGGATTGCAGGAAGCGATCAATGAAGCCTGTGCAAATGGGTATGATTTGTATGTGTACGGCGGTGGGATTCAAGGAAATACACCAATACAAGACGTAGCAGTTATCAATTGCACCACTGGTATTACATTCCCCGCGATGCAAAATAAACGCATAGAAATCGGGGCATGTTCTATTAACTTCACTGCGGCAGTCTCAGGAAATGGAGTCACATTTGACTCCTGCATGATGGTCTATTGTATTTGGAGTGGTCAGATTGTATACACAGGCAATAATGCCGCCGTCCTCTTTAAGCCTACAGCCAATGTTCCATATGATCTTGTTCCTGGTTGCTTAGACAGTCACATCCGTATCAATCATATTGCCACAGTGGGTGGAACAAATCCTATTTGTGTAAAGGTGGACGCAACGAACGCGGCTGTTCTCGGAACGACATTTGAATTCATAGAAGTCAATGGAAGTAATGTGGCTGGCACCAAGGGAGTTATTCTTGTCAACCCCACCGCTGGTATCATAGGCAATAAGTTTAGGCTCGGACGTATTCACAAGTGCAAAACCACAGGGGTGGCAATTGGTGAAGCGTCCACCACATCCATTTATGCCAACATGTTTGAGGGGGATATATGGGGTGCCGGGGGCACCACGCAGGGTATCTTGTGTTATGGGGCGAATAATCAATTCCGTGGGTCCATCGTAAGCAACGAAGGGACACTCACAACGGGATTGTCCCTCGGATCAAGTGCAGCAAAAAACTTATTTACAATCCCACAAAATGATGCCAATACTGGGGTGACGGATAGTTCTACCACCAAGGATAATCAAATCAATGGCAGCATGTCATTCTCCTGGACTCCGGTGTTCACCTTTGCCACACCAGGAAACCTGACTATCGTGTATTCCGTTCAAGTTGGCTGGGGCACCATATCAGATAAAAAGATCGACCTCACATTTACAATTGTCACAAGCACGTTCACGCATAGCACGGCATCTGGAATTGCCCAGATAACGGGGTTACCATTCACATCAAAGGTGCTCTCCAGCCTCGGACATGAAGGGTCCTTGGGTTATAGTGGGGTCACGAGTGCCACATTCTCGCACCTAACTTGTAACATTGAAGCCAACTCAAATACAATGGATATACGAGGCAGCGCCTCGGCTCAAGCATTCACTCAATTGACCCCAACTTCTTTTCCAACTGGTGGAACATTAGTCCTTCGTGGCACTATCACCTATTGGAAAGACTAATAAGGAATTCGTAGATGTCCACACTAAGAATTGCGGGTGATACATCGGGCTATGTTGATCTCCAGGCACCTGCTATTGCGGGATCAGTGGTGCTGACCCTACCGGCTAACAGCGGTACCGTTGCCACATTAGAATCACGATCCAAGAGCATATCGGTCATCAGTCCAGTTATCACTGATAATATCACTTTTTTCTACACTGACACCGCCCTCACAGTGAGAAAAGTTGTCTCAGTCGTGCAGGGCACCACTCCTAATGTGACCTTCAATCTGACCTATGCCAATACAAGGGCAACTGGAACAGTCGGAACGGACATAACAGGCAGCACCGTGTGTGCCAATACAACAAATGGAGTAATCACGACAACGTTTACGAACGCCACGATCCCGGCAAACAATTATGTGGTACTCCAATTCTCAGTGGTAACTGGTACGGTCAACGAAATTGCCATCACGATGCTATAATAAATACAACTAAGAGGAATTTACTATGTTAGTCCTAACTGCCAATACAGATAAAATTTCACTCATCACAAGTTCAGGAGCAGATATTGCCGTTGTGGCGAGTTACATTGAACGCGATAGTACGAGCGGCGCCGTTGGAGTGGCAGATCGTCAATTGTCAAAACCCCTCACTGCCACAACCACAACAATTGTTGGCGGGCCCGCAACTGGCACCACCCGTAATATCAAGTCAATTTTCATGAAGAATTTGGATGCCTCGGTATCCAATGACTTGACCGTACAATTGGATCAAAACGCAACATTGTATGAAATGTACAAATGTACATTGTTAGCAGGAGAGACACTTGAATACATTGATGGAATGGGGTTTATTCACTTAACAAACTCGCAACGTCTTGAACGCACGGTGTATGTTACAGCAGATTCTACACACGCCACAGCCGCAACGTTTGCGGATATCACAGGGTTGCAAGTTCCCATGTTGAGCGGCGTCCTCTATAATTTCTTGTGTCACCTGTATCATATCAACAATGCCACAACCACAGGTTCACAATTCGGCTACAATATCGGAAACGCGCCCTCCGATTCTCGTATCTCCACCATTGACACGGTCACAGGAAGTGTGACTGCCTCAGCCCATTCTGCCGGTTCCGTGACTGCGCGAGATACCGCCATCACAGCACAAACCACAGGGGCAACCGCCATTGTTCCAGCGATTATTTCAGGGTTCATCATTCCAAGTGCCGATGGTACATTCTCTATGCGAGCCACCTCAGAGGTGACCGTGGCCTCAGGACTGATTGTGAAAAAGGGTTCCTGGCTACGTGTTTGGCAACCCACAACATAAAGGCAGAGAATTGTGTTATTACTTACAAGCACCACAGATAGAATTAAAATTGTTCTTGATGAGACTGGGGGCAACATCTTCGGTGTGGCCACCTATGCAGATAGGAACCAAACCACTGGTGCCATTGGGGCCGCGGGTAGGCAACTTATTAACATTGGAAACGGTAACACAGGGCTCGTTGATCCACCAGCCGCCACCACGACCCGCAACGTCAAGACGATTCATGTTCGTAATGCCCATGCCACTGTCACCATGACGGTGCATATTCAGTATGATGCGAACGGCACTATCTATGAACTCTACTGTGCGACACTTAAGGCAGGGGAGAGTCTATCATACTCCGAGGGCATCGGTTGGAAGTATGAACCGTTGTTAGGTGTGGCACCATTGAACGTAAAGGTGGTCATGAATCGCGGAGCGAGGGCCGGCAGTTCGGGACTTCGTTTTTCGGAGTTAACTAGTCAGATTATTCCGGGGCTCTCTGTCAGAGTGATGAATAACCGCACGTACAATTTCTTGGCACACATCACTCATCTGGGTGGTAGTGCTACAACCAATGGATTGTCGTTTCAGTTCCTTAGTTCTCGTACATCGGATAACGGTGCGGGTGATGGTACCGGCTGCACTAGTGCCGTGCAAATTGGTGAAATTGGTGTCGTGACAACCAGCGTGACCGCTGCTACGTTGGAAGCCGGGGCGGCCTCCGCCGAAGGATTCTTCAACAATGGCGTGGGTACCAGTGATACCTCGGTGCGTCAATTGACCATTCTCTCTGGCTGGTTTACCACGAACGCGGATGGGTTTGTCAACATCTATGGGTCAGCAGAGGCAGACCTCTTACAAGCACACCTTATTCATGACGGTTGTACGTGGCTTCATGTGTGGGAACCAACAGGGTAAAGGTGATGTATGCCAGCAGGATCGGTTGCCGAAGGATGGTTTGACCCAGAAGTTCGAGCCAACACATGGTTCACGTCTGAGGTTAGTCAAGATGGTTGGTGGGATAAAGAATTGCTGGATGAGTCTTTGCCTGCCCGCCGCAGGATCATGATTATCACATAAATAGAGGCACAGGAGAACACTATGTCGGCACCAGCCACTAGACAACAGTACATTGATTACTGCAAGCGCAGACTTGGGCACCCAGTCATTGAAGTCAACGTTGACGATGACCAGGTAGATGACCGTGTTGATGAAGCCTTGGAGTTTTGGACCGACTATCACTTTGATGGGACAGAGAAGTTGTATCTCAAGCACCAGATCACCGATCAGGATATTGCACGAAAATACCTCTTAGTGCCTGATAAGATCGTCGGAGTGACTGGGGTGCTTCCATTTGATGATTCGGCATCCAGTGTGAACATGTTTGACCTTCGCTATCAATTGCGCTTGCATGACCTCTACGACTTTACTAGTGTGTCCTATGTCAGTTACGAAATCACCATGCAACACTTGCGTACTCTGAACCTTTTGTTCTCGGGTACCCCACAGTTTCGTTTCCAGAGACACCGCAACAGACTCATGCTGGATATCAATTGGGCGATGGACGTGTCCCGCGGTACCTATGTGATCCTTGAGTGCTATGGAAAGATCAACCCAGATCGTGTGGACCTTCCAGGCACCTATGCGATCACCGCAGGGAGTAATGTCGTGACAGGCACGGCCGCCACGTTTGACGCGAACCTCATCAAGGACGATGAATTCTTCATTACGACCGCCAACGGGGATGTTCAGGTGACCGTTGCGGGGATTGACTCCAATGCGTCCATGAATACCTTTACCACGTTCTCCACCACAGAATCGGGACTGAGTGCCTATCAACTTGGCAACACCGATGTCTGGAATGATCGTGTCTTGTTGGATTTGGGCACCGCAATGATTAAGCGCCAGTGGGGAGCGAATCTCAAAAAGTTTGGTGGAGTACAAATGCCTGGTGGATTAGTGTTGAATGGTCAACTCATTTATGATGAAGCCGAAACAGAACTCAAAACAATCAAGGCAGAGTTCTTGACCTGGAATACCCTCCAATCCGACTTCCTCATGGGGTAAAAAATGGCACTACGAGAATTCCGCTACTTCATCAAGGAAGCAGCACCGGGCAAGAAAAAGAATGGGTTGTCTATTTTGTCATTGGATACCTTTGTCAAAAGCAGCACACTCATGGAATGGTCACCGTTGGGCGCCACAACCCGTGTGTTCCCTTCCGATGAACTTCATGCTTACTTGGGGCGCACGAAGGATAAAACCAAAGGCAAACTTGAGAAGTATGACAAGCCATACATCCACGGTAGCAACATCCAGGTGAAGGGTGAGCACGGCGAACAATACGACCTTGATAAACTTCGTGCCTCGGTCACTCAACGGCCAGCGCATATCACAAAGCAGAATGAGAAGATGCAGCATTCCGATGGAACCAGCAGTGTCTTTTTCAATGTCGGACTTCCAGCACTCAAAGGACTCGCGGTGGACGAAAAGACCGGGGATTTTGTGATTGTGGATACCTGCCCAGGTGCCGGTGTTTGCAAAACCTTCTGTTACGCGATGAAGGGTGGCTATGTCCAGTGGGCGGCCGCCAGCCTTGGCACCACTCGTGTTTTGAACTTCCTGCTCAATGACCCAGAAGGGTTCAAGCATATGCTCAGTAATGAGTTGCTTGCCGCAGAGAAGAAGTTCAGCAAGAAAGGCACCAAAGTTGTACTACGCTGGCACGATGCCGGAGACTTCTTTAGCCCTGAGTATATGGAAGTGGCATTTGATATAGCCCGCCGATTCCCAAATATCAATTTTTATGCCTACACGAAGATTGCTGCGGTGGCGTCAGCATCCAACAAGCCTGAGAATTTCTTGTTTAATTTCAGCGGTGGCGCACAACCTTCACAAGAAAAGATGGTTGATTTCACCAAGACGAAGCACAGCCGAGTCGTACCAAAGGAATTATTCAGTGATCTGATGTCAAAAACGAAGGATGCCCAGGGTCGCTGGCAGTTCAAAGATGCCCATGCACTTGATACCTTCAAACACCGCATGGCACATAAGTATGCGATCTCTGATATCAGCACCGTCATTACCTACGATGAGATGATGCAGAAGCCTGTTGGACCTTCCCCTCACTGGAATGTGTTGGTCTGGCCTGGACACGGAGACGATAGCGCAACACGTAAGGATGTTCTCGGAACCTATTTACTCATACACTAAGGAGATAGCATGATAACAGTGACAGAGGTGGCAGCAGCGAATATCAAGAAATTCTTAGCAGACGACCCAGAGGCCGTAGCACTCAGAGTGTATGTGAAGGGTGGCGGCTGCTCAGGATACAGTTATGGGATGAAACTTGAATCCGTCATTGCCGACGATGACACCGTGGTGGAGAAAGACGGTATTAAGGTGTTGGTGGACCCACAGAGTATGCCATTGATTTCCGGTGCCGAAGTGGACTACACCGAATCACTCCAAGGTTCAGGATTTGCCATTAAGAACCCACAGGCAAAGACCACTTGCGGCTGTGGCAGTTCCTTCTCCTAAAGGTACCCATGCCCACGAACCATTATTTTAATTTTTTTCCAGAGCAGATCACCAGTGAACAACTGTTGATTGAGGATTTAGTGATTGAATCTCTCAAGATTCATTCAATGGATATCTATTATCTGCCGCGTGAGTCGCGTGACCAGATCGACAGGCTCATGGGGGAAGATCAACTCAAATCCTTTGACACCGCCTACATCATTGAAGTATATGTAGAAAATGTCATGGGGATGGAGGGGCAAGGCGACCTTATCAGTAAATTCGGTCTTGAGATTCATGATGAAATGACCGTGCTTATGTCGCGCCGACGTTTCAACTTCACCATTCCGACATTGATTCGCCCGCGTGAAGGTGATATTATTTACATGCCTTTGGTGCAGAACTTCTTTGAAATCACGTTCGTTGAACACGAAAATCAACAAGCGATGTTCTACACGTTGGGACGTGGCAGAGGCGGAAATGTCTACGTCTATGCGCTGAAACTTAAGCAATTTGTATTTTCCAACGAACAAATTCAAACTGGGGTGCAAGAAGTGGACGATCAGATTCTTGAATCCTATCAACTCACGAACCTGGTGCTGACCACAGGATCAGGCGAATTTGACGTGTCCAATAATGAGATTGTCTTTCAGGGATCGGATGTGGCGAACGCGACTGCCTTTGGTACGGCGCACACCTGGGATTCTGGCAACACCACTCTCAGTATTGCACTGGTGAATGGTCTGTTCTCCAATACCGCGAATGTGGTTGGGGCGAACAGCGGAGCACAGTGGATCATGGGCAGTGTTGATACCAACACACCATTGGATACACAATTTGAGGATATCGTTGATAATAAGATCATCGAGACTGAATCAAATCAATTGTTAGACTTTGATGAATCCAATCCATTTGGAAATCCATAATGGAACAAGGATGCGACCGTTGTAACAAAGACCTCACGGACCTCATTGCTTTGAGCGATGAAGGCATGACGATTGGATATTATCGCGCCAAGGGATGGTCAGAGTTTTGCAATCCAGGCGAAGAGAATATCTGCGATGAATGTATGTTTAAGGACCCCCGCTACATAGCGATATACGGGGAACGAGGCACGAATGTTGGGTCATAATCCGTTCTATCACAGAAGCATCCGAAGTTATGTGGCACTCTTTGGGTCACTCTTCAATGACATTTTCTATGTCAGGGAAACGACTGACCGTGTGCAAAAAGAACGCCAGAAGGTGCCCATCATTTACGCACCCAAGGAAAAGTTCATCACGCGCTTACAGTCCGATCCCACACTCACGAAGTCCATTGCCACCACACTCCCGCGCATGTCCTTTGAATTAGTGGGAATGCGCTACGACCAGTCACGCAAGCAACAGTCCACCATTCGTCACCGAGCCCCTGCAACTGGTAGCGCCAATACACCCCCATCGCAATACATGGGTATTCCCTACGAGTTTGATTTCAACATGTCCTGTTATGTCCGAAACATTGAGGATGGACTCCAGATTGTTGAACAAATTCTTCCATTCTTCTTACCAGATTACACGATCTCCGCGGTCGTCTCTCAGGAAATGGATATCGTCAAGGATATTCCGATCATTCTCAAGGGTGTCACAGAGAAGATTGATTACGAAGGTGCCTTTGCAGATGGGACACGTCTTATCACCTGGGATTTTGAATTCTCCTTGAAGGGTTGGATATTTGGTCCTGTCAGCAATACCTCCATCATCATGGGTGTACAGACTGGCAACACAGTCACGGGCGGCGTCCATGTGAACCTCTACCACGATGTCAACAATAACCCGATCCAGCGAGTCAAGATGACCGGTGGGTTGATTGATTACCGCGAGACTGAACCTGTTCGTTCACCTGGACGCAATATCGTTGGGCGCGTCTATGCCTGGGCAAATACCACCAACACTCTCTATCTCTCAACGACCACTGGGGTGCTTCGTGCCAATGATGAAGTATGGGGATTAGATTCTGCGGCACACTGGACAGTCTTGAGCGTTGAAACCATTGAACAAAAAGATGCAGAAATCTGGATTTACCAGAAACCAATTACCGCTAACCAATTCACGGATTACGGGTACACCACCTTTATCACGGAGTTTCCTGACACCTTAGACTAGGAGTTTATCATGAAATTATCTGAAATTCTTGATGTAGATTTGCCGCCGCCAACCCCTCCGACCACAAGCACAGCCAACACCACACTTGCGGTCGTTGTACCCACGGTGGATGTGTCGGCCAGTGCCAATAACGATGTCTCACAAGATGCCCTCGAAGCACGAAATAATGTGCGTGTGATGATTGCTCAGGGCAACCAAGCCGTCCTGGAAATGTTGGCACTCGCAAAGGATTTGAAAACCCCTCGTGCGTATGAAGTCGCGGCAAACTTGCTTAAGACAATGGCAGAACTCAGCCAAGATTTGATGGCGGTGCACTTGCAGGAAGCCACACTCATTGATCCAGAGACCGCGCCGACAGGTAATGTCAACATTGGCACCGCGGTGTTTGTCGGCTCCACCTCTGATTTGCAGGACATGATAAAATTAAAGCGGGAAGAGAAAAAGAAGATCACCGTCGTTAATCCGGTGACTGCAAATACCCCGTAGGAAAATTATGGCAGTTAAAGTTACCATCAAAAAACGTGAGAATTTTAAGATCAAGCCTGTTGCGGAACGGTTTTATCTTAAGAACCCACGACTCAAGCGCGTCGGCGTCAAAGAGCAATTCACACAAGATCAGGTCAACGAATGGATCAAGTGTAGCCACGACCCTGTCTACTTCATTAAAACATACTGCAAAATTGTCCACGTCGACCGTGGTGTGATTATGTTTGAAATGTTTGATTTCCAAGAGGAGATTATTGAAGCCTATTTCACAGAGCGCAAAGTCATTGTCAAGTTGCCACGTCAGATGGGTAAAACCACCACGACGGCGGCATTCTTTATTTGGTACATCCTCTTCCAGAGCCACAAGGTTTGCGCGATTCTGGCGAACAAAGCACCTATCGCTCAGGAAATCCTGAACCGTATCCAACTCATGTATGAAAACATTCCTTCGTATATGCAGCAGGGTATTGTGGAATGGAACAAACGATCCATCACCCTGGAAAACGGATCACGCATTCTCGCCGCTGCCACCAGTTCAAGCGCCATCCGAGGATTCTCACTCTCGATGGTATTCATGGACGAATTCGCACACGTCCCAAACAACATCGCCGAAGAATTCTTCACCTCAACCTTCCCCACATTGTCGTCTGGTAAAGAAACCAAGATTCTTATGGCAAGCACCCCAAATGGTCTGAATCACTATTACAAATTCTGGGTGGAAGCCGAGAGCAACCGCAATGACTTTGTGCCGATCACCTACACCTGGGACCGTATGCCAGGACGTGATGAAGCCTGGTTTAACGAACAAAAACGTGCCTTGGGTGAACAGAAGTTCCGCCAGGAAGTCTTGTGTGAATTCTTGGGATCATCCGACACCTTGATCTCGGGTGCGAAACTTTCCACGATGGCAATGAAAACTCCAATCATCACCGAAGATGGCTGGCAGGTCTATGAACATCCTCAAGAGAACCATGCGTACATTATTTGCGTGGACCCAGCCCGAGGACTGGACCGCGATGCGTCTGCCTTCTGGGTAATTGACATTTCCCAAATTCCGTACCGCGGGGTTGCCAAGTACCACAGCCACAGCATTGCCCCGATGGTGTTCCCGAACATGATCTACAACGCGGGTACGAGGTACAATCATGCCTTTGTGTTGGTAGAAATCAATGATAACGGTCAGCAGATCGTGGACATGCTCCACTACGACCTGGAATATGAAAACATTTTCAAGTTGGAGTCAACTCAAAAGACTGGTGCGAAGATCGCCGGAGGGTACAAGAAATCCATGCGCCTGGGACTTCGCATGACCGAAGCCGTCAAGCGCATCGGCTGTTTGAATCTCAAGACGTTGATTGAGCAGGACAAACTCCTCATTGAGGACTTTGACACAATCTCAGAATTCTCCACCTTCACACAGCAACTCCAAACCTTCAAAGCCGAAGAAGGGAAGCATGACGATTTGGTGATGACCCTTGTGATGTTTGCGTGGCTCGTCACCCAGAAATACTTCCGCGAAGCCCAAGGTTCCAGCCTCAGTATCATGAAGGCATTGGAAACTGAGCAAACCGCAATGGTAGATGATGATTTGGTGCCATTTGGCATCATTGACAATGGGATGGATGACCCCTTTACTATTGAAGATGGTGATTTATGGCTCAATTCAAGGGGTATGGACCCGCAGGAAATGCAAAATGCCATGAAGAAATACGCTGAGAGGGCCCACGGGTTATAAAACTCCAAAAACATAAATACTTGCACGAATAGAGATTCAATCCCTTTGACCCTCGTAACCGTACAATAATCCATGTAAGGAGAGCAACAATGAGTTTTCAACTAAGCCCAGGAACGAATGTTTCCGAAATCGACTTAACCACGGTCGTTCCGACAGTCTCGACCAGCACCGGTGCCGTTGTGGGCCAGTTCAACTGGGGTCCTGTTGAAACACGCCTCTTGATCGACACCGAAGTGAAGTTGGTGGATCGTTTTGGTAAGCCAGATTCTAACACCTACTTGTCCTTCTTCTCAGCAGCCAACTTCCTTGCCTATGGTAACAATCTCCAGACCACTCGTGGTGCTAACACAGGCACAAAGAACGCCGTCGCCAACACTGCCGCGGCCGCTCCTCTCCAGATCAAGAACGAGGACGTATACGAAGCCAGTTACTACGCAGGACAAGGGGATTTTGGTTCCTTTGCAGCACGTTACCCAGGAGCCCTTGGTAACAACCTTAAGGTGTCTGTCTGCGGAAGCGCCAATGTGTTCTCCAGCAACGTAACCCTCCAAGCCACCGCCACAGCAAACACTGTGAGTGTGGGAGACCTCGTTATCAACACCACAGGGAACACGGCAGCATACGCTCGCCCAGGTGACTATGTGAAGGTTGGAACGAACCCATACGTGCAAGTGGTATCAGCCAATGCTACTGCGATTGTGATTGGATCAGCCTTGACTGTTGCAGTAACCGGACCAAGCACGATCCTCCGCAAGTGGGAGTACGCTGACCAGTTTGATTCTGCCCCAGGCACTTCTTCCTATGCGTCTGGTAAGAGCGGAGTAAGCGATGAATTGCACATCATTGTCCTTGATGAAGATGGTGGAATCACCGGAGTTGCTGGACAGGTGCTTGAAAAGTACCCATTCCTCTCAAAGGGATCGGATGTTAAGAGTAACGATGGAACCTCAATCTACTACCCAACCGTCCTCTTTAATTCATCAAAGTGGATTTACTGGGGCGATCATGATGCCTCTGGAACAAACTGGGGCAGCACTGTCACAGGCACTACCTTCACTGATGTTACTGTCGCCCAGCGCCTCTCCCTCACTGGGGGAACGGATGCTCCTGTCTCTGACGGCGACTTAGAACGCGGTTGGGATTTGTACCGAAACGGCGACGTGGTTGACGTGTCTCTCTTGATCGCAGGAGAAGCCGACGCCACTGTATCCACATACATCATCAACAACCTCGCGGAAGTCCGTAAGGATTGTGTGGCATTCGTCAGCCCATCACGCGCCTCTGTAGTGAACAACATCGGAAGCGAAGCCGATTCAGTCGTTTCGTACCGCAACTCACTTCCATCTTCAAGTTACGCCGTGATGGATTCAAACTGGAAGTACCAGTACGACAAGTACAATGACACCTACCGCTACTTGCCATTGAACGGGGATATCGCTGGACTATGTGTTCGCACGGACACAACCCGTGATCCTTGGTTCTCACCGGCAGGGTTTGACCGTGGACAGATCAAGAATGTCGTGAAGTTGGCTTGGAACCCAATCCAGTCAGAACGCGACACCTTGTACAAGAACGGCGTCAACCCAGTGGTCACATTCCCAGGAGACGGCACCGTGCTCTACGGAGATAAGACTCTCTTGAGCAAGCCAAGTGCATTCGACAGAATCAACGTGCGCCGACTCTTTATTGTCTTGGAGAAGGCAATCGCTCGCGCCTCCAAGTTCAGTCTCTTTGAATTCAACGATGAATTCACACGTGCCGCATTCAACGCAATGGTTAATCCGTTCCTCCGTGACGTGCAGGGACGCCGAGGTATTTTTGACTACCGAGTTGTTGCAGATGAAACCAACAACACACCAGAAGTGATTGACAGCAACCGCTTCGTGGGTGACATCTACATCAAGCCTGCTCGCTCAATCAACTTCATCCAGTTGAATTTCGTAGCAGTCCGAACGGGTGTCAGTTTTGATGAAATCGTCGGTAAGTTCTAATCCGTCAACTAAATACGTGTAACTAGCACAGAGGAGACTGACATGGCATTTAATGTATACGAATTCCGATCACAGATGCAGGGAGACGGAGCCCGTCCAAACCTGTTTGAAGTGCAAATGACGTTCCCAACGTTCATTGCTCCTGGAAATGCAGCCCGAAAACTGACGTTCATGTGCAAGACCGCTTCCATGCCAGGTTCAACCATCGGTCACGTACCGGTGTTCTACTTTGGTCGTGAAACGAAACTTGCTGGCAACCGCACATTCCCTGAATGGACGCTTTCCATCTTGAACGATGAAGATTTCGCGGTCCGTAATGCGTTTGAAGCCTGGATGAACAGCATGAACCATCATGTGACCAACGTGCGTGACCTTGCAGCAGGGAACTCACTTGGTTATTCCACACAAGCCCTCGTCAAGCAGTTCAGCAAGACGGGTGAAATCCTCAAGCAATACACCTTTGAAGGAATTTTCCCTGTCGATGTATCACAGATCGATGTGGATTGGGGCAGCAACGACACCATTGAAGAATTTAGCGTCACCCTTGCGTACCAGTATTTCACTTCCTTCTCACAGGGCGCCGCGGGTAACAGAGTCATCGCCTAATGTACCGAACGACGGCGGGCCGAAAGGTCCGTCGTCATTCCAGTGAATTTATTATGAACAACCAATATACAACGAAGGTGGTATTATAATGGCTTGGACCCTCTTCGGCTACTCCCTCGGAAAAACTCCAGACGTTACGAAAATTGAGAACCCAGATCGTCAAACTCTTGTTATTCCACAAGAGAAAATAGACGATGGTGCCATTACAATTACCCAAGGTGCCTACTACGGTACCTATGTGGACCTTGAAGGTTCTGTTCGCAACGAACTTGAACTCATCACTCGCTACCGCGAAATGTCCCTCCATCCAGAATGCTCCGAAGCCATTGAAGAAATCATCACCGAAGCCGTCACCGAAGATGATGATGGTGAAATTGTCACGATCAATCTTGATAAACTTGATGTGCCGGCAACCATCAAGAAAAAGATTCAAACAGGGTTTGATAAAATCAAGACCATGCTCTCGTTTCAAGACCTCGGTGAGGACTTGTTCAAGCGATGGTATGTGGATGGTCGTCTTTATTTCCAGGTCGTCATTGATAAAGCGAAGCCAAAAGAAGGTATTCAAGAACTGCGGTATGTTGACCCTCGCAAGATTCGTAAGGTGCGTGAAATCCTCAAGGACCGAGACCCCAAGACAGGGGTGGAATACATTAAGGCAATCTCTGAATACTACGTGTTCAATGATCGTGGTCTGACCGCGCAATCCTACACAGCCAGCGTGAACCAAGGTACACGCATTGCCACCGACTCCGTGGTATTCGTGCCCTCTGGTCTGTTGGATGCGAAGTCCACAATGGTTATCGGCTGGTTACACAAAGCCATCAAGCCGTTGAACCAACTTCGTATGATTGAAGATGCCATTGTCATTTATCGTCTCTCCCGCGCACCTGAACGCCGCATATTCTACATTGACGTGGGTACGCTGCCAAAACTCAAAGCCGAACAATACCTCAAAGACATCATGACGAAGTACCGCAACAAGTTGGTCTATGATGCCAACACAGGAGAGTTGCGTGACGAACGTAAGCACCTCAGTATGTTGGAGGATTTCTGGTTGCCGCGCCGTGAAGGTAGCAAGGGCACCGAAATCACGACCTTGCCTGGTGGTGAAAACCTCGGACACATGGAGGATGTGGAATACTTCCAGAAGAAACTCTATAAGTCCCTCAACGTGCCGATTGGACGCCTGGACTCTCAGCAGCCTGGTGGTGGAATGGTGGGGCTTGGTCGTGTTGCAGAAATCACCCGCGATGAAGTCAAGTTCAACAAGTTCATCAATCGTCTGCGTAATAAATTTGCTCGTCTGTTTGATGAAGCCCTCCGTCAGGAAATGGTTCTCACTGGGGTCTGCTCCATTGAAGAATGGGCCACCTTCCGCGAAACGATTTCCTATGATTTCAAGAGCGATAACAACTTTGCCGAACTTCGTGATGCCGAGTTGACCCGTGAGCGAGTCACGCTCTTGGCACAGGTTCAACCGTACATCGGTACCTTCTATTCTATCGCCTGGACGAAGCGCCATGTCTTACACCTCTCCGATGATGAAATTGAGGAGATGGCGGATCAAATTGACGAAGAAACCAAGGCAGGAGAACTCCCATTACCTATCGCTGCCCCTGGTATGGAACAAGGGATGCCTGGTGGACAGCCGGGACAACCAGGAGAAGGGGCTCCTATGGCTGGTGCGCCCGTTCCAGAGGATAATACAAGGGATACTGGGGAGAATCCAGAAACCTCTCGTACCCCTGGTCTCGACCGTTCGGTAGAGAAGAGTTTGCTCGGTAAGCGACGATAACAATTACATAAATAGAGATAACACCGGTAAACCAGAGGACACACCATGTTTGACAAAGATGAAGTCAACAAACGATCACTAAAAGTCAAGCGTGAACTTGACGCTTCGGCCCGTTCTGCGAAAGCCAAGAAGATGTTGGACACAGCAGCAGCCGAGAAGAGGAGAACCATGAAGGAAGAATTTGCTCCCATCGGCGACATGATTACGTTAGTGGCGAATGACCAGCCAGGGGAAGCCACTGGCATCCTCAACGATCTGTTGAGCACCCGCGTCCTAGGCGCCCTTGCCGATCACAAACAAGTGATTGCCAAGTCATTGTTTGCGCCAAGTGCCGATGCCCTCTCAGAAGGTGTTGAGGATTTGAGCGAGGATAAAGCGGGTCGCCGTGAATTGGGGAAACATTGGATCAAGGGTGCCATCAAGCATCCAGGTGCCTTGCACACCGCATTGCATGTCCCACAGGGCGAAAAGATTCCGGCTGATAAGTTAGAGGCCGCGGCCCATAAGAAGGGTAAGGTCGGAAAAGAAGCCCGCCTCGCCAAGACCCTTAAGGGATTGCATGAAGAGATCGTCCAAGAAGAACATGAGTCTGTGGAAGATTTTGTCAAGCGCGGTGGAAAAGTGAAGCAAGTTCCCGCTGGCAAAGCCCACGGTGCACAAAAGAAGCAAATGATTAAGGTTCCATTCCGTATGGGGAAGGCCGCACGATAACCCATGAGACAATTCTCTGAGTTGCGTAAAGAATTGGAAGGGGAGTCTGAATTGGAGGAGCATGTTGCTATTCCTCATAGTTCTATGCCTCCAAACATTCTCATTCTCAAGCGCAAGACTGTTCGCCAGTTCCCGAATCAAACAATGGTTGCGTTATACTATAACGATAAACTCGACCAGTATTTCAGCATTCCGTATGGTGGAGACGCCGCGAGCATTGTGAACCCTGTTGCCTTGGCAAAAGAGGAACACAAAGTCGGAGATAAGGTTCGTTACCGAACAGGCGCCACTGAGCACCTGAAAGTTGGAAAGATTGTTAAGGTTGAAGGCGACCATGTGGTGATTCATCGCCCTGAGCCGCACGGTGGGAAATACGGCTACCATTATAAGGTCCATAAGGACGCTGTAGTTGATACCGCTATTAAAGAAGATGCGCGTGGATTTGATGGTGTGATAGGGGAGAGTGGCGTCATGAGTCACCTGGAACGAGTGAAGTCATTCCAGACCGATAAGCCTTTATTCCATCATGACGGAACTCAGACGAAAATTGATCCACAGACTGCAAACGCGCTTCTCACGGTTCATGCAGCGTTGCATCCAGACAATCAGAAAAAGTTTGCAAGTTCGTTGGAACATTCCAAGGATAAATTTCACAAGATGGTGAATTTTGCCTGGAAGCAGGTCAAGTAATGAACCCGATTACCCTCATTAAAGAGGGCCGATACGCAGAGGTAGCACCCATTGTCGCCCTGGCACTGACTAAGATTGCGGAGCAGAAAATTTCTGTACTCCGTCGTGTTATGGGGGAAGTGATCTTTGGAAGGAGTCCTGTGGGTCTAGTCGAAGCGAATCGCATGAAGCAGGGTCGCACTGTGCTCATTCGTCGCCGTATCCGTAAAGGGAAGTTGCAGCGCAACATTCGTAAATCCGCCGTGAAGGGATTTACCTTACGCCGAGGAAAGATCACTCGTATCCCTGTTGCCAAGCGCATTCACATGAGAATCGTTCAGCGCCGAGCCTCCCGTAAGCGCAAGGCACATTTGCAGCAAACACTTCGTAAGAGAAAATTGAGTCTCAGAAAACGCAAGGCACTTGGAATTAAGTAAGGAGCACTATGTCATACGAAATCATCAACAGACTTCGCGGCACTTCAATCATCCGTATTGTGGACTCCGGCGTAGTCTCAATCAACCTGTCACAACTTTCAGCCAATGTGGGCACCGAGAATGTCTATCAGGCACAGATTTCTTCATTGCGTTGGTCAACCCCTTCCACAGGCAACGTGACGATTGCCCGTCAGAACGCCGGCAGTCCATCCAACACAATTGCGGTGCTCAGTGAAACAGGATACTGGCCACATGACGATTTCAACTTGGCAAACAGCGCAACAGGTAATATCCAAGCAACTTTCCTCGGTGGTACGGGCACGTTAATCATGGTTGTGAAGAAGGATGCCAACTACAACGTCCAGACACAAGATTTGTAAAATGAAGTCCCTCAGAATGATTGTGAGTGAACAGAGGGAACGTAGCAAGCGAATCAATAGAGACGCCTTTTTATATCTGGACTCTAAGGGCAATAAGAAGAATTTTGCTCAGTGCGGCTCCTGTACCATGTTTACAGGCAGCACATGTACGATTCTTGGACCTGATGTAAAGATTACTACCGAGATGAGTTGCGGATTCTATGTTCCTGGCACCCCTGATACCAGCATGAAGGGGAAAGAGATTGCCAGCGTCACACCAAAAGAAGCAGGGTTGGTTGATCGTCAGGTTCGTTGTGAGAATTGTGTGCATGTGGATTTGGACGAAAGTAAGTGTTATCTCTTTGAGAAATTAAATTCGTCAAATCCCTCGCTGTTCTCATTGGACACAAACATTGATGCCCAGGGATGTTGTAACGCTCAGACACCAAAACCATAAGGAACGACCCATGAAACTGATTAAAGAGTGCAACGAAAATGTCACAGTGCTTACCGAAGCAGACGAAAAAACTGGAAAGAAGCAGTTCTTCATTGAAGGTATTTTCATCCAGACAGAACAACCAAACAAGAACCGTCGCAAGTACATCTTTGAATCAATGAACCGCGAGGTCAGCCGATACAATGATGTGTACATTAAGCCGAACCGTGCCTTTGGGGAATTAGGGCACCCAGATTCTCCAACGATCAATCTTGAGCGCACCAGTCACCTTATCAAGGAACTGAGGGCGGATGGACATGATTTCTATGGTAAAGCCAAGATTCTTGAAACCCCTTATGGGAAGATCGTTCAATCCCTCCTTGAAGAAGGGGCAAAGATTGCGGTCAGCACCCGTGGATTAGGTACGTTGGTGCAGGGTTCCGATGGTATTTCTCTCGTTCAGGACGATTATCAGTTGGCTACAGCGGCCGATATTGTGGCAGACCCCTCCGCTCCAGATGCCTTCGTTCGAGGTATCATGGAAAACCGTGAATGGGTGTTTGTCGATGGTAGATACGTGGCACAGGACATTGAACAGGCGAAAAGAGCGATTTCATTGGCTCCGAGCCGTCAACTCAGTGAACTGGCCGTTACATTGTTTTCGGATTTCATGCGAAAACTGTAATTTTATAAATAACAATCACGCGAACAATTAAGGAGATTCTACATGAAGAACGCACTGTTGGAAGCCGCCGCAGAAATTTTGAAGGCAAGTCACTCAGGAGCCCCGAAAGAAGAGATGCACAAGGCCGCAGGCGAAGTGCAAGACCTCGGTGGTGACACTCCACAGAAGCACAGTGACTCCAAACTTGAAGTCGGTGCCAAGGAAGCCACCCCTCCAGGGAAGCAGCCAGCATCCGATACCAAGGCCCCGTTGCCAACCGTCGCTGGAAAGCCAGGGACCGCAACTGATCCTTCCGAATCAGGTGAAGAGACTCCAGAAGAGAAGGAACGTAAAGCACGTATCGAAGCCGGATTGTCCCAGGGTCACCTCAAGGAAGATAAGAAAGAGGATGACGAAGATGACGAAGATGAAGATGACAAGGAAGGCTCCGAGAAGCACGAAAAGAAAGAGAAGGAATTGATCGACAAGTTAGAGAAGATGCACGAATCATGGAAGAAGGATTTGTCTGAGGACGTGAAGAAGATTCTTGCCTCCGAATCTAACCTCCCGAAGGAATTTGCATCCAAGATCGGCACCATTTACGAAGCCCGTGTGACTGACAAGGTTCAGACCATCCAGGAATCATTGGAAGCCGAATACGCCGAGAAGTTTGAAACCGCAGTGCTTGAGGTTCGTGACTCCCTCACCGAGCAAGTCAATGATTACCTCAACTACGTGGTTGAAGAGTGGATGACACAGAACGAGTTAGCCATTGAGAAGGGTCTCCGTTCCGAATTGACCGAAGAGTTTATCGGTGGATTGCGTAACCTCTTCCTTGAAAATTACATTGACATTCCTGCCGAGAAGGTGGACGTGGTTGATGAATTGGCAACGAAGGTTGAAGAATTGACCAGTGCCTTGAACGAAGAAGTCGCCAAGGGCGTTGAACTCAAGAAGCAACTCAGTGAATCCAAGAAGTCCGAAATCCTCAACGGCGTGTGTGAAGGATTGACACAGACGCAAGTTGAAAAAGTTCGCACACTCGCAGAGAGCGTCGAATTCACCGCAGAAGGTGATTACAAGGGTAAGGTTTCCACAATCCGAGAGAACTACTTCCCAGTGAATGCTGTGAAGAAGTCCGACGCGAATGCCAAGATGTTGACCGAAGCATCGGAAGTTGCCGATGACAAGCCAATGTCCACGAACCCAGAAGTGGCATCCGTTGCAGCAGCCATCGCCAAGAGTTTGAAGTAATCACCAATACCAGAAACCAAGGAGAAACACACATGTTTCAATCAGAGAAGTTAGAAACCAAGTGGGCATCAGTCCTCGACCACGAGGCACTCCCAAAGATCACCGATAAGCACCGCCGAGCGGTCACCGCAATCGTCTTGGAAAACCAAGCCATTGCTCTCAAGGGTGATGCTCAGATGTTGTCGGAAACCGCAGTCAACGCCACGGGTGGTGGTTTGACGGGTGCCGCAACAGCAACGGGTCCAATGGCAGGATATGACCCAATCCTCATCTCCCTCGTTCGTCGTTCCCTCCCGAACTTGATTGCGTATGACATCTGCGGCGTCCAGCCAATGACCGGTCCTACGGGATTGATTTTCGCAATGCGTTCCAACTATGCAAACGCCACTGCGCGTTTGGATGAAGCCTTCTATCAGGAAGCAAACTCATCCTTCACCGGCACCGGTGTGGCACAGACCGCATTGTCCTTGACTGCATCCGGTAACACCGCAGCCGTGTTCGCAACTCCAGTTGCACCTGGCGTCGGTATCTCCACAGCAGTTGCGGAAGGTTTGGGCGATGGCACGAACCCAGCATTCAGCGAAATGGGATTCAGCATTGAAAAGGTCACCGTGACTGCAAAGACACGCGCTTTGAAGGCTGAGTACACATTGGAATTGGCACAGGACTTGAAGGCAGTTCACGGACTCGACGCCGAGACGGAACTTTCCAACATCCTCTCCGCCGAAGTCCTCTCAGAAATCAACCGTGAAGTTATCCGCACCATTTACTCCGTCGCCAAGGTTGGTTGCCAAGTTGGTACGACCACCGCAGGGACATTCGACCTCGACACCGATTCAAACGGTCGTTGGATGGTTGAAAAGATCAAGGGACTCGTGTTCCAGATCGAACGCGAAGCGAACACCATCGCCAAGCAAACCCGTCGTGGCAAGGGTAACGTGGTTGTCTGTTCCTCAGACGTGGCATCAGCCTTCGCACTCGCAGGAGTCTTGGACTATGCAGGCGCCTTGAAGGATAACATCAGCCTCAACGTGGATGACACAGGCAACACCTTCGCGGGTACCTTGCTTGGTCGCTACAAGGTCTACATTGACCCGTACTTCCCAGCCGCACAGACTCAGGAATTCGCGGTCGTCGGGTACAAGGGTTCCAACGCATTTGATGCAGGAATCTTCTACTGCCCATACGTTCCGCTCCAGATGGTTCGCGCCATCGACACAGCAACCTTCCAGCCAAAGATCGGGTTTAAGACCCGTTATGGCATCGTTGCGAACCCATTCGCAGAAGGTGCAGTGCAGGGTTCTGGTGCCTTGACCGTCCGCGCAAACATGTACTACAGAGCGTTGAAGATTGCAAACATTGCATAATCAATTCCTGTAATCTGTTTCAAAGTGAGGGGAATCTCGAAAGAGGTTCCCCTTTTCTTTTATCTTGACAACCCCTCATAAATAGTGTATAGTATACACTCACCTTCTAAGGAGAACTATGCTACCCTGGGTATTGCTTATGGTTTTGCTCACCCCCGTTCAGGGGTTGGAACGCCTCACATTCCTCAATTCATTCGCTACACAAGAAGAATGCCAAGTTGAAAGGGACCGTATTGGGTTTGAAATGGCAGAAGCCTATCCCAATGAAAACAACTTTCGGATAGAATGCCGCGAACGACAGGTCAAAAAGACTCAAGTTACCGTTGAGAACGATCTTCGCACAGAATTGGATGATTTAATTAAGGGTTTTGGAAAAAAGCGGTTCCCCGAACAAACCCTTACTATAAGGGTGCTCAGTGTCAAGACTTTGCAGGACGAAATCGGTAGTCTACCGATCACTGCGGTTCAGGTCAGTGTCTATCATAAGGATGGTGGACAATCCTACATCATTTTCATCAAGGACAAAGAAGTGGTATCATGGATTGATGCAGGTATTGCTGAACCAGAAGAAGATGACGAAGAAGTAGATGAATTTCCAGGAAAGGAATTTGCATGAAGGTCGTGAATCTCTTTGCGGGCCCGGGTGCCGGGAAATCAACCACCGCGGCGGGTCTCTTTCATATCATGAAGCAGGATGGTTATAAGGTGGAACTTGTGACCGAGTACGCCAAGGATATTGTCTGGGCGGATCGTCATAAAGAACTTGACGATCAATTGTATATCTCTGCCAAGCAACACCATCGCCTCTTCTTGCTCAAGGATAAGGTTGATTATTGCATCACTGACAGTCCGTTGCTCCTGTGCCTGGTCTATAATAGAATGATGCCCTCAAGTTTCAGTCCCTTCATTAAAGACCTGTTTCACGAATATGACAACATCGCAGTGATTCTCAGGCGTACAAAGCCTTACGTCCTCTTTGGGCGTAGTCAGACTGAGGACGAAGCGAAGGACTTAGATCGACAGATACATAGTCTTGTATACTCACAGGTGCCGCCAAACAAGATTATTGAAGCCAATGGCGACTCAGAGGCACCGAGACAGATTCTTGATTGGATAGAGAGGTCGTAACATGGCAATCCCTTCAATTCCACACACCCCAGCCAATCCCAATGGGATGCACCCAAATAAATTTTTGGTGAGTTTTACCGCTATTCCAACCGTGGAATACTGGGCCCAATCTGTCAACATTCCTGGTTTGTCCATCGGAGAAGTACCGAGGCAGACTCCGTTTATTGATCTCTATTCTCCTGGTGAGAAGTTGCTTATTAACCCCTTCTCCATGACCTTTATCGTGGATGAAGAGTTAACTGGGTGGCTTGAAGTGTATACCTGGATGCGTGGGTTGACGTTTCCGAAGGAATTCAAGGAATTCAAGAACCTCCCGCTGCGTCCAGGTGCCTACGGGGCTCCACAGCCACAATTCTCTGATGCGACTTTGGTGGTGCTTGACTCCAAACAGAACCCCAAGATTCGTATTAAGTTTCAGCATTGCTTCCCCACACAACTTACCGATATCCTCCTCTCTTCAACCTCTGCACCAGAGGAACCGGTAACCTCGGACGCTGTGTTTAGGTTTGACCTCTATGAGATTGAAGTCCTCAATCGTTGACTTTCATAATTGATTGTGTTATAATACCTCATGCTAAATCTTGACCCGAAGGCTCCGTCTACCGACCAGGTGGACTCACTCCTCGCGGAGTGGAAAATTGACGCTGTTATGGATAAGTTGGAACCTGCCTCCGAACTGAGAAAGATCGGTTCGCTTCACAGCAAGTACCTCACCATCCTCAGCACCCATCGTCGTGCCTTTAAAGAAGGTGAACGGCGCATGGCAAAACTCCGCCGATTGAAGTATGAATACTACATGGGGCGCCTGGATCAAACTACGCTCGCCCATTATAAGTGGGAACCATTCCTCTACACTCTTAAGGGTGATCTGGCGACCTACATGGACTCAGATAAGGAATTGGTGAACGGCAAGGCTGTGATTGCCATACATGAGGAAATTGTGGATTTGTGCGAACGAATCATTAAAGAACTGGGGTCCCGAACCTTCCAACTAAAGGATATCATTAGTTGGGAGAAATTCATATCGGGGGCCCACTAATGTCCAACCTTTTTGTTAGTAAGAAAAATGAAGCCTTTATTCAGGTTAGCACTGATGACGCAGTGGCACAAGAGTTGTCAGAGTATTTTGCATTCTTCGTCCCTGGACATGAGTACCAGCCTTTATTTAAGAGCGGTATGTGGGACGGTCGGATCAGGTTATTTGATCGCCGCTATGCTACTCTCCCTGGTGGTCTTGTCGGTTACCTCCAGAAATTTGCTGCGGATCGTCAATACACTCTTTCAGTCGATGACGCTGTTCTCCTAACCACGAACTTCTCAATTGCCGAGGCGCAAGCCTTCGCAGTCTCTCTCGGTCTCCCACATATTCCCCACGACTATCAGATTGAAGCGTTTGCGAAAGCCATTCGCTACAGACGCCTGTTGATCGTCAGCCCTACGGCATCCGGTAAATCGCTTATCATGTATATGATGGCGAGACAACTCCAACAAAACCACCAACGCGGATTGATTATTGTTCCAACCACCTCGTTGGTTGAACAACTTTTCACCGATTTCCAGTCCTATGGGTGGGACTCTGATAAGTACGTGCATCGCCTCTATGAGGGTAAGGATAAGGTGATTAAGCATTTCCTCACCGTCTCAACCTATCAAACACTCTACCTGCAACACAAAAAGAATCCTGAATACCTCTCTCAATTTGATTTTGTGATCGGGGATGAAGCCCATCAATTCAAAGCCAAGACCCTCTCGGCGGTAATGGCAGCACTCAAAAATGCGGATGTTCGTATCGGAACTACGGGCACCCTAGATGGAACCAAGACGCACAAATTGGTATTAGAGGGTCATTTTGGTCCTGAGTTTGCCGCCACTACAACCAAAGAACTCATGGACTCCGGTAAGTTAGCCTCACTGAAAATTAAGTGCCTGGTGCTCAAATATCCTGAGGCCGTGTGTCAATCACTGAGGAAATCCTCTTATCAGGAGGAATACGATGCCGTGGTGCATTATCAGCCAAGAGCCAAGTTTGTTCGCAACCTTGCTCTCTCCCTGGAAGGCAACACCCTCATTCTCTTTCAATTGGTCAAGAAGCACGGTAAGCCATTGTTTGAATCCATTAGAGACGGAGCAGCAGAGGGGCGAAAGGTCTTTTTTGTCCACGGAGACACCGAAACATTGGTGCGTGAAGAAATTCGGGGAATTACCGAAGAGAGTGAAAATGCAATCATCGTGGCATCTTACGGGACATTCAGCACAGGTATCAATATCAAGAAACTCCATAACGTCATTTTTGCGGCACCATCCAAATCACGAATCCGCAATCTTCAATCCATCGGTAGAGGTTTGCGAAATGCTGACGGTAAAACCTGTGCCACCCTCTTTGATATTGTGGATGACCTCAGGATCGGTAAACGAGAGAATTTTCTCCTGAAACACTTCATCCACCGTGCCTCCATCTATAATAGCGAAAAACTCCCATTCAAGCAATATCTCATTGACTTAAAAAGTTGAGTGTGTTATAATAGGCTTTCCTTGGAGAAGTGTTAATGGAACCTGTTCAAAACAATATCCTGATGATGCTCTTGGATCGTGGGGAAATTATCATCGCTCGCGTCACTCAGGACCCATCTAGCGAAACGTTGTTTCTCTTTGATACGCCTGCACTCGTGATTCATGAACGAGGGGCACAGGGTATCCTGGGGTTCATGTTGACGCCGTGGTTGCCCAATGAATTGGTTCAGGGTGCATTGATTCGTGTCACCCCGGGTCTCATGCGTGGCACAATGCAGCCCACACCCGAACTCCTCAGTTTTTATAAGGTATGGGCGCACACTGAACAAGAAAAACTCAGGCTCTTTGCCGGAGAATTTATTTCTCAGGTCTCCCAAATTGAAAAGTTTCACCAAGAGAAATTCGCTCGTACAAAGGAACGAAAATCACAAGAAACATTCGTGAATCCTAACGCTCTCCCCGATACACTTGCGGCATTATTTGATGAAAATACTGAGTGGGGCGATCCCACCACCACCCATTGAGGAGTCCTATGGCAACTACCCACTACGTTAGCAACAAAGAATTGCTAGCAGCGATGATTGATTACCGAACACAGGTGAAGGAAGCAAAGAAAGCCAAGCGCCAGGCGCCTGAACTGAGCCCATTCATTGGGGTGTGTTTTCTTAAGATTGCCGAACACCTCTCACGCAAGCCTAATTTCATGTCCTACACCTTCCGTGAGGATATGATTGCAGATGCCGTGGAGAACTGTGTCCAATATGCGAAGAACTTTAATCCGGCCAAGTCAAAGAATCCGTTCGCATATTTTACCCAAATCACCTATTTTGCCTTCCTCAGACGTATTACCAAAGAGAAACGGCAACTTTATGTGAAGTACAAAGCGACCCAGCAACTTGGGTTGCTCCAACAGTCGGAAATGCACGATCTTGAGGGGCTAGGGCATGATCGTGGGCGTTCATTCCAGGTTTATGAGAATATCACAGACTTCATTGACGCCTTTGAGAAGGGGCGTAAAAGTAAAAGACGCAGAAAGCCGAAAGTCATTGCCAGCAGTGGAACCCTTAAATTCATAGGTGACTAATGAATCCCATGACACCGAGACCAGTGAAGATGACGCATCTTCCAGAGCCGCAACGCTCCCAGTTTGACCCTACAGAATTACTCAAAAGACTTGCCGATCTTGAGGCACGAATTGAACGTCTTGAGGACCAAAAGATGTCAGACGGTAACTTCATCGTTGGTTGCAGTGAACCAATCCGCGGTTCAGGAGTACGAATTTAATGAAACTGGCCCTTATCAACGACACCCATGCGGGTGCGCGTGGTGACAATCCCCACATCAATGACTTCTTCTTTCGTTTTTGGGATAATATCTTTTTCCCGGCGCTCACAAAGCACCGAGTAGATCGTGTGGTCCACCTCGGTGACGTGGTTGATCGTCGTAAGTTCATCAACTTTGCCATATGGAATAAGTGGCAGACTGGGTTCTTTGACCGCCTCAACAACGAATACAACATTCCTATCGACCTCCTGACAGGCAATCACGACTGTTATTACCGCAACACCAACAGCGTCAATGCCTTGGATGAATTGATCGGGAAGTATCCGAACGTGCGAATTTTCAGTGAACCCCAGGATATGCAATACGGCAGTCTCCTTGTGGCATTGATTCCCTGGATCAACTCAGGGAATTACGAAGCCGCGATGCAGTACATTGAAACCACAAAAGCCCCGATCATTCTCGGACACCTGGAAATCACAGGGTTTGAAATGGATCAGGGGAACGTGTGTCTATCGGGTATGAGCAAGGGAACATTTGATCGTTTTGATAAGGTTTATTCGGGGCACTTCCACCACCGCTCAGATGATGGGGTGATCTATTACCTGGGCAACCAATACGAAATTACCTGGGCAGACTACAACGATCCTCGTGGGTTCCATATTCTGGATACAGAGACACGCGAATTGACCTTTGTGGAGAACCCCTACCGGCTGTTCCACAAGTACACCTACGATGATAGCGTCCAGAACTTTGAATTCTGGAAATCCCATGATTTCACACAATACACCAATGCTTTCGTCAAGGTTGTGGTGACACGCAAGCAGAACCCCTACCTCTTTGATACCATGATGGACTCACTCTATAAGTCAAGTCCGTTAGACGTAACGGTGGTTGAGGACTACACGGAGTCTGCCTTAGACGCGACCCAGGGTATTGGAGTGAACCAAGCCGAGGATACTGTCACAATTATTCGTAAGTGTGTGGATGGCATGACGATGCCTGGGGGAGTTGATCCTGATAAATTGAAGGGCCTCCTACAGGAATTGTATGTGGAAGCAGTGAACTCAGAAACGGATGCACAATAATGCTTAGATTCAAGAAACTTCGTTGGAAGAACTTTCTCAGCACTGGTAACTATTGGACCGAGATAGAACTGGATGGAGCGCAGAACACCCTGGTGGTTGGAGAGAACGGCTCAGGTAAGTCTACGATGCTAGACGCCCTGTGCTACGTCCTCTACAATAAACCCTTCCGCGATATCAATAAGGGTGCCCTCATTAACTCCATCAACTTGAAAGAGTGTGAGGTGGAGGTTGAATTCACGACCGATAACCACGAGTATAAGGTGGCCCGTGGGATCAAGCCTGACAACTTTGAGATTTTCAAAGACGATTCACTAGTGGATCAGACTTCCTCCGGTGACTATCAGGACTATCTGGAACGATTTGTCCTTAAATTGAATTATAAGAGTTTTACCCAAATCGTGATCCTTGGGTCAGCCTCCTTTACTCCCTTCATGCAACTCAAGGCGAGTGATCGCCGAGAGATCATTGAGGACTTGTTGGATATCCAAATTTTCTCCCGTATGAACAAGATTGTGAAGGGGAAACTCTCCACCCTTCAAACAGAGCGCAGTTCCAATAAAATCATGATTGATGGGGCGCTTGAGAAGATCGCTATGCAGGAACGCTATATCTCCGAAGCCCAACAGGATGTGGCGAAGCGTATCCAGGAGCACGAAACGGAACGGGATCATAACACTCAAGAAATCTCACGGCTGAGGATGGAGAATGCGATTCATACCCGTGCGGTGCAAGACCTCTCTGAGAAGATCACCCATAAAGCCTCTGTGACTGCGGCATCCAAAAAGGTTACACAATTGGAAGCCCAGATTGAAAACGTCCTTGGGAAGCACAAAAAGAATCTTAAATTCTACGAGACACAAGAGAACTGCCCAACCTGTGTTCAGGAGATTCACCCGACATTTAAGGCGCAGCAGATCACGCAACTCAATGAGAAGATCGCTGAGTGTGAAAGTGGACTCGCCCAACTCACGAAACGTTGGAACCTCGACCAGGCAAAATTAGCAGCCATTGCTCAGATTGAACAGGAGATTGCGAATCATGAACTCGCCATCGCCAGCCATACCACTTCAATCAAACAATTGGAAAAGTTCAATGAGAAGATTAGCCAAAAGATTGACGAATTCAAAAATCACCACCAAACCAGTGGTCGTGAGCAGGCACGATTGGTAGAGCACCAAGACGAACTTGAGCGCCTGGAAACCGCCAAGAAAGATTTAATTGACCAGTCTGCTTATTACGAAGCCGCAGGGATGTTGCTCAAGGACACCGGCATCAAGACGAAGATCATTCGCCAATACCTACCGATCATCAATACGTTGGGTAATAAATACCTCGCCAGTATGGATTTCTTCGTAAACTTCAACTTGGATGAAACGTTTAAGGAAACGATCAAGTCCCGGCACCGAGACGATTTCACCTACCATTCATTCTCGGAAGGGGAAAAGCAGCGTATTGACATGGCACTCGTGCTTACGTGGCGAGCGGTGGCAAAATTAAAGAACTCTGCCGATACGAATTTGTTAATCCTGGATGAAATTTTTGATTCAAGCCTAGATAATACAGGGACCGAAGAACTGATGAAGATTCTTCACAGCCTCGAAGCAACTAACGTGTTCGTCATTAGCCACAGAGGAGACATTTTACAGGACAAGTTCCAAAATGTAGTGAAGTTTAGCAAACAACAGAATTTTTCACGAATTGTAATTTAGTGAGGACTCTATGAACACGAACGATATTGCCACTCCCGTTTCTCCTGATGCACCGAAGATGTTTGTCTATGATACAGCCAAACCTGCCGCTATCACCAAGAAGCAACAAGAATTTCTCCCGCTCTATAATGACAAAAATCCAATGCTGGCACTTAAGCAGCCATTGTTTGACATGGCGAACCCTCCGTGCAACGTCATTGAATTTGCCAATCAAATGCTCTACACGATGTCCCATTATGGTGGGGTGGGTCTTGCTGCCCCTCAGTGTGGATTCCCTTACCGCATGTTTGTGATGATTGGTGGAATTGTCTGCATCAATCCAGTCATTATCCAACATTCAAAAGAAACCGTCTATACGAAGGAGGGGTGCCTTAGTTTCCCAGGTCTGTACCTCCCAGTGACACGCCCAGAGTCCATCACGATCAGTTACACCAATGAATTTGGGAACCGTGTTGAGCAAACCTGGAATGGGGCGACGGCACGAGTGGCCCAGCACGAATTTGACCACCTTGAAGGTGTTGTCTTTACTTCTCGCGTGGGAAGCCTGACGTTACAGATGGCAAAGAAAAAGCGCCAGAAGTTGTTCAAGAAGATCAATCGCGTGGTTGAGATGAAAGCCAATCACCTTAAGTCCACAGGACGCGACACCACATACAAACCACAGTCACCGCAAGTTCCTACAACAGCCGTGCAATCGAATCGAGAGAACTAATGAAGGATTGGCAGCATGGGGTTGAACTAAATCTTCTCAAGCGCATTGAAAGATTTTACGAACCCCATAATAAATTTGCACTTTCCCCATTTGGAAAGTTCAAGAAAAATAACATTGCCGAAGCCATGCACAAGGGTACACTCAAAGTCTTACGAGACAATGAGGCGTGTCTCGTTGTGGAACGTGCTAAGGTTGCAGGGAAAGTCTATATGTTCAGTGGGGTGCCTATTGGAGAGAAACACAAGGGCGATCTCACACTCTCCAAACTATGCGGAGATTCACTGGTACTCTTGGAAGCCCTGGAACAATACGATGATTATGATTGTTGGCTGACCACCTTTGCTAGCAACAAACAAATCCGCACCATTGCAGAGCGGTCGGGGTTCAAATATGTGGGGTATAAGGTCACTTCCTTTGCTGAAATCATTTCTGTTTACTTCCGCGATGCTCATTTTAATTTTGCTGCCCGTGAACATCCCCTTGTGAACCCAGCCGAGTTGGTAGGTATGTCGAAGGTCTGTAATTTTGATACCCGTTGGGCAGAAGAAATTCTATACCAACTCAAGAATTTGAAGCGTCCAATCGACTATACGAATCATTACAGCAACTATAACCAAAAAGGTGCATGGTCTGCCCTCTCGCTTCGTGGTTATTCTGCCGACCCAGCCTTTATCACCAAGCCGGTGGAAATGAACAAGAAGTGGCAGACAGAACATAAGAACGAACGCTACGAACTCCAAGACACCCCTCTGTACAGTTCCTTTACCGAAGTGCGCCAACTCCTCTCCTTTCTCGATGGGGAAGTGCACCGGGTTAGGTTCATGAGATTAGCCCCTGGCGGGGGAGAACTCCAACGACATACCGACCAGGTCGACCCCGATGCTGGCAACTCGCTAGGCGCCCTGGCTCGCTTGCACTTCCCCTTACAAACGAACGATCAAGTGTTGTTCAGCACCTGGGATGAAAATGATCGGCAACTTTTTTATCATTTTGGTGTTGGTGAGTGTTGGGTGATCGATACTCGCAAACCTCACATGGCAGTCAATGGTGGAACTGCCGAACGAATCCACCTCGTGGTTGATACAATTGTCACCCCGAAACTCGAACGCTTCATTATCAACTCAACAGGAGGTCCGTTATGAAACCGAATTATACACACCTTATCTTGGTACTCGATGCGTCAGGTTCCATGACGGGTCTCACGAAGGCAACCATTGAGGGCGTCAACTCATTAGTGCTGAACCAGATCGCGCAACCAGGGGCCCTCTCTACGGCACTCTACACCTTCAATCACAAGGTTCATGAGGTCCGCGAATTCCAACTATTGAACGAGCAGAATTATATCCCCATGGGTTCTACGGCGCTGTTTGATGCCGTATGTACCGCTATTGACACCGAAGGGAAGAGACTCGAACAGAAGGCGGAATGGGATCGCCCAGACAAAGTAGTGGTTGTGATCGTGACGGATGGGGAAGAGAACGCCTCCGAAACACACAACTTGGATGGAGTGAAGCAGCGGGTGTCATTGCAGCATGATACCTACCAGTGGGAATTTGTATTCCTGGGTGCCAACATTGATGCCTTTGCCGCTGGCAAGACTTACGGGATCAGCAGAAGTTCCACATTACAATGGCAGCCGGATGCGAACAGCATCCATGTGATGTACGCCTCGGTAGGTCAATCCATGTCAAACTACCGCTCAGGAGTTACGGCGGGGGTAGACTTAACAAATCCTACCGCTTGACATTTCCTGTCGGTTGTGTCATAATACACGATGCGAATTTTATTCTGCGGTGACCGAAACTGGTCCAACTACAAAATCATCATTGATGCGATGCTGGAATTGCGCCCCTCTCTTGTCATTGAAGGCGAGGCGAAGGGCGCAGACAGCCTAGCGCGTGATGCTGCCGAGGATTACTTCATTCCTGTGCTTGCCTTTCCCGCCGACTGGAAGAAATACGGTCGTGCTGCGGGTCCCATACGAAACACCCAAATGCTCAAAGAAGGCAAACCAGATATGGTTGTCGCCTTTCATAATGATCTCAAGACTTCTAAGGGCACCTTGAACATGGTGAAGCAGGCGCAGAAAGCCAAGATACCTGTTCGTGTCTACACAGAAAAGGGACTTCGTTATGAGAAAAAGTAAATACTTCTCCACACCATCACAGGCCTCAGAGTTTGATCGGGAAGCCGGGATTAGGAGAGACCTGGCGGTGAAAATAAAATACCACCTTGAATTCTACATCGGGGAGTTCAATAGCCGAGAAACACGGCAGCGAGTAGTTGCATCTGTTGGAGAGGTGTTGAGTGAACATGGTGGGGTCAGATACTTCAAGGTGACGTGCGATGAAAAATTGAACCCGCCGCACCTCATTGACGATAACAAATTATTGGTTGAGGTTTATGTGATATTCAATCGTCTCTGCCACCGCATTATGTTTTGCGCTGAGAACTTCCGAGTGAACTGGGATAAATTATGACACAATGGTTCTACGAGCGCAATCGTGAGTTAATTGAATCCTCTGTCAATAAAACCTTTGACGAATTGCTCTGGATGACGAAGGATGAATTCCGCCAATGGGTGATTGATCTTCGCCAGGAAGTCGTGCGCCTGTGGGATGACAAGAATCAACCACCTCGTGTGGGATTTGATAAGTCCGAGATCGTTGAACAATTCCAAACCCTTGAAGGTTGCATCGTCCAGCAATATGAGGGGGTGGATGAATACACAGGCGAACGAAACCTCTTCCGCCCGACGACCAACCTCGGTAACGCCGTCAATCAGTTCTTCCCTACGATGATGAAAACCAAGATCAATTATTCTAAGGACCCTGCCTTGGGAAAGTCAATCTATGATTACTTCGCTCGCCCTGACCTCCTTGAAAACTTCTTAATTTACGCAACTCGGCATTTCAAACGCGATAGTTTCTATAACTACTCTCGGTCAGTCCATGCTAGCGATCCTGATGAATTTCGCCAAGTGCCTCTCCCTATTGCCGCAACTGCCTCAGAGTGGATTTCAAAGTTTGAGTGCGACAATTACCGCAAACGCACAGGATGGGATTACTGGCTCGCACCAGAGAAGGATGAAGGCTACACTGGATACAACGAAGAACTCAAAGCCACAAAGAACCTGCGGCTCACTCGTGCCGAGATCGTCAACTTGCGCCTCCAAGGTATTATTCCCGATAACTCTACAACAAATGTAGATTGGGAGAAATCTGAAATCTATGGACTCCGTGTGTTTGAAATGGGACAAAAGGTATTCCCACTTGGACTCAAATGTTTCCGAGTGAGTTTTTGCCAGTACGCGGTGAACTTCCCTCCGGTCGTCGCCAAGTATGTCTATGAGAGATACACCGAAACCTGGAAAGCAGAACCTAACATTTTTGTGTGGGACCCTTCGGCTGGTTGGGCAGGGCGTCTGTTGGGCGCACTCGCCGTTGAGGACTCCCGGCACCTAACCTATCTCGGCAACGACCCAAACACTGACCATAATACCACACCGGGGCGCACCAAGTATCACGAGGTCGCCGACTTCTATCGTCAGCATGTTCACAAGGGTGGGATGTGGGCAATTGAACATAATGGATTTGAATTCTGGCAGAAGGGGTCCGAGGAAATGCAGTTTGACCCAGACTTCCAGCAATACAAAGGGAAAATTAGTCTAGTGTTCACCAGCCCTCCCTATTTTGCCAAGGAAGCCTACTCCGAGGACAAAGAACAATCCTACCTAAAATTCGCTCAATATGAATCGTGGCGTGATGGGTTCCTCAAGGAAACACTCAGGACCGCGGTTGAATGGCTACGCCCAGGTGGATATTTGGTTTGGAACATTGCGAATGCTGAATTTGGTGGCGTTACGCTGCCCCTCGAAACAGATTCCAGAGAATATCTGGATGCCTTGGGAATGCAATACATAGAAACAATCAAGATGGCTTTAGCACAGATGCCGGGGAGTCACAGGGTCCATGAGGATACCGGATTGCCCAAGACTAAGAACTTTTGTAAAGAGAATGGGCTTTGGCTCAAGTATGAGCCCCTGTTTGTGTACCGAAAATCTGCCTAATAGAGGGTCAGAAAGGGTCCAGGACGGGTCATTCCCTATTCCCACGACTCTTGATACACCCCAATTTCCCTGGTTTTTACCTCTCTCCTTATTTTTCAAGGACTTACCCCTCACTTGACAACTCCCTCGCTATTTGATAGACTTATAGCATGAAAGTTACAAAATCCCTCATAAAAGTCGGATCGGTCGTCGGTCATACCTCTCAATATGGTATGGGGAATTCAACAGGCATGGTCGTTGCGGAAGCCGGAAACAAATACGGTCGCCGATATGTTTGGGTGAATTATACCCATCCTCTTACCAAGAAAACCTATAACTGTGCGTTTTGGGATGCCACCCTCCTGCTGTCCAATCGGGCCCATGTTGTGCGCCCTGCCATTGAACTCAATTCTAACGTCAGTCTCTTTACTCAATAAAGGAACGCATGTATACTGTTGAATCAAAATCCATGCTCGCCAAACTCATGGCGACTGAGAACATTCGGGTTGAACACCACACGGGTGCAAAAACAGCAAAATTCAATCTGGCGACTCGCACCTTGATCTGTCCAGTCTGGAAGGATATGAGCGGCGACCTTTACGACCTGCTCATGGGTCATGAAATCTCTCACGCCCTCCGTACCCCGCTCGCGGGATGGCACGACTCTGTGATCTATGCGGGTGGGAACAAAAAAGCCAGTGCGAAGGAACGTAGCGCCTTCAAACATTTTCTCAATGTCGTGGAAGATGCACGAATTGAGAAACTTGTGAAGCGGCAATATCCTGGACTTCGTGGACCCATGTACAAGGGATACCATGATCTTCTAAAACGTGACTTCTTCGGGTTGTCCACCGTGGATGAACTGAACGACCTCTTTCTCATTGACAAACTCAACCTATCGGCGAAGGTGGGCAGCCTTCTGAGCATTAAGTTCACCGCAGAGGAACAACCCTTCTACGATGAAATGCAGACCCTCGAAACATTCGAGGATGTACTCGCATTGACTCGTAAACTCTATGCGTATAGTAAAAAAGAGCAGAAGGAAAAGAAGGAAGAAGAAAAGAAGGAAGAGGAAAAGAAGGAAGAACAGCAAGAGGAGTCGGCTGACTCAGAAGAGGGTGGGGCGACTGAGGGTGAAGAGGACAATCAAGAAGGATCAGAGGACGAATCCGAAGAGGGTGAGGAAGAATCTGGGTCTCAGGGGGAGAGTGATGAAGAAGATGAAGATTCCGATGACAGTGAAGATTCCGAAGAGAATGGCGAATCAGAAACGGGAGACGAGCCCGACGATAGTGAAGGTGGAAAAGATACGGACGCAGGGGATTCCAGCGACAAGGATCAAGGTGAGGACGAAGATTGTCAATCTAGTGCTCAAGGGCAAGATGCTAAAGAAGAGGATGGCAATTTCATCCCCGAAGCCAAAACAGACAAGAGTTTTCGCCGAAGAGAACATGCGCTGATAGACAACGGAACAATTCGGTCTATTCATCTGAACATCCCCACACCAAACCTCAAGGATATCGTTGCACCTGTGGCAATTGTGAACCGCGGGCTCACGAATTACTATATCTCTCCAAGAGAGAGGCAATTGGGACACACTCTCCTTACCGAATTCAGAGCCAAGAACGAGGACTATATCACACTCCTCGCAAAGGAATTCGAGATGAAGAAGGCGGCACGATCATTTAGCCAAGCCAAGAAATCTGAATCGGGGGATATCAACATTGGGAAATTGGCGAGTTATCGGACTGAGGACAACATTTTTAAGAAACTCCTGATTGTCAACAAAGGCAAGTCTCATGGGTTGATCCTCTTGTTGGATCGTTCTTCTTCTATGCGTGATAGTACAGAATCCGCCACAGAGCAGATTTTGATTATGGCAGTGTTCTGCCGCAAGGTGAACATCCCCTTTGCCGCATATACCTTCGTGGATAATAGCAACATATCCTCACGACATGATTTTGGAATGCGTACCCTCACTCCATTCAGCACAGGGCCGAATGAATTTGTGGCGAATCGTCTCTCATTCCGAGAGATTTTGAATTCCTCAATGCAGGCGTCAGAATTTAACAATGCTATGTCCAATCAATTATTGTTAGCCAAATCGTTGAGACGAGATTCACTTGACGCTCGGCAACTTTCAATACCGGACCATGAGGATATGGGGTCCACTCCATTGAACGAAGCAATCATTGTGTTGCGTGATCTTCTGCGTCAATTTAAGCGCCGCCATCGTTTGGATATCGTGAATGCAGTCATTGTCCATGACGGTGACTCGGATAGAAATTACATCTTCAATGGTGGGGGCACACAATATACCCGTGACAGAGGTGGAAACATTTCGGCCGGGGTGCCTGAATCCCATCGCTTTGACACACAGTATGATCGTGTGACGATCCATGATGTTAAGGAAAAGGTGTCATTTGATTGCCCGGTAAATAACCGGGGGCTCCAGACTGCCTTGCTCTCATGGGTGCAAGCCACGACGGGTTGTGGTGTCTTTGGATTCTACATCACTGGAAAATCAGACGATGCTAGACATGCACTCCAGAAAATGTATGTGAATAAACTTGGAGTCCCGCTGGGCGCCGTGGGACGGTTTGATAGTGATACCTCAAACAAAGCCTTGCTTTTGGCACAACTCCAACACAAATTGAGTGAGGAGAAGTTCCTTGAGTCTTACAGTGAAGGGTACAGCCGATTCTACTTCATCCCAGGTGAGAAAGCCTTGGCAGCGGATAACGGGGAACTCCTCAACACCGCCTCCTCTGGAAAGTGGACGCCCAATCGTTTGCTTGCCGCATTCAAGAAGGTAAGCAAAAAGCGGGTTGTGAGTAGGGTACTGGTGAGTCGTTTTATTGAGTTGATCGCAACTGCTTGAAATTGTTCAGGAATGCACACATTAGAATTCTCTAATGTTACCGCTTTTGACTTGACATTTCCTGTGGTTATGATACACTTATAGAGTCAGTTTCTTATCAATAGGAGCATTTTGACATGCGAGCGAATAAAGAACGATACGAGTTATGGATTCAGTTGTTGGTGGCGACCGGAAAGTCCATCGTCAATATGAACGACATTCGTAAGATCATGGCAGAGAACAACCTTAAGGAGCCGCAGTGGTATACTAAAGATCAAGCGGTTCGCGCAGGTCGTGGTTTGTTCCATGTGCCCTTTGCCAAAGTGTCCAAGGCACCCGCTGAGGAACTTACTGAGGTCTCAAATCTCAACACCACTCTTGAACCCCTTGTGCATACCGTTCCCGCTCAAAAACGCGCCCGTATCTCTTCCTTGATTACTGATATTGAGGAACAGGGCAGCATTCCTACCAAGTATAAAAACTTCGTGCCTTTTGGTCCCTTTGATGATGTCAAGGCAATCATCGCATCACGACAATTCTATCCTGTGTTTATTACTGGGGCGTCCGGTAACGGAAAAACCATGTCTGTTGAACAGGCCTGTGCGATTCTTGGACGTGAGTACGTTTTGGTCAGCATGACACCGGAGACTGATGAAGGTGACTTGCTCGGTAACTATGTGCTTATTGACAATGCAATGGTATGGCGGGATGGTCCTGTGACGATTGCTGCTCGCCGAGGTGCCGTGCTGTGCGTTGATGAAATTGACTACGGAGCGCAAAACCTCTCTTGTTTGCAGCGAGTCCTGGAAGGGAAACCTTTCTTGCTCAAGAAGAAGGGTGAGATCATCACTCCGGCAGAAGGATTTCAGATTTTTGCGACTGCCAACACTAAGGGGAAGGGATCAGAGGATGGGCGGTATATGTTTACCAACGTCCTCAACGAATCATTCCTTGAGCGATTCCCAATCACGTTTGAACAGCCGTGGGCGCCGAACAACGTGGAAAAGCGAATTGTCAAGAAGGAACTTGAGACCGCTGGGCGGCCGGACGATGAATTTGCCGATAACCTTGTCATGTGGGCGACTGTTGTGCGAAAAGCGCATGATGAAGAAGCGGCATTACAAGAAGTCATCTCAACTCGGCGACTCGTACATATTGCGCGGGCGTATCCGATATTCAACGGAGATCGGATCAAGTCTATCACGGTATGCTTGAATCGCTTTGATGATATGACCAAGGCATCCTTGATTGACCTCTATGCGAAACTGGACGCCTCAGTTACCGTGGATAATACCATGCAACCTATCAGACCTTCGGTAGACTCTGATGATTCTCCTGATGGTGAGTCGGTAAGTTCCTAATTCGGTAGCAACAAAATTAGTTCTTGACAAGAGGGTGCCTTATGTGATATCATGATTCCTGCAATGTGAGTTGAGAGTTGTTCTCTTAGTCATGGAGGTTTGCCGCGCTCCTTTTTCTGCGGCAGTCAATAGTGAGGTTTTTATGTCGCATGTTTCAGCCAAGTCCCGTATCCTTACCTTCTTGAGCAAGACTGAGGGTTATAACACTCTTAGCGTTGCACAGGCGCAAGCCCGTTTCAACGTCAAGAATGTGTCCGCCCTTGTCGCTCAACTTCGTGCAGAGGGTTATGCCATCTACACGAACATGAAGCGCCGAGCCGATGGTAGCCCAGTGGCTATTTACCGCTTGGGCCGTCCGTCTGCATCCTTTGCAACGAACTGCTCGTTCCGTGGTGTGGTTGCTAAGGGCACGAACTAATCCATAGTTCGACCTGCTCTACTGGTAGGGGACTCTCGCAATGAGGGTCCCCTACTTTTCTCGGTCTGCGGTTGTGAAACTTCCAGCCATGAGGGCACCTTCATTTCCGTACTGGGCGTCTGCATTCCCGTACTGGGCACCTGAATTTCCGAATGGTTGGAAGATTTCATTATATGGCAAAACGTTCAAAAATAATTCCTGATGGTTTCTTTGGGGGCCCTGCTTACCTTGTCCACTATACCGGCAAGCAAAAGAAACATCTTGTGCGTCCAATGGCTGTTGATATTGGTGGAGGTAATTGCCATGTTGCAAACAATGCCGTTGAAACCGATCCAATTGTTAAATACGCCAACCTTTCTGAGGTCATTCAATCTGTTTTTGATTTAGCGCCCAAGGATGTAGAAACAATCATTGTATTGGAGAGTACCGGATCAAACTATCATATACCCAAATATAATGCCGGACTCGACCTTTCTAAAAAACTCGGCGTCAAAATTAAGACAGTCACATCAAAATCCACAATGGCGGAAAGAAAAAATCGTAACTATACTCAAGATCAGAAGAATGACAAACTTGAGGCTCATTTAATTTTTCATACTGCCACAGAAACAAACTTTGAACTTAGCAACCCAGCCTATGGGGAAATTCCACCACCTGTCTGCATCAAGAATAAAATTATTCTCACCAGATGGGACAGTCCCCCTTACAGAGAGGAAATTCCTTGGCTTGAATTTCACAATCTTCCAACAGACCCTATACAATGTCAATGGCTTATCGTTGCACAAGATGTATATGACAGGGGAGGCAATCAAAAAATGCTTGATAATGAGAATGGGTTGTATGCTCATGCCCCTAGGTCCATACAACGTGCTACCGCTTTTAAGCAAACCCTACCTTCTCGTGTTGGAGTTCTTGCAGAAAGAGTGCAGATTAAAAAGAGAAAAATGCCGGATATGGGAAATAAGAAGGCACGTAAAGCCGGTATGAAATCTCTCAGGCCAGAAGCGAGAAGGATATTCGCAATCCTCAAAAAGGACATTAGGGATGGTGTGTGTAAGTCCTATCAAGATATTAAACCTGCCACACTCCAATTTCAGGAAAAGAAATCATGATTTTTCGTAAATGGGATTTGCGGTTCATTGAACTCGCCCGACATATTTCCACATGGTCCAAAGACCCATCCACCCAAGTGGGTGCGGTGATCGTTGACAAACGCAACCGTGTAATCAGCATGGGATACAACGGATTTCCACGAGGCATCAAGGATACCCCAGCACGATTGAATGACCGCGAGACAAAGTATTCAATGGTCGTGCATGGCGAAATCAATGCCCTCCTCTTTGCGACTCAACCCCTCCTTGACTCAACGATCTATCTTTGGCCGTTCCTCTCCTGCTCCAAGTGTACCGCTATCATTATCAATACCGGTATCAAGCGAGTGGTGGCGCCCATCTGCGATAATCCACGATGGAATGAATCCATTGAACTCTCCCGCGACCTCTATCATGAGGCGGGGGTCTCTGTGGTCCTCCTACCGGGGTTCCATGAGAAGCAAGGAAACGCATGAACGAAGTACCTGTGATATGGGTGTTCGCTGCCTTCGTCTATGGCATGGTTGTGCTTAGAATCTCTCAATACTTCATGTCGTATGAGACACGAAAACGGGACAAACGTAAAAAGTATCAAAAACGAACACATAGATAAGACTAATGAGTTTCATTATTCAACGGAGGTGACCTTTGGAAATCAAGATAGATTTGGACCAACTTCGCAAGCATAAAATTTTCATCGCCACCCCCATGTATGGAGGAATGGCCTGTGGGATGTATCTCAAGAGTTGCCTTGACCTGCAAACCATCTTCCAGCAATACGGGATTCCTTCCCGGTTTTCATTCATCTTCAACGAATCGCTGATTACCAGGGCCCGTAATTACCTCGTTGATGAATTTCTCCGCACGGATTTCACTCACCTGCTCTTTATTGATGCTGATATTCACTTCAACCCACAGGATATTATCGCCATGCTTGCCCTGGATAAGGACGTGATTGGTGCACCGTATCCTAAGAAAGCCTTGAACTGGGGCAACATTGCGAAGGCGGCACGAAATCACCCCGAACTTGATCCAAAGGAATTGGAAAATGTCGTGGGGGATTATGTGTTCAATGTAGTGAAGGGTACAGAACGATTCCAGGTGTCTGAACCCCTGGAAGTCATGGAGATTGGTACAGGTTACATGCTTGTCAAGCGTGAGGTGTTTGCTGTCTGGGCGGCCGCCTATCCTGAGAAACGTTACCGTCCAGACCATGTGGGTCAAAAGAATTTTGATGGTACCCGCTACATTCATGCCTATTTTGACACTGAGATTGACAAGGATTCTGAACGCTACCTCTCTGAGGACTATGCCTTCTGCCAATGGTATCGCCGCGCGGGTGGACATATTTGGCTCTGTCCGTGGATTCAGACGCAGCATGTCGGCACGTATGCCTTCACAGGCAACATGGCAAAGATTGCCGATCTGACAGGGACACTCTAATGATTATCGGACTGCTCGGTTTCATTGGATCGGGAAAAGGGACCGCCGGGGATATCCTGGCGTCCAAACATGGATTTGTTCAGGACTCATTTGCTCGGCCGCTGAAAGATGCGGTCGCAGCAATCTTTGGGTGGGATCGTCAAATGCTTGAGGGCGCGACACACGACTCCCGCACCTGGCGTGAACAACCTGATGAATTTTGGTCTGAAAAGTTTGGCTCTCCATTCACCCCACGACAGGCGCTCCAACTCATGGGCACCGAAGCAGGCCGTAACGTCTTTCATAAAGACCTGTGGGTCGTGTCACTCCTTCAACGAAATCAAGGTCGTGATGTAGTGATTACCGATGTACGATTCAAGAATGAAATTAAAGCCGTGCATCAAAACGGTGGATTGATTGTTCGCGTGAGCCGTGGGCCCGAGCCCGATTGGTATGATGTAGCACACAAAGCAAACGGTGAACCATCTGATGAACAAGCCGTGGCGCTAGCCTCTATGATGTTCAGCAAAATTCACTCCTCTGAATGGGATTGGATCGGCAGTCCGATCAACCACACCATTTATAACGATGGGACACTTACCGAACTTGAGGACGCTGTTCGGTATCTGGTTGAGAATCAAAATCTCTTCTTGACATCTCTGTAGGGTTGTGCTATACTTTATCATTATTCACTTGTGAGGGCCCCATGCAACTGTCAAAAAATACGCTCGAAGTGCTCAAGAATTACGCCTCTATCAACGAAGGGTTGTTTATCAAGAATGGCAACATGCTTCGCACAGCGAACAAGGGCAAGACGATTCTTGCCGAGTCCGTTGTTGATGAAACATTCCCTGCTACCTTTGGAATTGGCGACCTCAATCAACTCCTCTCCATCTTCTCCCTCGATAAGAGCACCCCTGAATTAAACATTGATGGGAATGATGTGGTTGTCAAGGCATATGGTGGACGTAGCAAGATCACCTACCGTTGCTGTGACTCCTCAAATATCAAGACCCCACCAGACAAGGATATCGCAGTCCCAACGAAGGATGCCATATTCCTATTGACCGAACCTGACATGGAATGGATTCTTAAGTCCGCCAGTGTCTTGGGCGCACCAAACATCGCAGTCGTGCGTTCCAATGGAATGCTCTCGTTGCGTGTGTTGGATGGGCAGAACGACTCTGCACATACTGATACTCTGGAAATTGAAAAGCAATCTGGACCGGATGCCTTCCTGATGTTCAAAGTGGAGAACTGGAAAATGATGATCGGTACCTACAAGGTCGTCGTTTCCTCAAAGGGTGTGGCGCATTTTGAACACACAACCCGCAAGATTCAATACTGGGTCGCTCTGGAACAAAAGGCAAAGTAGGTATCTCTACGCACTTTAACCTCTGACACCCGGGTCCGTAAGGATTTCGGGTGTCTTGGTATGAGGATGACCCTTAGACCCTTCTCCGACCCTCCAAAGCCCCTCAAAAGGCTGTTTTTGAAAGGAACCTATGCTCAAACATGTACTCTGGACTGAGAAGTATCGACCTGCCACGGTTGACGCTTGTATTCTCCCCGAACGCCTCAAACTCCCTTTTGCCGAATACGTCAAGCACCGCTTGATTCCCAATCTTCTACTCTCAGGAGGTGCAGGGGTTGGAAAAACCACGATTGCGAAAGCCATGTGTGAAGAGATTGGCTGTGATTATTTGGTGATAAACGGATCAGACGAATCCGGTATTGATGTATTCCGCACCAAGATTAAAAACTATGCCTCCTCTCTCTCGTTGCAGGGTGGACGAAAAGTTATTATTATTGATGAAGCCGACTATTTGAACCCCAACTCCACCCAACCTGCGTTGAGAAATGCAATGGAAGAGTACGCGGGTAACTGCTCCTTTATTTTCACCTGCAACTTCAAGGGTCGTATCATTGAACCCTTACATTCTCGTTGTGCGGTAGTGGACTTCACACTCAAGCCTGCCGAGAAGCAGAAGATGGCAGCGGATTTCTTCACCCGTGTCCAATCTATCCTCAAAGCAGAATCGGTGGATTATGATAAGGCGGTCTTGGTGGAATTTCTTAAAAAGTTCTTCCCTGACTTCCGACGCATTATTAACGAACTCCAGCGGTATTCCAGTTTTGGAAAAATTGATGTAGGGTTGCTCAGTCACCTCGGTGATGTAGATATTGCGGAGATCGTCAAGCACCTCAAAGCCAAGGACTTTGGTGCGCTCAGGAAGTGGGTCGCTACTCATGATATTGACCCAGCCACCTTATACCGCAAACTCTATGACAATATGTACGCGGTGTTGAAACCTGAATCCATCCCACAAATGGTCCTATTGCTGGCAGACTACCAGTATAAGTCTGCGTTCGTTGCGGACCAGGAAATCAATTCTATGGCGCTCCTGGTTGAACTTATGATGGGGTGTGAGTTTCAATGATACAGAATCACACGCTGCTGGCAAGATTAGTCCCTAAGAGGGCAAAGATAACCCGCCAGTATGTGATTCTGTTCAATGAATAGAGTATACACCGAATGGCAAAAATGATCCTTGACGGGCAAAGTCAACCCGCTCGGTGTTTATACTCTATTTCTATTCAATAAATGGTTTGTGCGTCGAATGGCAACACTGATCCCTGACGGGCAAAAACAATCCGCTCCTCGCACATGCCACAATTTCATAATCTGTGGGCCGAAGGCAAATGAGGTCGCTCACGCGCAAGTCCTATCCGTTGGTTCACAGATTATATTTTATAATGGAGGGTGCTGTGTATTATAGTTTGGATTATGGAAAAGGTTGGATTGTATTGTCGTGGGGTCCAGGAGAAAATGACCACAGCCTTCATAAGACGTTTGTGGAGTTGTTGAAAGACGTTCCAGAAGGTTCTATCCTGATTGCCGAACGTTCTTTGGCAAACTTTGATATCAAAGACTACAACAACGGGTTAGTGTTGGCCGAACAGAGAAAAATCGAACTGCGAGCAGTATCAACCCATGCGGCAAAGGGATACCGAAGAAAATGGAATGAACCTAAACCTAGTCGGAACGCAACAATAAAGGACGATATCAAGGACGCCAAAATACTACTATTATTGTTTGGGGAGGGCAGCAACCGAGCCTTTGGTTCTTTCGAGGAACGTAAACCAAAACCATTACCGACAAACCTGCGGGCCCGCCTAACACGAAAGGTTGTTGACGCTCGAAGAAATGAGAAGTGGAAGCAACAAAAACAATGGTTGAAAAGTCATGGGTTTGAACTAGCAACTGTGCTATGTAGTGCTCGTGTAGTAGCAGAAGAGGTTCTCGCCTTGGGGTTGGGACGAAAGGAATACCGGAAGTATACACGCATATCGGAATATGGAAGGGCCCTTCCCATCCATCGCTCAAATGGAACCAACTGGCTGTTCAGAAAAACAAAGAAAAAGGATTGGAGTCGGTTGGAAGATAGAAAAGTAAGAGCCAAAGCGGTGAACCAAATGATTGATAGAATCTGGCACCAGAGCACTATCCCTGACAGAACTTTAGAGGAATTTTTCCAATGAGCCTGTGGGTAGTTGAAAAACGACCAAAGGTTGCTGTGTCAGAGGTGGTCGCCTACTTTCTTAAGTGGGTTGACTTCATTCGTTTTGCCAAACTAGTTTGTGTGGTGGGTAAAACTCTGGATAAACAGCAATTCAGGATGCTTAAGGCACTCTTCCTTGAGGTTGGGCTCTCTGTCTACTCCAATGGGAAAGTGAAATATATTGGTGAGGTTGGGTGCGATTTTATTCTTGTGGAACTCATGGGTGTTCGTGTCGAGATGAAGTTTGTTGGGGATGCCATCTTTTCAAAAAAATTGAAAACTCTCAAGAAAAACACAACAGTAAAATTGATGAACACAAACGGCACGAATAACTATGATAGACTACCATTAGAGTTTGCTGATTTCCTCCTTGTGATATCAACCACTGGGGCGCTTCTAATAGATAAGGAAACGGTGGAACAATATCTAAAAATGACAGGAGATGGCATCACCGCCTGTTTTCCAACAAAACTCGGACAAGTGTTCCTCAGTCCCAAAGATATGTGTGTGGAGTATAACTCATCAATCAACGTAATGGAATTGTTGATGAAACTTATTATTCGTGTTGTGAAGATGATATCATGAGTCCCTTTGATTTCGTCAAAGAAATTCAGTCCAGCAAACGTGACCTTATGGCTGACCCTCAGTCTGAGAAAGACTATGTGCCGTTTGTGGTGAATCGAGCCCTCTCCTATGAACTGGATTGTGTCATGGAAGCCAATGCCATGAACTCGCGGCACCATTTGGACAAGAAGATGCAGTTTGGCTACCTCCTCAAGATCGTTCGCGCCCGAAGGCGTCCATTCCACAAATGGGCAAAGAAAGTAGAAGCCGAGCATGTGGAGTGTGTGAAGAAATTTTGGGACTGCTCTGAGCGCAAGGCGCTTGAAATTCTTCGTATCCTCACTCCCGAACAAGTTGAGCAAGTGATACGCATTACCGACATGGGTGGACTTACCAAAAAACCTAAATAACCTCGTTGATTCTACATCTATGAGGTTATCATGCTGGATATTGAAACGTGCGTTGAAATATCGCTCAAATCCCCTGACGATTTCTTAAAAGTCCGAGAGACCCTCTCACGCATCGGTGTCGCCTCCCGCAAAGAGAAAATCCTCTATCAATCGTGCCATATTCTCCATAAGCGAGGTCGCTACTTCATCCTCCATTTCAAGCAACTTTTCGCCCTTGACGGTAAACCCACAGACATCTCTGAGAACGATATTGCTCGCACGAATGCTATTGCCCGACTCCTTGCTGAGTGGGGTCTCGTGGTATTAGTGAACCCGCAAATTATGGTTGAAGTCGCCCCGCTGCACCAGATCAAAATTATCACTCACAAAGAGAAAAATGAGTGGCAGTTGGTGACTAAATACACAATAGGAAAAAAGAGAGTTGAACCTACAGTCTAATGGTAGTCTGTGTGCCGATGGCAAAAATAATCCCTCACGGGCAAGTATAATCCGCCGGTGCACAGATTATTTTATGCGGCAACATTAAATTTCTCTAATGTTGCCGATCAGAGCCGGTCTCGGTAATAGACCCCTGAATGGAACGTATACATATCTTTATCCGAACCTCTTAAGAACCCATAAGGACTTAAGTTCTTCAAGTCTTAAAGACCCCATAGGTATAAACTTCTGGAATGCGACGAACGGAGTGAGGAGCCTACATACCTACCGGTCTGTTAAGACACGCGGGGCGCGTGGCCTCAGAAGGAACTCATTGCCGATTCATCACATTATTCCCAAGCATGAATGGCTCGAACGTTTCGGGAGCCTCAAGGGAGTTAATGCCACAGACAACACGGTTAATCTCACACTTTCTCAACATGCCGAAGTGCATTTGATTCTCTACGAACTCAACGGTAATGAGAACGACCTGTTAGCCTATAATGCTTGTGTTGGAATTTTATTAAAACGAAAACCCCTTAAGATTCTCAAGAAGAAACAATACTCACCGAAGAAGCGCAAAGCCCGCAACACTTACAAGAAATACAGAATATGATTGCTCATTCACCACGGTTCCTCCACCCCATTGACCAACTCAAGGTGCTTGCCGGAGAAGTCGTTACTCCTCATGAACACCGTACGACTGGGTTCATGCAAATCATCTGCGGTACCTGCAAGACACCCATCACTACCTCCATGAGTTTCCAGATTAACGGGATGGCCTCTTGTCATGATTGTTCTCACGACCATAGGATTTCATATAATGTCTGTAAGCGTCCTTTTAAGACTCCTCACCCACGGAAATTGGCAGATCGTTCTCCAAAACCTGACCCAGCATTAGGGAACGGATTTGGACAGGCATCAGGATTTGTAACAACCTTCGCGGCAACTGAACATTTTATCAAGAACCCGAATAGTGGATTATGAACTGGCTTCAATTTTACCGCGCTTATCTCCAGGCACCCTTCCCATATATTCATAATCGCTGGATCAATCCAAGCGACCGTGTCATTATCAGACACCCTGAATTTAATAAGGGACATTATCATGATGCCGACTACATCATGCTCTATGCCATCTTTCAAATGGTGGTGGATTATGTGGAAATTGAGTGTGTGGTATTTCCAGCCACCACCGACTGCTTTGAGACACGTTGGCAATCAATCAACCGATGGATTCATGATCTACCGGTCCTCCATTGGTTCCTGAAACCTGTTCGTAATGCTCGCCGAGGACTCCATCACCTTCGATGGGCGATGAAGATTAAGGACAATGACTCCCAACGTCAATTTGCGGTAGATATCTTCAAAGTCTATAAGTTCTGGGTCCATGATCGTCCAGCCCGCAAAGACCCGTTTACGACCTATTACGCCCTTCGTGAGGGGAAGGATTGGAAGGGGAAGTTAACTCCAAAAGAACGCAAAGCCTTGAATCGGGCCCAAAAGTTGGAGACTAAGTATGAGAAGGAAGATGAACGTATGCTACATCTGATTATCAAACAGCGAGGTGGATTATGGATATAAACCAACTTTCCCCACATTTCTCTGTCAAGGAACTTACTCGCTCAGATACCGCGGTACGTTTAGGGATAGATAATACTCCAACGGCAGAATATCTTAAAAATCTCTTGGTGATGTGTGAGAAGGTGTTGGAACCTGTTCGCGCACATTTTGGTCCAGTGCGAGTGAACTCAGGGTACCGCAGCCTTGCGTTGAATATGGCGGTCAATCCGATGACCTCCACGATTGATAAGTTGAGCAAGCATTGCACTGGCCAGGCGGTGGATTTTGAAGTGATGGGTACTTCAAATGTGATTGTGGCTGAGTGGTGCAGAGACAATCTTCCAGAGTACGATCAGATCATTTTAGAATTCTACACACCTGGCGATCCAAATTCTGGATGGGTGCATGTGGGATTTGTGGAAGGGCACAACAGGAAGCAATTGCTCACAGCAGCCCGAGTGAGCGGCAAGACAGAGTATAAGGTTGGGTTAATCGCATAACAGAGGATTTTATTATGATTAAAGAGCAGCAACAAGTGGCAGAGTTTCACAAGACCTTTGAAATACCTGATAGTGTCTACCCCACCATTGTCGATCATGAGACGCAGGAACTTCGGGTACGGTTGATCCAGGAAGAATTTGATGAACTGAAAGAAGCAATGGATAAAAAGGATTTGATTGGCATTGCCGACGGCCTTGCTGATATCCTCTATGTGGTGTACGGCACGGCTGTCTCCTACGGTCTTGATATGGACCCGATCTTCCAAGAAGTGCATCGTTCCAACATGTCCAAGGTTGGTGGACACAAGCGAGAGGATGGGAAGTGGGTGAAGCCACCAACGTATTCCAAAGCCGATCTCGCCCCAATCATTCGTCAACAAATTTTTAACATGGAGGTTTCATCATGAGCGTGAAGTTAGTGGTATTTAATAATGGTCTACAAATTCTCGGAGACTTGGTTGATAAGGACGAAGAGAAGAAAGCGGTAATTCTCAGTAAACCGGTACAGTTAATTATGGTGCCAGGACAAGATGGTGCGCCCAAGGGGCAAGTCGGTATGGCATTCGCTCCATTCTTGCAATACACCACGGAATGGGAGACTGGTCTTTCGTTTGTGGTCGGAGATATCCTCACGGTGGGTACCCCTCAGCGTGATTTGGAGAATTCCTACAACACGGCATTCGGATCAGGGATATTGTTACCGCCAGGGGTAGGACGAGCATAAAGTGCTTGACACCCGGGCCCTCCTGTGTTACACTACAGGATGAAATTTTACACGAATGTTGCCTGTCAGGGTAATTACATTTATTATCGTGGCATAGAGAACGGTCGGCGCGTACACATGAAGATGGAGTATTCGCCGACACTTTATGTCCCATCTCCTGCCCCCACACTCCCAGGCCGTGATTACTGGCGAGACCTCCAAGGCAATGCCGTTGAACCAATGCAGTTCGATGGGATTGCTGATGCCCGTGAATTCATCAAAAAATATGAAGAGGTGGAGAGTTTCACGATCTTTGGTAATTCAAAGTTTGAGTACACCTTCATTGCAGACCAACACCCCGAAAAAGAAATTGAATGGGCCCTCGACAAGGTTGTGGTGGCCTATGTTGATATTGAAGTCGGATCAGAAGGCGGAATGCCTAATGTGGACACTGCGAATAATCCCATTACTGCCATCACAGTGAAGTTCTCCAACGACCCACAGTATTATGTGTTTGGATGCAAGACCTTCATTCCCCACCGACCAGATGTTGAATGGAAGTATTGTTTTGATGAACAAACAATGCTTGAATCCTTCATGTCGCTCTGGAAGGATAAGTCGCCTGATATCATCAGCGGATGGAACATTAAGACCTTTGATATTCCCTACCTTGTGAATCGTATGGCTTGCCTTGAGGGTATGGGTGAAGAACGGGCCCGTTGGCTGAGCCCTTGGGGTCGCATCACTCGCAAAGAGGATCAGTTCTACGGAAAACCTGTCACAACCTATCAACTTTTGGGACTGGCAACCCTTGACTATCTGCAACTCTTCCGCAAATATGCAAAGAACTATAACCAAGAGTCCTATAAGTTAGACCATATCGCCCATGTGGAACTCAAGGAACGTAAACTTGACTACTCTGAATACGAAACCCTCCATAACCTCTACCGAGATAATTTCCAAAAATTTATTGAGTATAACATTCATGACGTTGAGTTGGTAGAAAAGTTGAACGCCAAGGGGCGTTTGATTGATCTGGCGATAATTCTGGCGTATGATAACAAGACCAACTACGAGGATTGTTTCACCCAGGTGCGTATGTGGGATGCAATTTGCTACAACTTCTTGCGTGGGAAGGGAATAGTTGTTCCCCCGAAGAAGCACACCAGCAAAGATCAAGCCTATGAAGGCGCATATGTGAAGCCTCCGCTCTGTGGACTATTCAAGAATGTGATGGGGTTGGACTTGACCAGTTTGTATCCCCACCTCATGATGCAGTACAATATGTCACCTGAGACGTTGATTGAACCTGAGAACTATACCGATGCTATGCGCGGGGTCTTGGAACAGACGGTGAATGTTGAGCGGTTGCTTGAAAAGAAGGTCGACCTCTCAAAATTAGTGGGCTGCACCCTTACTCCAAATGGACAATTCTTCACGACGACTCGGATTGGATTCCTTGCTGAGATCATGCAAAACATGTTTGAATCGCGTGTCGTGTATAAGACAAAGCAACTTGAGGCTGAGAAGGAAAAGGAGGCCTGCACCGATGCTGAACGACGAAAAGAACTTACCTCCATCATTTCTCGTTATGAGAACCTCCAATTAGCCAAAAAGGTTGGACTCAATTCAGCCTACGGCGCCATGGGTAGTGAATACTTCCGGTTCTTTGATATTCGTATTGCCGAAGGAATTACGTTGGCAGGACAATTGAGTATCAGATGGATCGGAAACGAATTGAATGGTTATCTCAATGGTTTGTTGAAGAGTGAGAATAAAGATTATGTGATTGCCAGTGACACCGATTCAGTTTACTTAAATCTTGAACCACTGGTCGCTAAGGTGTTCAAAGGGCCCCAGGAGACGCAGAAGGTGATTAACTTCATGGATCAAGTCTTTAGGACGAAGATCAAGAGCGTCCTGGATGTAAGTTTTCAAGCCTTGGCAGACTATACTCATGCGTATGCTCAGAAGATGAAAATGAAGCGTGAGGCTTTGGCTGACAAGGGTATCTGGACTGCGAAGAAACGGTACATCCTCAACGTGTGGGATAGTGAAGGGGTGCGCTACAAAGAAGCCAAGATGGTGATTCATGGACTGGAAGCCATTAAGTCATCCACACCAAGTCTGGTGCGTGAGAAGATTAAGGCAGCACTAAAAATTATCATGAATGGTACCGAGGAGGAGTTGGTTGCGTTTGTGGAAGCGTTCAAGAAAGAGTTTCGGACACTTCCTATCAGTGATATCGCATTTCCTCGTGGGTGCAACGGGATGGATAAGTACATCAACAAGACTGGCAAGAAGGAACGTCGGTTCAGTGGATTTGGAGAGCCTGACGAAGGTAGCACTATTTATGTGAGCGGTACCCCAATTCATGTGAAGGGCGCATTGATTTATAACTTTTGGCTCAAAAAGATGCAATTGGATGGTCAGTATGAGACGATCCAGAATGGTGAGAAGGTGAAGTTCGTCCATTTGAAGAAGGGTAATAAGTTTGACGATACGGTCATTTCGTTCATCCAACGTATTCCAAAAGAATTTGAGTTGGAAAAACAGGTGGATTACGATGAACAATTTGAAAAAACCTTTCGTGAACCACTAAATATAGTGTTATCGTCAATAGGTTGGCATTCAGAAACGCAGTTTACATTGGAGGATTTCTTCTCATGAATCGTAGTGAAGCCCTATTATTGCAGGTTGCCGAAGAAGCCTCAGAGGTGTCACAGGCTGCATCAAAGTGTATCCGTTTTGGTCCAACTCATACCTGGCCCACCCGCCAGGGACAAGCCCGTGAACGTCTCTATCAGGAATTCCTTGAGTGTATGGCGTTGATTGAAATGTGTCAGGATGAAGGGATTCTTCCTGATTGTATTGACGACAAGGATCGTGCCGCCATTGAAGCCAAGAAAGAACGAGTGGAGCATTTTCTCACCGTCTCAGAAGAATTAGGAACCGTCCAATGAAAAAAGATTTTCGCCAAGTCCATCTACCGAAGATGAAGTATGTTGGTCCCTGCCTCTGTACCCGTTGCGGTAAGGAATTCAGTTCTGCCGATCTGATCGCCGGGGTTCGCACCAAAGGACATGATGATAAGCAACTTTATGCACAATGGTACTGCCCTACCGTTGATTGTAATGGATTTTTGAATAGTGGGGTCTACTTCAAACCTACCGATGCTAGGACTCCTAGCCCCAAGACTTGATTTTTGTGTCCGTTTCTGTTATACTATGTTTTTGCTCACCCACCCAGAGGATTTACTATGTCATCAATGATGGATCGTCTTAAGAAAACTTCCAGTGTCGAGATTGCGAGTGTTTTAGAAAACTCTGAGGTATTCGGCGAACGCCAGAACTGCCCTACCGAAGTCCCAATCATCAACATTGCGCTCTCTGGCACCCTCAAAGGTGGATTGACTTCCGGGGTCACCCAGATCGCTGGTCCCTCCAAACACTTTAAGACAGGTCTCGCCCTCCTTCTCATGCGCTCCTTCCAAACCGCGCATAAAGACGGTGCCATTTTGTTCTACGATTCAGAATTCGGTTCGCCCCCAGCCTACTTTGATACCTTCGGGGTTGATAAGAAAAAGGTCTTTCACACACCCATCACCGACGTGGAACAACTCAAGCATGACATCATGATTCAGTTAGCCGAAGCCAAGCGCGGTGATCCCCTCATGATTGTGATTGACTCCATCGGACAACTTGCTTCCCTCAAGGAAGTGGAGGATGCGATTGAGGGTAAGAGTGTGGCTGATATGACTCGCGCCAAGGCGATTAAATCACTCTTCCGTATGATTACCCCGCACCTCAAGATCAAGGATATTCCCCTTGTGGTGATTAACCATACATACAAAGAGATCGGGATGTTCCCGAAGGATATTGTGGGTGGTGGAACTGGGTCCTACTTTGCCGCTGACACTATTTGGATTGTTGGTCGTCAACAAGAGAAGGTGGATGGGAAGGTTGAAGGATTCAACTTTGTTTTGAACATTGAGAAATCACGCCAGGTGAAGGAAAAATCCAAGTTCCCAGTTACCGCAATCTTTGATTATGGGATTGAACAGTACTCCGGTCTCTTACAGATTGCGCTTGACGGTGGCTTCGTTGAGAAGCCGAGTCCGGGTTGGTATATCAAGAAGGGTGAGAAAACCAAGGTCCGAGAAGCCGATACAAAGGATATGGCATTCTGGAAAGATATCTTAGAGAATGAGGCATTCAATGAATATGTTCGCAAGACTTTTCAAGTGGCTTATGGGGATATTCTGGCAGCAGACCCCGACGCTGACACCACTGAAAAAGGAAAATAAGGATTTTCTCTTTACTGAGATCATCCTCGCAGAGGAGAAAGTTACCGCAGTTAAACTGCTTGACGGACCTTATGCGAATGTGGTATATTATTATGGTCATGTGAAGGTCGTGCCAGAGGGCACCTCCCATCGCCTGGCGTATCAATATACTATTTGGGATTCTGCTGGATTATCCAAGGCAGACTTGGTACAATCACAAGAGTTTACAACTCTGATAGGCGATGTATTGGTAGCAATTATCGCAGATGAAAACAATTCGGGAGAATATAATGGTCCGTCTCGAAGCCACGATATTGAAGAATCTGATTTATAGTGAACCCTACATGCGGAAGGTGATTCCCTTCCTCAAAGAAGCCTACTTCAAAGAACCCATAGAACGAATCGTTTTCAAGGAAATATCCGCGTTTGTGGAGAAGTTCAAGAATCCACCGACGCATGAAGCCCTGGTTATCAATCTCACTGAGTCACGCGAACTGAAAGAAGAACAGGTCCGTGATGCAGTGGAATTACTCAAACAGGTGCACCAGGACCGCAAAGAACCTACCGATCTTCCTTGGCTGAACGAACAGACAGAAAAGTTCTGCCAAGATTCCGCTCTCTACAACGCCGTCCTTGAGGCCGTAAGCATCATGGATGATACGAAGGGCGGGCCCGAAAAGAAACCCAAGGGATCAATTCCTGAAATTCTCACACAGGCCCTTGCCGTCTCATTTGACCCTCATGTGGGACATGACTACATGGAGCAATCGGATTCCCGATTTGACTTCTATCACAAAAAAGAAAAAAAGATTCCCTTTGACCTGGATTTTTTCAATAAGATTACAGGTGGTGGATTTTCTATCAAGACCCTGAACATTCTCCTGGCAGGCACCGGAGTCGGAAAGACTCTTGTGATGTGCCATATGGCGGCCGCTGCCCTGGCGCGGGGATTCAACGTCCTCTACATTACAATGGAAATGGCAGAGGAGAGGATTGCCGAACGAATTGATGCGAACCTTCTCAATGTGGACATTGGACTCCTTGAGCAGATTCCCAAGATTGATTATGATAAGAAATTTGCTGCCCTGCGGTCCAAGACACATGGAAAATTGATTATCAAGGAATATCCGACCGCTTCGGCATCCACGCTACATTTCCGTGCATTACTGAACGAGTTGGCATTGAAGAAGTCGTTTCGTCCCGATTTGATTTTTATTGACTACCTGAATATCTGTGCTTCATCGCGCATTCGTCAGGGTGGTAATGTCAACTCCTACACGTACATCAAAGCCATCGCCGAAGAACTTCGTGGACTCGCAGTAGAGAATAAAGTGCCGATTGTTTCAGCCACACAAACGACCCGAGGGGGATTTGATAACTCTGATTTGGAGTTGACGGACACCTCAGAATCGTTTGGGTTGCCAGCCACCGCAGACTTCATGGCAGCGATCATTTCTACTGAGGAGTTGGATCAACTCAACCAATTCATGATAAAGGTCTTAAAGAACCGTTACATGGATAAGAATGTGAACAAGAAATTTGTGATCGGGGTAGATCGCCCAAAGATGCGTTTGTATGATGTGGCGTCCTCCGCTCAAGTGAATATCTCCCAGTCAGGACAGTCCATCCCTTCTGCGGACCGCAAACCATTCGAGAGAACCAAACGTGACTTTACAGGGGTGAAGGTATGAAGTATAATCCAAGCATCCAAATCGGCAATCATGTCCAGGTGTGGGATGATACTCTCCCGTTCTATTTTTGTAAGGGGCTGATAGAGAAATTTGACGCGAATGAAAATGATGTTCAGGTGGACACTGTGCTCAAAAGCGTACGGCACTTCAAAGAAGTGAATATCTCCCAATACTGGCATGAGGAGCACCAGATTATGGTGGGGTGTGTCCAGAATGCCTGGAAAGCCTACATGACTCAAGCACAAGTCTTATTTGATATTCAGTGGCCCCAACAGTTTGGGTACGAACAATTCAGGATGAAACGCTATCTTCCGAACGGAAAGGACCACTTCGGTCTCCACACGGATGTAGGGAGTTATGGGTCAGCCCGTCGTTTCCTCGCATTCCTGTGGTATCTCAATACCGTAGAGGTGGGTGGAGAGACAGGATTTGGGAAGGAAGTTGATAAGCCGGACCTCCTAGTGCCTGCGGTGCAAGGGCGGGTCCTGATGTTTCCCCCTCTTTGGACCTTCCCACATTGGGGTGCCAAGCCCATCAATAGTCCCAAGTATATCATTTCTGGGTACCTCCATTACATATAAATAGTGGTTTGGAGGGTGTATGGCAGACAACAAGGGTATTCTTTACGAATCCAAACTGAACAAGTCTCTTAAGAAGGCAGGCCTCCAAAGGATGACCTTCCAGAGCGCCGGTTCAGACTCCAATGCGCCCGACGCTGAATTGACGATCAAGCAGAAGCCTTACAAGGTAGAAGTCAAGTTAGATTTGAAGGTAGACTTTGGACAGGGGTCCTTGGATTACGACCTGAAAGCCAAGAAGTGGGTGCTTGGAGGTGCGGATACCGACTCTGCCAAGCAGATGCGTGAATTTCTTACGGCGCTTGGTGTGCCCCGTTTAGTCAATCTGCGATGGGGTCGACATGGTGCCCCGCGCAAATTCACCGTGCCAACCTCCCAATATACACAGAAGGATGTGGACCACGATTATCAGCGATTCACTGACTTCTTTGTGCAAGTGCCTAGTGATTCAGTTGCCAAATACTATGCGAGTAAAAAGACGTACTATATCCAGATCGGTGGAGGATATGGGTTCTATTGGATGGGATCGGACATTGCCAAGTTAGGCATTCCAAAGTTTACCGTGAACCTTCGCCTGCGTGTCCGTTTGAAGCGCGGTGGAAGCCATCCCATCTACAACTATCGTTTCAGCACAGCATTGCAAGCCGTGTCCCTCACGAAGTCCTCGGCCGACTTGGACAACCCAGAATACCTCCAGGCGCTTTCAGCCAGGTACGGAAAGAAGTAATGCAAAAACTTACGGAATACATCACAGAAGCCTCAGAAAAGAATTTACACCTTGAACACCTTGAGGATGAAGTCTTGAATCTTGGGGTGGACGGTGCACGACAATCCATCACCTTCCTTATGTCCTTGAAGTCCATGCTCTCAGGACATGTGGATAAGCCTATCAATATCACCACGAAATGGGACGGAGCCCCCGCGGTGTTTTGTGGGACGAATCCAGAGAATGGCAAATTCTTTGTAGGCACAAAGGGTGTGTTCGCCAAGAATGCCAAGTTGAACTATACTGAATCTGATATTCTCAAGAACCATGAGAGTGAAGGCTTGCAAGATAAGTTGCGGATGTGCCTTCGCTATCTCCCAAAATTAGGGATTAAGGGTATCCTCCAAGGTGACCTGATGTTTACGCAAGGCGACCTTAAATCAGAGAAGATTGATGGTGAAAAGTACCTCACTTTCAGACCCAATACCATCACCTATGCGATTCCATTGGGCACCACGCTTGCGGCTCGCATGGCAGCATCAAAGGTGGGAATAGTCTTTCATACTGAGTATAGTGGCAAAACCATGGCCTCCCTCAAGGCCTCCTTCCGCATAGATATTGGCTATCTCAATCACACCAAGGACGTGTGGTGCCGCGATGCAAGTTTTGTAGATGAATCAGGCACGGCGACCTTTACCGCGAAAGAGACCGAGGAATTGCATGGATTGCTCAGTCGTGCGGGATCAATTTTTCAGGGCATCAATGGAAAAGTCCTGAACCAGATTGCCATGAATGAACTCTACCGCATGTGGGTCAAGACGTTTAATAACACCAAGGTCCGTGAGGGTACCGCGATCACGAATACGACGGCACACACCAATGATTTTATTCGTTGGCTTGATACCAAGATGACCGCAGCCATTGGGGAAGCCAAGCAACCCGAGACAAAGCGCAAGCGCACCCAAGAAAAGACTACCGTGCTTGGGTTCTTTCGCGCCCATGCTCAAGACCTCAAGAACATTTTTGACTTGCAAAATGCGATCATTTATGCTAAACTAATGATTATCCGAAAATTATCCCAGGTCAAGGGCACACAGACATTCCTCAAGACTGCGGATGGTTACACTGCAACAAGTCCAGAGGGATTTGTGGCAATTGACCATATCGGTAATGCTGTAAAACTCGTTGATCGTCTGCAATTTAGCCATGCCAACTTCAACGCGGCAAAGAACTGGGAGTAATTATGGGACCAGGTGGATGCGATAGAACACAAGACATGATTGATGAATGGAATGAGAAAACTAGGCACCTACGAGAGGATTCCACCCCCAGCCAGATGAACAACCTAGATACTGTGGATCAAGGTATTGCGGGTGGACCTATTGGGGAAAGTGACCCTCGCAATAAGAAGAGAAAGAAGATCAGAGAAGATTTGGGTGGCGCCGACGCAGGCACAGATGCCGCAGCGTTTCAGACCTATAGTGAAGATGAACCAAAGACCACCACGACTATCAAGCAATTAGTGAGGGCTAAATACAAGCGTCGGTTGTTATAATTATTATGGAGTGATTATGTCTCAAGTGGATATGGTGATCGGTGCAGTCACAGGTTATAAGTGGGAACAGATCAAGCATTGGGTGAACTCCTTGGATCGTTCCGGGTTCACAGGTGCCAAGGTTGTGATTGCCTACAACATGGATTATGCGACTCTTGAGCAGTTGCAAAATAGAGGATACAACGTCCTCGCGTTTGCCAAGGATGACCACGCCTTGCGCGTTACCTACCCCAAACAGGACTTCGCTATTGTTGTCGACCGTTTCCTTCACTACTATATCATGCTGGACAATCCAGAGAATCGTCAAAAGATTCGTTTTATTGTCGCTACTGATATGCGTGATGTGGTTTTTCAGCGCAACCCCTCAGACTATTTGGATACTGTGGACCTCCGTGCGGTGGACCTTCTTGTATCCTCCGAAGGTATTGCCTATCAGAATGAACCCTGGGGCGCCAATAACCTTCTCCAATCCTTCGGCCCAATCATGTACGAACGTCACAAGAATAACACCATTATCAATTGTGGTGTGATTGCTGGACGTTTCGGTGCATTCCTCGGTTTGAGTAAGTCTGTGTATCTCCTCTCTCATGGCACCACACAACATGTGCCTGGTGGTGGAGGACCAGATCAAGCCGCGTTGAACCTGCTCCTTGCCACGGATGTTTACGATCATATCACTGAGGTGTCGGACCATGCTCACCCATGGGCGGCCCAACTTGGCACTATGATGGACCCAAGCAAACTCGCTGCCTACAGCCCCTTCCTTGTCGAACCGTCTCCTCGTTTTAATGTTGAAACTGGTTTAGTTGAGACCCGAGCCGGACTTCCATTCACCATCGTTCACCAATGGGATCGTGTTCCCGAAGTACGGGAAGCGGTTGAAAGGTTATACGCATGAGCCCAGCCACCGCACCTGAACCAGAAGAACAGTCAAAAGTTCCTGCAAAGGTCGATCATCGTCCTCGCCGTATTCTCTTTGTGGTTCATCGCTATGCCCCCTATCCAGGTGGGTCAGAGAATTATGTGAGGGACATGGCAGAAGAGACCCGGGCCCGCGGCCACCATGTCGCGGTATTCGCCGGAGAACACATGGGTAATCTTAATGGAGTTATCGTTTCCTCGGAGCCCATGATCCTCAGAGAACATTGGGATTTGATCGTGGTACATGGTGGGGATGTGGGCATCCAGAATTTTGTCCTCGCCAACGCAGACAAACTCGGTGGACCTGTGCTCTACATGTTGATTATGCCCTCACACTCTAAGGAATGTGTGGGTGCTCTCCATCGTGCCACGTACATTGGATGTTCCACGTTGGCAGATTGGCGCCATGTGCAATCCTATAATGCTCAGGATCGTGCTGTACGTGTCCGTCATGGGATAGATCATCGTATGTCTATTGGGAAGCCAGGGTTCCGAGAGAAGTACGGGATCACCACACCGTACATGTTCCTTTCGTCTGGTGGTTATTGGCCGAACAAAGCCTTTGATGAATTGATTGGAGTGTTCCAGGATACCATGAGAACGGACGCCACGTTAGTCCTGACAGGATACGACAATCGCTTTGATATTATGCCGAAGGAGTCTGAGTTTATCAAGCCATTTCTTTTCTCTGACCGGCAGCAAATGCTTAACGCACTCCTGGATGCTGACCTCTACATATTGAATAGTTACTCGGAAGGATTTGGATTGGTGCTCTTAGAATCCATGCTGAATATGACACCTTGGGTGGGGCGTGAGATTGCAGGTGCCGAACTTATGCGTGAGTATGGACACACGTATAAGACCCCAAAGGAATTGGAATTATTTCTCAAGTTGTATCGTGGCACCTCAGGGACACACCTCCTTGAAGCACAGAAGTACGTGATATCCACACACCTCGTTTCACATACCGTGAGCGATATTTTGCGAGTATTGGCAGCCGTATGAACCTCACATTTGGCATCATGACAACCTACGATAATGTTCCTCAGTTGAATGAGGTGATTGCGTCAATTAAGGCACTCAATGCCCCTGATGTTGAGATCATCGTTGCAGGTTCCTACAATAACAATCCGTGGACCGGGGTAAACCCATCAGTCAAACAAGTCCTCACGCACGGATGGACACCAGTGAAGAAGAATCTGGTTGCTAAAGTGGCCCGACATGAGAACCTCGTCTTGATCCATGATTACTACCTTTTTGATAAGGACTGGTACGAACGATGGGATGCGTTTGATAGGTTGGTTCGTCGTTGGGATATCGCCTCGAACCCACAATATCTTATCACAGGCAAGAGACACTTCACTGATTGGGTTATTTGGGATCACCCAACTCTTCCTCGCTACCATTCCTTGGATTATCGTGACTGGTTGAATACCCAATACCAGTATGTCAGCGGTGGGTATTTCCTAGTCAAGCGAGATTTCCTGAGACAATATCCCTTTGATGAACGAATGCAGCCAGGGTCTGCCGAGGATGTCGAGTGGTCGTTGCGTGTACGACACCGAGGAGTCATGGTCTGTAACCCTTTAGCCACCGTGCGCCACAATAAGGTACATAGAGATGCAAAATAAATTGGTGATTTTTGATTTGGATGGTGTGTTAATTGACAGTCGTGTGATGCACTTCAATGCGTTGAATCAAGCCTTGAATGACCTCAACCATCGTTTCGCCATTTCATGGGATGAACACCTGGCAAAGTATGATGGTTTGCCTACCACGAAGAAACTTCTCCTTTTAACCGAAGAGAAGGGACTCCATGCTGATTTCTACGATCATGTATGGAAAGCCAAGCAACGATATACCGAAGAACTCTACGACAATATCCAAGAGAGCCAAACTATTCAAACGATCTTCGCCCTCCTCAAATTGGATCAGATTCAGATTGCCGTCGCGTCCAACAGCATTCGTAAGACGATGGTAAAAGCCTTGCTCCAACTCGGCGTGATGGATCAGGTGGACTACTTTGTGAGCAACGAAGAGGTGAGACACCCAAAGCCATTCCCTGAAATGTATTGGAAGTGTATGACGGCACTCAAGACCGACGCTCACCACACGGTTATTATAGAGGATTCCCATATCGGCCGCGAAGCCGCGCTTGCCTCCGGCGGACATTTGATTCCTGTGCGCGATCCAGGGGATGTTACGATTGCGCTTGGAGAACAGATTTCAGATTACTTCAAAGGGATTACCAGACCATCCATCCCTTGGCGCAATCAAAAGATGAACGTATTGATTCCAATGGCTGGTCATGGCTCGCGCTTTGCTCAGGCAGGTTACACCTTCCCGAAGCCTCTCATTGAAGTGAACGGCAAACCGATGATTCAGGTTGTAGTGGAAAACCTCAACATTGAAGCCCACTACATATTCATTGTACAGAAGGAACACTTTGAGAAATACCAACTCAAGTACATGTTGAATATGATTGCACCTGGCTGTGATATCATCCAGGTGGATGGGGTGACCGAAGGGGCGGCTTGCACGACCCTGCTTGCCTCGCATTTGATTGATAACAACGATCCTCTCCTCATTGCCAATTCCGATCAATTTATTGAGTGGAACGCCAATGAATGCCTCTATGCGTTTACCGCAGATGGTATTGATGGTGGACTCCTTACATTCAAGTCTGTCCATCCGAAGTGGTCCTATGCTCGCCTGGATGATAATGGATATGTGGCAGAGGTTGCCGAGAAGCGTCCAATCTCTGACATTGCCAGTGTTGGGGTCTACTACTGGAAGCACGGACAGCATTATGTGGCGTTTGCCAAGCAGATGATTGACAAGAACATCCGCACCAATAATGAATTTTATGTGTGCCCGGTGTTCAACGAAGCCATTCAAGGTGGGTTGAAGATTCGCGTGAAGAACATTGAAAAAATGTGGGGGCTTGGAGTTCCCGAAGATTTACAACATTTCTTGGAGCATCATCAGTGAAAACCATCGTAGAAGTCGGGGCGCATGAGGGATTTGAGACAGAGAATTTTTTGGCTGATAAGGAGGCCAGGGTTTTTGCATTTGAACCCAATCATGATGCCTTTCGACCCCTCCAAGGCAAATCAAAAATCTATACACTCTCACGCCTCACAATGCTCCCCTTTGCGGTGGACCTTGGAAACAACCAAGAGATGTTATTTCTTTATCCAGATGGAAAGAGCACCCTTGCTAATCCGTATTTCCGCCCTGGCAACCCGATGGGCTACAGCATGGTGTGGACCATGCGCCTAGATACATTTATGGATTTGTACAGCATAGATACTATCAACTATCTGCGTATTGATGCTCCATTCCATGAAGAAAATTGCTTGGAGAGTTTGGGAACCAGAATTAAAGATGTTGAGAAGGGGCGCATTCGTGTCTATGAAGAACATAACCTTGTTTTGAATTGGTTACACGAACATGGTTTTCAGGCAGAGATCAATCCAGGCACTAGCACTCAATTGTTACCCGACGTGAGATTTTGGAGATAACTATGAATACATGGATTTTGACATTCAACAGACCTCAGGCACTTAACCGCTGCATTGACGCATTCAGTTTTTGGACAAACATACATATCTACACGAACCACCCAGAAGTGGGTATGTCGGATAAGAATATGAAACTTCTCAACGAAGGAAAGATTCAAATTCTCAACAACACCCTCTCTGATGAAGAAGCCACATCCTACTGTGCGCGATCCTGGAATAACATTTTCCTTAAAGCATTCAAGAATGCCGATGAGTTGATTTGTGTGCAGGATGATACGCTAATTACGGAACCCCAAGCCCTACGCAACCTCATTGAAGGTAATAGGGAACGCTACGATTTGATGTGGGCCCCTGCTGGCGACCAGTTCTTCTACCTCAAGAAGAAAGTCTTGCAGCAAGTGGGATGGTTTGATGAACGCTACCTGGGTTGTTATTGTGGTGACGCGGATTGGCTCAAGCGTGTGTGGCAGCAGTATGATCGTTCGCGCCTCTCCATTTCTGAATCGCATGACTGGGGGTTCTCCCATAATCCAATCGGATTGGAGCATATCATCCCCACCCACATTGGCGCAAAATCTATTGATCCTACATATGTGAATCAGCACCAGGAACTTGAGTCCAAGGTTGCAGGCAATCGTGTTTTGGAACACTCACAAGCACTCTATACGGCAAAGTGGGGGCACATGTTGAACGGCACGAAGCCAATCAACCGAAATGATCTCCCGAATGGCTCAATCCTTGCAGAAATCGATTGGTACCCGTGGTTCACTGAAAAATACCTCAAAGGAGAGAGCACTATGAGTGTGACAGATGTTGGAGAAGGTTCATTCCTGAAACGGCAGCAATCCTTTTGGGGCGACATTGCCAAGACTTGGAGTTTACAGAATAAGAATCCTATCGTGGGATGGTACAACGAACATGAGAACTTCCCTGAATACGATACCGTTCTCTTCCGTGATATTCCGATCACAGGGAATGAGATTGTTTTGGAGTATGGTTGCGGTCCTGCTCGCAATATCATCCGTTGGAACAAACGCTTCGGCCGCATTGATGGAGTGGATATTTCCCCTATCTGCATTGAGAAAGCCAAGATCAACCTGGCGGATGCTCGCATTGCTGCACCGAATTTGTGGTCAAACGATGGACGTTCATTGGAGATGATTGATTCCGCCTCCAATAGTGTGCCTCCAGCCGATGGCGAATGGGCGGGTTACGATATCGTATTCATGGTGATTAGTCACCAGCATATCACCAATCGTGCTGTGCGCCTGCATCTTTATAAGGAATTCCTTCGCGTCTTGAAGCCGGGTGGATATCTGTGCTTCCAGACAGGGTTTGGTTCTGGACACCCGCGCTCTGTGGATTACTTTGCCGAAACCTTCGCGTCTGAATCCGAGTACGTCAACAAAGACGTGCGCGTAGAGAATGTGGAGATTATCAAGGCAGACCTTGTGAATAGTGGATTCACTTGGTTGGATCACCAACTTACACGAACCTGTAAGGACGAACATCCTCAGTGGATTTGGATTCGTTGCCAGAAGCCAGTATAGGAGCAATCATGGCAGATCAAATGTTGAAGGATTTTTGGGCAGGTGAGGCCAGTCGTTGGTCCCTGGGTAACAAGAATCCTCTTGTTGGCTGGTACGCTGAACACAATGCGGACCCGAATGAGGAGGGTCTCTTGTTCAGAGGAGTCCCACGAGGTGGTCATGCTCTTGAGTATGGCTGCGGCCCAGGTCGTAACATTATCAAGTTCAAGGAGTTGTTTGCTCAGATTGATGGCGCAGATATCTCAATGGAAATTCTTGAGAAGGTGCATGTCAATTTAGCAGAAGCCGGGGTACCTGTTCCCAATCTCTATCACACAAATGGACACTCATTGTCCTATATCAATCCCACCTCCTACGATGTGATTTTCTCCATCATTTGTATGCAGCACATTGGTTGCCGCGCCTGGCGTTTGGAATTATATCAAGAATTCTTCCGTATTCTTCGCCCCAGTGGATTCCTCACCTTCCAGATGGGGTTTGGGCCGGGTCATGTGAAGTCAGTTGATTACTTCCACAACTATGATGACACGGACACAGAGCACCGCGATACGAGAGTGGAGGATGTTGATGCACTCAAGAAAGACCTTGAGGATCAGGGGTTCATCGGATTTGACCATGTAATAACAGACCCATGCCACGATTGCCACCCACAGTGGATTTGGGTACGAGTACAGAAACCCGCGTAACATAAATAAGAACATACGCTTATGTCCTGTAGAGGGAGAGTTGCATGGATTCGCTGTTTGTACCCCAGCATGGGCTCAACATTGCTCGCACCGAGTTGCCACAAGTCGCGTCCGACGACCTTCCCGATTACCTCAATTGGCTGAAAACCAATAAGAATATCTCCTCAACCTTCACTGACATGCCCGTGTCCGCCCTCTATCCATCCCAGGGTGACTTCAATCATGAGAAAATTAAAGCCCTGATGACCAAGGACAGGGAATGGCTACGTCGCCCTGTGATCGTCTCGGGCGATCATTACATCCTGGATGGGCACCACCGCTGGCTTGCACTCCTGAATATGGACAATCAGGACACCATTCCTGCCTACGTCATTCATGCCAAGGTGCTTGACTTGATTGCGGCGACCAAGGAGTATCCAAAGGCATTCACCCGCACAGCAATGGAGTCGTTCCGTGCGCTCACCGAAGCCTCTGAAAAACATGCGGTCCTTGCCTATGGGCGCATGAATCCTCCCACCACAGGACATGCCAAACTGGTGGATAAGGTTCATGAAGTTGCCAAGAAGCACAACGCGCACCACCTTGTCGTGCTCTCACATTCCCAGGATGCCAAGAAGAACCCACTGACTGCCGAACAGAAGGTCAAACACGCGAAGCGATACTTCCCACATACCAATATCAAGACCGCTTCCAAGTCCCATCCCACGATTTTTCACCATGCCGCTGAGTTGCACAGAGCAGGCGTCAAACACCTGCACGTCATTGCTGGTGCGGACCGCACAAAAGAATTCTCTGAACATCTTCATAAATATAATGGACACTTTGATAAAGAGGGTCATGGGTATAAATTTAAGTCCATTACTGTGCATTCTGCCGGGGCCCGTGATCCACACGCTAAGGGCACAGAGGGGATGTCAGCCAGCAAAATGCGCGAACATGCCGGTAAGGGACACTTTCATGAATTTCATAAGGGTGTGCCGAGCCATGTCTCTCATGAACATGCGAAGGAATTGTACCATGATGTACGAAAGGGTATGGGACACTTGCACGAAGAAGTAGAAATCTTAACAGAAGCCGTTCACGATCATGGTATCTTCAAAGCCGTGTTCCTCGCAGGGGCTCCTGGGTCCGGTAAGGATATCGTGTTGAAGAAAGCCTTGGATGGCCATGGCATGACGGAGATCAATTCCGATCAGGCGCTCCAGCACCTTGAGGACAAGGAAAAGTTGGACAAGAAGATGTCGGAGTCCGAACAGGAACGCCGCAATGTGCATCGTGCCAAGTCCAAGACAATGCAGGAATTGCGCCAACGACTTGCGATTCACGGTCGTAATGGGTTAATTATCAACAGTACGGCAGCCAATCACGCACACATTAAGAAAATCAAGGATAAACTGACCGACCTCGGATATGATACCAAGATGGTGTTTGTGGACGCCTCGGATAACGTTTCACGTAATCGCAATGTGGAACGTGGTCAAAAGGGCGGCCGCATGATTCCTGAGAAAGTTCGTGCAGAAAAGTGGAGACAGGCACAGGATGCTCGCGTCAAGTTAGCCAAAGAATTTGGTGGAGAGCACTATCATGAATTCAATAATGATGAAGATTTGCGCCACAACTCGGATGCCGAAGTTGCTGGGCAAAAGACTTCCGAGTTAGACGATCTACATAAGACGATCAAAAAGTTCTCGCAACAGCCTCCGAAGTCTGAGCAAGCGCAGCAGTGGATTTATAAGAATGTCAGCAAGTTAGCCAAGATGCCACCGGGCAACAAGCAGCAGCAGTCAAAACTTACGGCACCACCTTCCGAGTCCAAGGCGAAAGAAGAAGCCGACAAGTTAGGATTGACCTGGATGGGTCAAGGTCGTTATGGGAAGAATGGTAGAGTTACGCATTTTGCCTTGCATGATCGTTTGATTGAGAAGCAGAAAGCACTTAAGCCACCAGTTGATAAGACAGAGAAGCCAAAGAAAATCAACGAAGAGTTTGAACAATTATTCACGGAGGACGATCATGAGTATTTGGGACTGGGAGATTACATGGAGAGTCGTGTTGTGGTGGGAGAGTCTCAAGGATTGGTTGTACCTGTACAACACGTCACCAATGACTTCCGAAATGCAGTACGAAGATTCGGAGATGGAATGTCCGTTGTGCCAGGAAGAGGCTATCGCTTCCGTGACCTCTCCCAAGAAAGCCAAGACGCCCCGAAAGAAAAAGACAGTTTCAAAGGATTCATGGGACGCATACATGGACGAAATAGTGTTGTCAGTGGAGGAGCCCAAGAAGAAAAAGAAGTCCTCCAAGAAGGCGAGCCGACGCAAGACTTAGGTGGTGATGGTGGTCCGATCCTCGGTGGAGGACCAGCAGAGAACCAAGATAAAAATAATGGTGGAGTGGCAACGTCTGGTCCAAAGAAAACCCTTAAGCAGTTCAGAGAGAAGAAATAATGAAATCGCTTAAAGACATGGTTCATCCAACGGGTTCCAGGGTCCAATTCCCCCACAACGGTAAGATGGTTACGGGGAAAGTGGTGCGCCATGATAAGGGCGACCCCCACGGCACCCCATTCTATGTGGTGGATCATGGGGATGTAGTATCCGCTAAGGTGCCTGCTCATAAGGCTGTGCGCTTGCACGAAGAGACCGCCGAGAAATTTCAACGTGCCACTAAGACAGACCTTCATTACACAGGCATGATTAACGGCAAGACCTATGTAGTGCCCCATGCCTTTCAGGGAGATGGGAAAACGATTGCGATGCGCCATGCGATTGTGGTGAACCCAACACATACACAGCACAACAACCCGACGTTGAAGCCAGAAGAAGTCGCCCGTGTTAATCAACACATTAAGGATATTCATGGTGGGCAGGAGAGTGCGAAACTCGGAGAAGAATTGACCTACCCCGACCGTATGACGGACCCGAAGCGCAAAGAAAAACTTACAAAGGGGAGTCCAGAATACAAAGCCGAGCGAGAGAAGTACCGCTATGATGCCTTGTATGCAGGTCGTAGGGCCGCAACTCTTGCATTTGCCAAGAAACATCATATCATTAACGAGGGACCCATGAAGAAGCCAAATTATAACGACCCATTCGCTCACCATCAGACTGTCATTGCGAAGAAAACACTCCGAATGCACGATGCCGCTGTTGGTATGATGGGTGGTCCTTCAAAGGATGAGGCTCGTAAGCACCTTAAAAAGATCGGATGGACCGATGAACAGATTCATAAACATGAGCATTACATGGAGGAGCGTACCCTAACCCCTGCCGAGGACAACAAGAAGGAAGAATTGGTGCATAAAATGAAAAAGAATATCCAGGGGTTCAAAGAACGCTATGGCAAGGATGCTAAGAGCGTCATGTATGCCACAGCGACGAAGAATGCGAAGCGATTGGCAGAAGAAAAAGAAGAGACCCACAAATACTACTGGCATCATACTGGTAGTGGTCACAGTGGTTCCTTTGGATTTAAGGGCCCCCGCCGCGCCATGCAACACATGATTCAGAAGCATAATGACCCAAATCATCCCTCACACATGCCTCAGTGGAAGTATTCTGAAAAAAAGATTGCTGGAAAGTGGCAGGGACATTTTGGTGAATCCACCCAAATAATCACCGAACTCAAAGTTCCAAAGATTCCGTTCCTCCAGAAGCATGTCCTGGGTGTGAAACTTCGTGATGTGGTCGGTCGTGTTCACGACATGACGCACCATGAGTTATCAACGCTTCATCGTTCCTATGAGAAGAAGGGTGGCGAGCCTAAGAGTGTAGTGCAAGCCCAGCAGCATCGTTCAATCAAGAAGGCATTGAAGAAGTATGGCGATCCACAAGGAACGCATAACCCAGTTGATAAGTCAAAATTTGTCAAAAGAGATTTGGAGGAAGGTATGAGCACGAAGAAAGTTGTTAAGCAAGTCCTCGCGGAAATGATGACCCGCAAACACTTCCAGCAAGTGGCTGATCTTATTCGTGCAAATCCAGACGCAAAGAAGCGTCAGGAACTTGCCACCCATCACGCGGCAATTTTTGCAAAGGACAATCCCCGTTTTGACCATGAACGTTTTCACAAGGCAGCCGGAACGTCCTACAAGGAATACTAGTATCATGAAGAAGTTCAAGGAACTCAAAGAGGGATCATACGGTGATGCTATGTCAAGCAGGCTACCCGCACACCTTGATGATCCTCGCGTTGAACCAAAGAAGAAAGTAGTCAAGAAACCTGTGGTGCGTAATCCAAAGGACCATAGTTGGAAACTCTACCGAGAATCTGCGGCTCTTGATGCAGCCTTGGATGGTATTACTGTCATGATAACGGAGGATTTGTCTCCGGCTCGGCAGAAGTCTGTTGATGCTGAATCTGCACAAATCAAAGAGAACGCCAAGAAACCTGAGAACCAGAAGGTTCATGAATTCAAGCAAGCGCACTGGACGCACCCAAATGGGCACCCTCGTTGCATTCGTTGCGGGGATGAAGAACGCACAGATGGTATGTGCCACCCATCTCTCACTGAGGAATTGACCCCTCGTGAGAAGAAGTCGGGTGCCGAGCGTTTGTCCACCCCAAAACCACCGGAAGATTATTCCGCAGAACTTTCGGTTAAAGCAGCATTCGACCGACGCGACAAGGAACGCCGAGAAGTATTAGCCAAGCAAGGGATCACGAAGGGGATTAAGGAGACATACGAAATGGCATACGATGAAAGTGGTGGTTATAAAGTCGGAGACCGTGTGGTGCCAAAGATTGGTCCCCACAAGGGCGAAGTCCATAAAGTGATTCATGTCCATCCAACAGGTCATGTCAACATCCAACCTGAGCGTCATGGAGAGGGACGAAAGAATCGCTACCACCTGGGTGCTGCGAGGGCCCATCCAGATCAATTGGATCGTGCGCCTGTGAGGGAAGCATTTTCTACATTCCCTACCGGTATCAACCGACAAACAGTACAGGAAGTGTTTGCGGCCGCCAAGGATAAGAAGAAAGTTGACAACCTTCCAGGTGATGGGGCGAAAGAGCCCAACCAAGAGGTTCCTGAAAAAGGCGAGCCTACCACTCAAGATGGGGGTGCACCAGGAGCACAAAAGAAGAGTAATGCCTTGAAGCCTGAGAAATCCGGTAAAAGTAAGAAAATGGAAGTCAAGGGTCCTGGGGTAGAGGACAAGTTTCAACCAGAACCCATCGTGACCCCACTTACGACGATGCCTGATACGGCGTCTACTACGAGCGGAAGCCAAGGGGTTCGCTAAGTTAGCGATATCATAAATAGACCATGAGAGACCCGAGAGCCATACTTTACAGTGACAGCGATGGGGTGATTTGCGACTTCTATGGAGGCGCAGAGAAGGTTTTAGGACACCCCTGGGGCACCAAGCACGATTTGAGCCCTACCTCACTGAGTCATGGCGCCCGAATTGAGAGTAGCGAAGAATTTTGGGAAAATCTCCCTGGAATGCCTGATTGGAAAACCTATTGGCATTTCATTGAGAAGTTTTCTCCTCATATCCTCACTGCGGTCCCAAGTTGGGAACATGACAGTAAGGCAGTGCGTGAGGGTAAACTGGAATGGTATCATCGCAACATACCGTCCCTCCCCACGAATAGAATCCATATTGTGAAGCGGGAAGAAAAGAAACACTTCGCACGAAACGGAGATGTGCGGAACATTCTCATTGACGATCATCCAGGGAACATTAAGGAATTTGAGAGCGCCGGTGGGATTGGTATACATCATGTCAGTGCGAAGGTTACGATTTTGAAACTCAAGGAACTGGGATATCACTAACACAAAGGGAGAAGTAACATGCCATTATGGAATATGACTGATGCAAACACAGGGGCTCCGAAGTTCGCTCCCTACCAGGGACTTGGGGTATCTGCCAACGGAAGCGTCCTCTTCGATAACGTCACCGCAGGCGCGTTCCACTCGAATGTTGCCTTGGGTGTGTTTGGTGTCGATGCCAGCGAAAAGAGCAATACACAAGGCGAGGGTCCAAAGATGACCCACGCAGGTTGGGTGGCTCGTAAAGTTGGCACAGGTCCAGTGGCGTCCATTGCCATCACCGCACCAGGCAAAGGTTACACCAATGGATTCTTGACTATCACGGGTGGCGGAACGGGCAACAATGCTGCCAACGCCTCCTATGCCGTCCAAGCCAACGGGTCGGTTGACAGCATTGCCATTTCTACACCAGGAGCAGGATATTCAAACGGATTCTTGACTATCACGGGTGGCGGAACGGGCAACAGTGCTGCCAATGCGTCCTACACCGTCAATGCAGCAGGAAACATCGTCAGTGTGATTATCAACAATGGCGGATCAAACTATGATTCCGTTCCAACCGTCCAAGCGTTGGGTTCAAACACTGCTACCGCCTCGTTGCTCGCTACGTGCAACACAGGTTCAATTGTTTCTGTCACACTCGTAACACCAGGCGATAGTTACGTGTCTACTGTGTCGGTCACTGTGGCGAACGGTAACTCACAAGCCACATTTGCTGCCACGATGGGTGGACGTGCGAACCGCAAGGAATACATCACATTGGTTGCAGCAGGAAGCATGTTATCCGATAACGTTGCGAACACTGATGACGCCACTGTTGGTGCATAATGAACGGGTTTCGTAAGCACATACAAGAATGTATGGAAGGGGTTCCAGCCACAACCTGGGACCCCAATTCCATTATCTTGTCTGATGCCGGTGACCGTATAGAGATCAATGATGTGCTGGCTGAGATCACGGATCAAGAATTGATGCACCCTGTGATGGCATATGAACAAGTCTCACAAGCCTTAGAAGCCCAGGGCATTCAACTTCCTCCCGCCTATGCTCATGCCGACGAATTCCTTGAAACAGATGGTGAGTTGGTTCTCCCTCTTGTTGCCACAGACAATGAATCGGATTTAGTATTTTTGTATTTTGTGTTTTCACAAAATGACGACGGCACCTATGATATCCTTGCCGAGATAGTCACCACAGAAGAGTTAGAGGAGGTTCTCGATGAGCATGTTGACGCTGTTTAATAACATTACAGAAGAAAAACACCTCACCCCGCATAAAGTCTTGCGAGCCGAAGGTTGGAAGAAAACAGGCGAACACAACGGCAACCATGTGTACACTCATGAGCACCACACTGGGCATGAGATTCATCTGAATCCAAAGAATGGTGGGTTTGAACATAAGGTCGTGTTTAATGCCTCGCACCACGCAAAACAAATTCATATCACCCACCAAAATGCGTTAGCCCACCACTTGAACGCCCATAGTCGTACCGCAGATTATGATGCTTACAACCGTGAGCACAAAAAGGGGTCTGCAAAGGGAATGGATCGTGGCCGTGAGGGATATGATAGTGCCCCAGGACCAAGAGGCGCACGAGGATAAGGAATTTATTTTATTATGGATATGATGATAGACTTGAATCCTGATTCGGTGATGATCTACGCGATCAAATCGTATGATAAGCCGACGTACATTAAGAGCGAACTCAAAGAAGATTTGAAACATTTGAGTTACGTTCGTCGCCTGTTCAGACGCTATCACCAGTACGGAGAACTGAGAGAACGATTGATTCTGAATCATATCGTTATTCTCTACAACATCTTTGGAGTACCCGCAGCCACTCGGCTCCTGTTCTATCATGTGCGTACAGAAGATCATGCAATTCTTAAAACCTTCTTGGTGTTTCTGAATTACATGCCAGAAGTTGTAACAGGAATTCGTGGTAAAACAATTCGCTCCACAAACCTACAGGTGGATCAAACCATCGTGGAGGTGCTCAGAAAGATTAAAGTATGAACGCCATCCTAGCGTTGTTAGAGAAATTAAATCCCAATCTCGCCAAGAGTACAGTCTATCGTGTGATAGAATATGTGGTCTTGGCTCTCTTATTAGTTGGGTTGTGGAACGATTTTACAGGGAACCTTGACACAGCAAAACTAAGCCGCGATGAGCAGATCAAGGGGTATGCCGTGCAATTGGGTGTGGCTCACTCAGAAATCTATGCTCTCAAGGATGAACTTGAAGGCATGAAGAAGTGGAATGCCGCCCTCTCAGCACGGATCAATTGCCTGGAAGATGTTGCGATTAAAGGACACCACTAACATGCAAGTGATTGTTGAGTGTAATGAAAATTCAGAAGATCATGACCGATTGCTCATGAATTTCTATAATTTTGCCTGTGAACGTTTGAACATTGACGTGCACCCATCATTGACGTTTGTGGATCATACTGGTGGTACGTCATTTGGCTCCTATCAACCTTCCGATGAATCTATCATCGTTGCAACAGCGGGACGCCATATCTCAGATATCCTGCGTACCTTTGGGCATGAACTGGTGCATCACAAGCAACTCTCCGAAGGCGAAAACAACATGACCCTTGAGCAATTGGAATACGAAGCCAATGCCGTGGCCGGAATGCTCATGCGTGATTATAATAAACTCCATCCAGATATGTTTGGATTAGCGGTGGCAGAGCCAGCAGAGCCAGGATCACTGGGAGACTCCCAGGGTGCCGTGGCCCCTGATACCACACGACCATCTGGACCAATCAATATGGCAGAGGAAATGGGTGTAGGTGGAGGCGCTGTGGCAGGTATCGGGATCGGACCCCAAGGTGAACCAGGAGTCACGCGTAAAAAGAATCCGAAACTTTTTAGTATGTTCCGACGCCAATTGGCATCGTCTAAGAGGTCGTTCACCCCTCATGAAGAAGAAGCAAGGCAGAAACTCATTGCACAAGTTAATGGAAAGAAATAGGTGACATATGGGAATGGAAGATTTCTTTAAGACCGCTGGTGGTATCCTCACCACTCTTGCTCCAACTGTGGCGTCTGTCCTTGGAGGACCGTTGGCTGGTATGGCAACCACCGCATTGATTAACGGATTGGGATTGGCACCCGATGCGTCCAAAGACGATATTATGAAAGCCGTTGCCGGTGCGACACCTGAGCAACTCATCCGAATTAAGGAAATTGAATCCAAGATGATTCTTGATTTGAAAACTCTTGATGTGGATATGGAACGTCTGCAAGTTGATAATACAAAGGATGCTCGGGCCCGAGAAGTCGCAACAGGTGACTGGACTCCTCGTATCCTCGCATTTTTGATCGTGGGACTATATATCGGGGTACAAGCCTATGTGCTGGGGTTTGTGATTCCAGAAGGTTCTATCAATATCGCTATGCGTTCATTGGGTACGCTTGACGCTGCCGTTGGTCTTGTGCTCGGATACTACTTCGGATCATCGGTGGGTTCCGCAAAAAAGACAGATCAGATTTCTTCTGTGCTCAATAACAAAAACTAAGGGTAATCATGGCTGAAACAACTCAGGAATGCCAGGACGATTTCGCCGAGGTACGCCTTGCGGTGGGCATCATTAAGCACGACTTGGCGAATCAAGTCAAGATCAGTGATAAACTCGCCGAAGCGGTTGAGAAGATTGAAGCCATGAATTCTAACCTGGTGAAAATGATTGCGCTCCATGAACTCAAACATGAAAATGCCGAGGACGACATTAAGGAACTCCAACGCCGAATAGACACGACCTCTCACACACAAACCGTCACAACAACCACGACTGGCAACACTGACGAAGAAGCCAAGAAATTACTGGAAAATCTTAAGAAGTGGAAGTACATGATTATCGGGGGTGCCGTTGTGATTGGTTGGATATTGGCACACCTCAAGTGGACGGTAGTTATGCAACTCTTCGGCTCATAAATTCTGCTTGCTTTCTCCCTGAGATTGATGTATAATGGCATTCACTATGCCTTTACACATTGATCTCAAGTACACAAACCTCATCGCCTGCCGCGTTGAACAATTTACTCGCAAAAACGATTATTTGTTCAATATGCGCTGTCCTCTCTGCGGCGACTCGGATACCAACCAAAAGAAAAAGCGCGGGTATATCTACCGCAAAGCCCAGAGACTCGCTTACAAATGCCACAAATGTAACCAAAGTCTGTGGCTTGGTGCGCTCATAAAAAACATCGCACCAGATATTTACAGAGAATACCTCCTCGAAACTTTCAAAGAGAACAATCCTACCGCAACTCGGATGCACAGGCTCCTACACACCCCAGGGTTCTTTGAGAAAGCCATCACAGTTACCGAAACTGTACGCTTCGGTAAGGTTGAGCAAACCATCTTCCAACACGCCGAGAAAATCTCTGACCTACCGGACAGCCATTACTGTAAGCAATATGTCAAGGATCGGTTGATTCCTGAGCAATTTTGGGGGCATCTTTACTTCGTCCAAAACTATGCGGCATTCCTCCTTGAAATCGCCCCGGAGCATGGCAAAAAGATCAAAGACGAACCAAGACTAGTGATCCCCTTCTACGACCCTTTTGGGGCCCTTTTCGCCGTTTCTGGACGTGCTTTGGATGACTCTCCTCAGAGGTATATCACCATCAAGGTGGTCCCATCCGATAATAAGTTGGTTTTTGGACTAGATAGAGTAGACCAATCCCAAGTTGTCTACATAACAGAAGGGCCACTGGATAGTTTATTTCTTCGGAATGCCGTCGCCTCAGGGGATGCCAACCTCATTCTCACCGCCCAACAACTCTCTGCAACTCAGATTGTCTTGGTGTTTGACAATGAACCCAGGAGTCCTGAGATTTGTCGGCAGATGGAGAAAGCGATTAAGATGGGTATGACGATTGTGGTCTGGCCAGAGTGGGTGAAGGAAAAAGATATCAATGCGATGGTGCAAGCAGGTCGTTTTGTCAGTGTAGTGATTCAGGATCATAGTTACAGCGGGTTGACAGCGTTAACCCATTTTACGCAATGGAAGAAAACTTCACACCAACGAGGAGTTAGAATATGAGTGAGACAGAGATTAAGGTATTGGATTATGGGCACGTGAGACTGGTTGACCATATGGGGTCGGACCTTTCAATTGTTCGCTCGGCGCGGGTGAGTTATAATGCGGTGTGGCGCACAGGTGAGGATGCCGGAAAAGACGTTAAGTTGATTCAATACCTCATAAAGAACCGTCACACGACTCCGCTTGAAGCCGTGACGTTTACGTTTGATGTCAAGGCTCCTATCTTTGTGTTTAGGCAGTGGCACCGTCACCGCACTTGGGCATACAATGAAATGTCTGCTCGCTACACTGAGTTACCAGAAGAATTTTATGTGCCGGAGGCTGACCAGATCACCACACAGTCCACCTCCAACAAACAAATGCGAACGGATGAAGTGAATCCACAGGCTGAATCAATGAGGGCGCTCATGCGAGCCACGAATACCATTGCATTCAAAGCCTATCATACGATGTTGGCAGAAGGATGCCCCCGCGAACT